ATATTCGTTTTTACAGAATTCATTACAAAACTTAATATTTTTATAGATAATATCTGGAAATGGGAAAATAGTACATTTACAATGTGCACACGACATTTATAATAATAATGATTATATCTTTAAATAATTGAATTCATCATAATTTTTTCATCTCTTTCTTCATCATTTATAAATCCATTTTCATAAATTCTTTTCATTGTGTTTCCATAACAATAAACCTTTTCATTCATTGAATATCTACAAACTCGAGCATGTATTTTTTCTAATAATAATTCATCAGCATAACATTTAGCTTTTTCAAAATCATCGTAAATACCCATTGGATTATTACATGAATTAAAATCACTCATCACTACATATAAGTCGCGAAGCTCTTGAGTAAAGCTCGAGTCCATTTTAAATATTAAAATAAATAAAATCTTTATATAAGAATAAAAATTTTATCTTATAAAATGTCAGTTGATATAGAAACTGAAGCTATAATTTCAGAAATGAAAGAATGTTTAAAGAAACGTAAAGAATTTGAAGCAACCGCAGCTCCAGCCCCTGAAATCCCAGAATCTGTTTTAAATGCGATGGAGCAACCGTTAGTAAAAGAAAAACGTAATACTCTTTTAAATTATATCGATGAAGTTACTAATAATGCATTATTTCCAACTAATTATTATGATAAAGTTATGATAATGGCAATTTCACATGTTGCTAAAAAAATCAAACAAGATGAAAATGATAATGATAATATGGAAAATATTATTATTATTGTAAAAATTATAAATCTTTATTTAGATTTTATTGATTCTTTAATTCCATATCAATTACCAAAAAATGTAGTTGAATATTCTTCAGCATTACCCAAAATGCCATTTGAATCACCAGAACCTGAACCAGGTAGTGTATTTTATCATATACAATCTTGTGGAGGATATTGGGTTACGGGAAGAGATACAATTGAAAAACAATTTGCACCTCTTCTTGAAGCTTATAAAATGTTTAAAGATAAAAATTGAAAACTTATTTAAAGAGATATAAATATTATATTATAATGTCAAATTCAGTCTTTGATTTTACTAAAGCTGATTTAGATCAACCTTTGTTTAAATTATATATTAAAGAAGATGGTGTTGGTTTTACATATGAAAATGTAGGTGTAACTAAAGAACTATGGGATAAATGTGAGACTATTGATTATAAATATACAGAAGAATGGGAAGAATATATTGATGATGATAAAGTGAGATCATATGGATTTCATAGTCTTGAAGATTTTAAGAAAACATATATTAGATGTATGATATTTAATTCAATTAAATATTCAGGAGAACCATCAACTTTACTTGATGATTTTAATTGGAGGCACAAAAAGGCCATGAGGTTTAAAAAAGAGAATGAAAAATATATTAAATCAATTGAAGAATCTGAATGCAGTAATGTATTGGATTATTATATGCAATTTAGTATGGGAATGTTGTTTAGTATTGGATGGTAACGTTATTTTTTCATTTGTATTAAAATTTGAATATAATTTAGAGATTTTAGAAGGATTCAAAATGGGAAGAAAAACTAAAATCGAAGAACTCAATAGAATGTTTGAGGAAGGTGGGTGTAAACTTGTATCAACAGAATATAAATGTGGCGAACCATTGGAATACATGTGTTCTTGTGGAAGTCCAAATGTTCAAAAGATATCATTGAACTCTTTTAAAGCGGGATGCCGTTGTATCGAATGCCAAAAGACAAGACGTGATAAAACGATGCTTGAAAAACATGGCGTTCTACATTTAACGCAGGATCCTGAGAAAAAGAAGAAAATGTTGGTAGGTATTATGAAGTATGTAGAAGAAAAGAAACATACAATCGAAGAATTGAAGCCAATGTTCGAAGCAGAAGGATGTGAATTAATATCAACTGAATATATTGATTGTAAAGAAAATTTAGATGTAATATTTGGTTGTGGTTGTATTGGTGAAATTAGTTGGAATAATTTTTTAAGAGGTCGTAGATGTAATAATCTGGAGTGTATTAATAAGAAAGTTAAGGAAACATGTATTGTGAAATTTGGTGTAGAATCTTATGTTCAAAGTGATGAATATAAAGATCGACGCAAAGAAACTTGTTTGGAAAAATATGGATGCGAGCATCCGCAACAAAATGATGAAATTCATTCCAATAGTAAAAAATCAGCTTTTTCTAAGAAAGAATATACATTTCCATCTGGAAGAGTAGTTGAAGTTCAAGGATATGAACCAGCTGCTATTGATATACTTCTTAAAACATATAATGAAAATAATATTGAAACAGATGCTTTAAATATGCCTGAATTTTGGTATGATGAAAATAGTAGTTGGCATCGTTATTTTCCGGACCTATATATTAAAAAGGATAATCTTATTATTGAAGTTAAAAGCACTTGGACTTTTAAATTATGGTTTCATAAGAATATACTAAAAAGAAAAACTGTAAAATATAATGGTTATAACTTTAAATTTATGATTTTTAAAGATGAAAAGAATTTAGTAGAATTTTAATTTAAAGGCCACAGTCTCCACCCAATTCAAGTGGGCGACGCATAAGGTCACTTTCGATTGTACTATTATTAATTGGCCAAGACCCTCTAGGATTTGGTGGTTCGGAACGAAGCTGAAGATTGGCATTTCTGAGTGAACCAGAAATGGTATTAATACCTACAGCCCATCCAGCGGTGAGGAAGTTTTGATTGGAGACATCACCTTGACCGGCGGGATTTACTTGTGCCCATTTAGAGTTAGCTGCATCAGCTGGTAATAGATCTTCAGCTGATAGTCTATCGCGAGGGAAGCAATCAGATGGTAGATTTGATGATTTAAAGTCAACTGCTCGGAAATCTCCGTTACCTTGTTCTTCTGCTGGTTTTACGGCATCCGTTTTTTGTTTAACAATAAGGTTATTGGTTTGTTCGTTAGCTTGAGCAGGGCTTAGTTTTTGAGAGCCATTGCCTCCGCTTCCACTGCTATAAGCATTTTGTTGTTGTTGCTGTTGCAATAATTGTTGTTGGGTTGAATCTTGGTAGAATTTTTCAGTATTACGTACGTTAGTTTGCTGTTTAGAGTTATAATAATTAATTAAAGCAAATAGTATAAAAGCTGCTAGAACAATTAGCACAATTCTAAATATCATATGATTGTCAAACTTTTGAGCCATTTATTATATTATAATATAAAAAATTATGAGAAAAAATTTATTCGCATAATTTTGTTAAATCATCACATATTGGAATAATATTTTCAATATTATTTGTATTTAATAATTTAATTTTAATATTTTCAAGATCTTTAATTTTAGATTCTATTTCAGATAACATTGTTTTTAGTTCATTTAGATATTTATCAGAAATATCTATATGTTCTTTTTTAATATAATTAATGTCTTCTAAATCTGGTTCTGGTGATTCTTCAAATTCATTATTTTCATCATCATCTTCGTGGTTTTCTAGAATATCATATTTATTAATAGCTTCTTGTAATTTTATAACTTCCGCTTCTAATAAAAATTTCTGCTTATAAAATTTTAATTGTGTGAATTGAATATCGATATCAGTTTTTTTACCTATATAATCTTTGATATAATTTTCATCACCGATACATTTAAATTTAATTATATCACCATGATTTTTATCGTATAATAATGGGCTAGTATAATAATCATCAATAAGATCAATAAGATGATCATTTTTAAACCATATTACGCTTTTTTCTTTAACTTGATTAATTATAAAGGTACTCAGATCAAATAGAAAATTGTTATAATTTTTATTTTTACAATAAAGAACAAATTCATTTCTATTTTTAAGGGGTTTAATGTCAATAATAACCATATTTGTAAATGTTATTTGTAGATTTTCTTTTTTTTGATTATAGAATATTGGACATATATATGTGTTTTCTATTTTACGTGGTTTAGAGATTATTATATTGTCAAATGTTATATCCATATAAGAATAATTAATGGTTACTCATAAAAAAAACGTGGTATCCAAACGAGATTTAAAATGGAAAATAACTTATATAATATAAATAAAAATGAACCAAATTCCAAATATAAGTACAATCAAATGTGGATTAACCAATAATAAAAATGGTGAAATAATAAAATTAATAACAAATCGTGTATTAGATTTGATAATGATAGAGATAAACAAAGATGAAATGAAAGAAAATATTAAAAAAAGGATAATTCATCCTTTGTTATATATGTTATATTGTCAATTATATCCATATATATATACGTTTATAGTTATTATATTATTGATGTTTATAATATTGATAGTAATATTGATATTTTTTATATTATATTTAAAAAAATGATTTAAGAGTGTTTTGTATATTTTTTAACAAAGTGTTTATAATGTTTTTATTTATAAGAAAATATTTGAAGAGGGTGATTATAAATTTAGAAATATTATTTATAGACATCATAAATTTTTTTGAGGGATTTTATGATAATTTTGATTATAAAAATGCAGATAAATTCTATAGTATTGAAATTGGATATATAATTGATGAAAAAACTTCTTTATGTGATTTAGATAATATTTTAGATAAACATATGAAGAATTATGGAGGAGAATGGACAGCTTCAGATTGTGGTCCTTTTACATTTGCTGTTAGTTTAAAAAATACAGAAATGGTAAGATGTAACAATTATTCTATATATGATTTAAATATAAATTTAAAAAAATTTAAGTATGATTTACCATATATATATTTTATTGATGATATTAAAATGGGGTATAAAAATAAGGATAAATATAGATTTGAAAGAGTTAAAATAGAATAATAAAAAAATTGAAATATAATATATATAATAATAACTATTAATATGGATCTTTCATATATCAATCGTGTAAAAGAATGGGTAGAAATTGATAATAAATTGTTAAGAAGTAAAAATGAATTGAAAGATATTGTTGATAAGAAAAAGAGATTAGAAGAGGAGATTCTCGAGTATGTAGAGACAAATAAATTAGAAAATCTTTGTTTAAATATTACAGATGGTACAGTAAAATTTTCAAAAAGAAATCAAACTCAGAGTTTGAGTATTAAGGTTATAAAATCTATGTTAGAGAGTTATATTGATAAAAGGAATAAAAAGGTAGATGTAGATGATATTTGTGATTTTATTGTAACGAATTTAGAAAAAAAGACGCAGGTTTTTATGAAGAGAGATATTAAGGAAACTCCTTAATACGGCCAATTTTTATAAGTATTATATGATGTTTTATATAACATTTTAATGAATTCCTCTTTAATTTTTTTAATTTTAAAATGTACAATAAATTTCTCTGATTTTAATTCAAATATTTCATTTATAAATTTATCAGATATTAAATCTATATCTTCTTTATTTTTATGATACCATATATCATATGGTATTTTAATTTTATTATTTATTATAGGTAATTTAATAATTGAATTCTTCTCATTTTGGGAATATATGTATTCTGGTTTTATGGTAAAGTATGATTTATTATTTTCTATTCTTAACATTATTAAATTATATAAGGAATACACTCTATTTTTAAGTAAAAATAAATTGATATCAAATGAGTACAACAAAATTATCATTTAAAGATATTATTCAAGCGAAAAATGATGTAATAAATAATATTAATTATGAGAAACAGTATTCATATGAAGAATATAATGAGTTAGTAAATAAAAATAAAAATGAAAAATCAAATGATACCTGTTTAAAATTAAAAGATAAATTAGTATTAGATTTTATAGATGAACATCTAAGTACTATATGTAATACATTTAAAGATTTAAAAGATATGTATAATATTAATGGTTTTTTAAATAATTCAGAATACAAAGATATTATAGATATATTAATATCTAATGTAAATGTTGACGAAATAATTAGTGATTGTGATGAAAATGATCAATATTGGGAAGATGATGAAAATTAGTTTAGTTAGAATTTTAATAGATTAAAAAAATATATTAATATAAAATATAAACAATGAATGCATCAAAATCAGTGAATAGTTCAACTAGTGCAACAACCGGTATAACAACTGCTGAATCTACCATGTCTAAATTTGTAGACATGTCAAAAATGCCAGCAATGCCAGGTATGACTGGTGGAAAGAAAACAAAGAAAGTCGTCAAAAAACCTGTTGGCAAAAAACCTGCCGCAAAAAAGACAACAAAGAAAGGAGGTGCATTAATGGATGATGTTAAAAATCTAGCAGTTCCTTTTGCAATTTTACTTGCAAAACAAGGTTTACAATCCATGTTTGACAAGAAAAAGGCAAAGAAGGGAGGTGAAGTTGAATTATCAGCAAGTAGTGCATCAAAAGTAAGTTCCCAACGTCGCCGTTCAACAATTGCAGGTGGAAGTTGCGGATCTCAATGTGCTGGTTTATCTCAATTCACAAATGCCGCTACACCTGTTGCCCCAACAGCAACCCAACCCCCCGCATTACCTACATTACCTCAAATGGGTGGTAAGAAAAAGGTGGTAAAAAGGGTTGTTAAAAAAATCAAAAAATCAAAGAAAGGAGGATCTGAAGAACAAGAAGCTGGTGCTCATTCTATGCAAGTAAAGAGTCGATTTGAAAAACTATCTAAAGAAATTGACGAATTTTTACAAAAATATTAATTTAATTAATATCAGAATCGATACACCCTTTTATTTCATTTAAGGTATCATTATCATAAGATACTCCTAGATATTTAACATTAACCCATATATGGGATAATTTTTCGAGATATTCATAATTATTTTTAAAATTATTCTTATTTTTAACAATAAACCAACATCTATTAATGAAATTAGAGTCTAATTCATTATTAATATTTTCAAATTTGTATAATTGTTCTTGATATATTATTATGTGCATTTTTCCGAAAAATTTATCTCTGATCTTATTAATAATATATAATGGAAAGTTTATACGTTATAAATGTACCAAATAAAGAGTATATAGAGTTTATAAACGATGTTATAAGAATGTTAACTATACAAGTTATGATTCAATTTTTATTTTATATTAATAATCCTGTAGAAACGACTTTTTTTTCAGGTGATTTTATATTATTATTAATTTATATTATACTGGGAGTGTGTGTTTATTGGCTTGTTATTAAAAAGTTAATTATCTTTAAATGAAAACACACATATCAGATTTAATTAAAAATTTTTTTTTTGATAAAACGTTAAAAAAACAGAGTGATATAATTGATGAATTTACAAATACAAAAATAGATAATACAGAGTATATTAATTATATTATAAATCAAATAAAATTAATTGACAGCGATGTAAATATAGGAGCTGATGTTTATAATGACGTTGAATTTTTTAATAATTACACTCAATCTATAAAATCTAAAAATGTATTTGATGTATTTGATTCTTTCCAAACAACTGGATCAAAATCTCTTGCAAAAAATATATTATTAAGACCAATATCCAATATTGATATTTTAAATAAAAGGAGGACTATTTTAGAAAACATATCCAATAAAATGAAGGATGAGTCTATACATAAAATGGAGCAGGATGAAGAACGTATTAATAAACCAATTATACTTCAAAATGATATTGAATTATTTGATATATTAAAAAAATATGAGCCTAATATAGCTTGGCTATTTGAAAAAAGAGAGAAGCATATTGATGATTTACTTAATATAGTATACTTTCGAATGGTATTTTTAAAAAAATTAAATAATTCTTCAAATTCATTAACATATTGGAATATATACAGAATTTTATTATCACCTCTTATTGGAATATTATCACCTATAATATATTTTCTAATACCATATTTAGTAATAGTATGGAAATTCAAAATTCCAATAAGTTTTTTTGGATATTTAAGACTTAATTGGGAAATGATTTCAAAAGGTACGCAATTTATGATGCCTGTTAGTAATACACATAGATATATGACTATTATATCCTATGCATTTTCTTTTATATTTTATTTTCAAGGTTTATTTAGTTCAGTAGAAATTTCTAAAACATTACATAAAATATGTAGTCATATTATAGATAAATTTAATGGTGTTGTAAAATATTTAAAAGCATCAAAATCAATTATTGATAAATATTGGGATAATGACTTTTATGGTACTTTTATAATTCCATCGGAAAATATTAAAACAATAAATGATGATTTTACATATATTGATAATTTGAAAGACATGAAGTTTTCTTTGTTTAGTAATTTTGGAAAGCAATTACATGGATATAAATTTGTAGATCGTGATATAATAAATTCTATAGTTATAAAGACATATTTGATAGATTTCTTTAGAACTGTTATTAAAACAAAAGATAATAATAATTATACATTTACAAATTTTATAGAAAATAGTAATAAAGGTCCTAAAATTATATCGAATGGTTTAAGACATCCATGTTTAGATAATAATGTTGTTATTAAAAATGATATTTCTATTAACAATAATATTATAATTACAGGACCGAATGCAGGAGGTAAATCAACATTTATTAAAGCATTATTAATAAATGTTTTATTATCACAGACTATATGTATATCGATATGTGACGAATGTACAATGACACCATTTAATAAAATTAATTCCCAAATTAATATACCTGATTCTAAAGGTCATGAATCATTATTTGAAGCTGAAATGCATAGATGTTTATATAATTTGAAAGAATTAGAGAAGACAGATAAAAATGATAATGTTTTTATTATAATGGATGAAATATTTAATTCAACAAATCCTGTTGAAGGTATTTCTGCTGCATATGCGATAGTTAAGAAAATTTCAGAGTATACAAATTGTATATTAATATTTACAACACATTATGTTTATCTAACTAAATTGGCAAAAACAAATAGATTTATTAATTACAAGATGAATGTAATAATTGAGAATAATATTATTAATTTTCCTTATAAATTAGTAAAGGGTTTTTCAAAACAATATATTGCATTAGAATTATTAAAACAGAATGGTTTTGATGAAAAGATAATAAATGATGCTATTGAGATTAAGAATAAACTATCAAATTAAAAAATTTGATTTTGTTTCTTACTATTTAAGGTAATTATATAAAATTATTTAAAATCAAGATGGATAATATTATGTGTAATTCAGAATATTTTGAACTTCCAAAATTGTATGTTAATACTATTAAAACAATTGCAAATATAAAAGAAGAGGATACATATGAAGGTGTTTTATTAAGAGGTTTAATTGATGAACTTGAGAACTTTCCTAAAATAATTGAGGAAAGTTCTCAGACATCAAAATTATCATTTATGTTTACAAATTTTATTTCGATTTTTGATTCTAATTACAAAGATAAAATTTGTAAAGTGCTTAAAAAGCATTATTGGAATGGAACACAATTTGAAAGAATACCTATAAATGTGAATAAAATTTTACAGGATATATTATATATTTGTGTTTGAAAACAATAATTTTATATGTATTAAGTATTTAAAAATGATCAAGTTTAATAAGTCAACACATCTAATGATATTATTTACGTTTGCAATAATTTTTGTTGTACTATATCTTTATTATACAATTAATGATGTAAAGAGGATGAGTAGTGAACTCAAAAAAATAACATCTGATGTTCAGAAAATTAATCTCGATATTCAAGGATTAAATGGGGCTCTAAATAATTTGAATTTAGCTACAAATAATTTGATTATTCAGAAACAACCTCAACAAATTTCTCCAGTTGTTGTTAAACCTGTAACTAATTCTCAAAACTCTGGTACAAAGAACGACTCTTCATGTCAAAAACAATCACCATCTGCATTAATAAATGATTTAGATGATGATGATGATGAAGATGATGATGCTACAAGTGTTAATACAGAGGAATTAAAAAATATAATTAATGAGAATGATGATGTTGAAGAAGAAACTTCAGAAGTGGAAAAAAAAAAAGAATCAGTCATCCCAACTGATGATGTTTCAGACGATGATGAAAGTGATGACGATGATGATTTAGAATTGGAGGCGACTTCAGCATTGCTGAAGAGTGTTGCGACTCCAACAGAAACTATTGATTTTCATAAATTGAAATATGAAGAACTTAAAGATTTATGTAAGAAGAATGGTATTAGTACAAAAGGTACTAAAGACCAATTAATTTCAAAATTACAAGCCTCTTAAACATCTAGTTCATTCCATGAATATTTAACTTCTCCCTCTTTGAGTGTATTTATATTAGTTACAATACCAACTGTATATAAATCTTGTTTGTGTTTTGGATTTGTAGATAAATTATCTAAAAATGGGTTAGTATAAATATATGATTGGATTGTACTCATATCATTATTTTTTACTTTTTGCATTAATCTAGCCGATGCAATATAAATATTACTATAAAAAAAAGTGGATGTATCATCAACTTTTCGAAGTATATTATATCCATTTATAGGAGATGAGCTTGTTGTAAAGGGACTTAAAATAATCATATCCCATGTATTATTTGTAGTTAATAATGTTTTAATTTCGTTATTAGTAATATTCCCTAAATCTCTTAATAAAAATAATTCATTTTCAAAAACCATAGCTGCTGGATAACCCATATTTGACAATTTAATTAAAAGTCTTTTATGGATATCTTCTTTATTATGACTATTTACGGTTCCTTTCGCAACAATAGGGGTGAAATCGGAATTTCTAATTCCAACAAGAACTGGTAAGTAAGAAAATATTTCCATCTTTATTTTATATAAGTTGTTTTTTTTTTGTGTGGTAAAAAATATATCTTATATATTAATAAATAAAATGACTGCTGAATTTAAAACATGCAATGGTTGCACACGAGAGACCAATAATGCTAATTTCAATTGCCCCATTAAAGGAGATTATCGTCTCTTTACAGATTGGAGGCCTCGTTGCTCAACCCAATACTATGATATGATAACCAATCAAATGCCAAGTGCTTTAGATTATAGAATGCATTTAACACATAATGCTGATGATATTATTCAAGGAAATGCCTTATCTGCTTATTTGAAAGCATCATGTGGACCTTGTGTTGATAATGGAGTTGGAGGCTGGAATCAAGGCACAATGCTTCCAGAGTTCGATAGTCAACAATGTAATTCAAGGACATGTGCCTTTAAAGTTGCTGATCCTTGGGGTCTTGGTCGTGAAAGGAAATATTATGACGACGATATTGATAAGAAAATGAGAGCTAAATATATTCAAGAAAAAGAAAAGGAAAATGAGTGGTTTAAACAGACAACCGAATGTTGCGGAACAACCGACGACTCCTTGGCATATTACCCAATTGGTGGAGGTGTAGCTCAAAATTATGAAAGAAATGCAGTCCCATCTGGAGGATCGATGATGCATGGTGGAGACCGATTAAAAGCATCACAATAAATTAATTTAAATTATTATTCTTTAATTTCGTAATATTATCATAAACGTCCTTGTAATATTTATTAAATTTACTTGAAGTATTTTTACTTTTTGTCTTATATAGATTCATCATTTCCACTATTATTAATATGATCAGAAATTTCACTTTTTTAGCTCCTGTTAAATATCTATTTTAACTATGTTTCTCATTTATAATTTATATTAATAATACTAAAAATTTTTTAACAACAATGATTTAAAAAAGTTTTAGTATTATTAATATAAATGACTCCGAGCTTCGCGACTCAATGCACATATTATAATTCAGAAGGAGAAATATCAAATTTAATAGATAAAACAGTATCTTATGATACGAATCATTTTTTTAGAAAATTCAGTGATGATGAAAAAGAATTAGAAATATGTACATTATTAAAGAATAATCCCCATGATAATATAGTAAATATTTATGATGTTCATGGTTATTTGATAGATATGGAATTATTAGATACAGAAAGATCTAATGATAATAATTGTATTGAATGTATTGAAAGGGCTTTGGATCATTTACATAAATTAAATATAATTTATATAGATTTAAAAAGTGATAATGTAGGGTATTCCATTAGGGATAACACATTCAAATTATTTGATTTTGATATGTCTGGGATTGTTAAAAGAGATAGTTGTAAGGAATGGTGTTTACAACCATGTAAAGGGTTTATGTTAAGAGAAATAAAAGATAAATATGAAGATGTAAATGATAATTTATATAAAATTGATGATTATGCTCTTGAAATTTATATAAATAAAATTAAATATATATAATTTAGTCCTTTTTTGATTTAGATTTTCCACCAGATACAGTACATCCACAACCAGCAGCAGCTATAACAGTTAATAATATTTTAATCCATATACCTCCAATATGGATCCATGCATAATTATCACCAATAGATGCTTTCACAAGATACATTCTAAAACCCCTTCCTTTACCAACTGTTTTTTTAAGTTTAATTGGTGAATCTTTACATGATGGGGAAACTTGATTTAATTTATTACATTTTGTACTAATAATATTTACAGCCTTCTTAACCCTCACTAGTTCTTCATTAGAAAAACCTTCTCTATATATTTTTTTGTTATTTTCATTTTTAATATTTTCTGCTAAATTTCCAGCTAAATTTTCATCTATTGAAACTTTTGACAATGTAATCTCTCCATCTTCGTTTACATCAACACGATTCTTTATATCTGTTGTTTTTAAAGAATTTGGTTGTGATTGTGATATTATATCATTTATATCATTTGTAGTTGTATTTTCCCATGGGTATCCAATTGATGCATTTTCTAAAATTTGTTTATCATAATCATCTTCTTGAATTCCTATTTCAGGGCCACCACCCATCTTTTTATTCTTCATCATTTGTTTATCCATTTTCCTAGCAGCTGATAATAGAATGTAATTTTTCAAATAATTAACATATTTTTTTCCCGTTTTAACATATACATTTCTATCACGCCCTAAAATCCGAATTTTATCTATTTTTTCCATAATATTATTATATTAATATATTATAAATAATTAAATATGGATAATACTGTTAATTTTAAAACAATGTTTTGCAATGGACAGATAAAAGAATTAAGTAAATATGATATTGTTGTACAGGGTAGAATTGATGAACAAGTGAAGGATAATAAATTATTCTACATTGCAGCATCTCCTGCTGATCATCGTGCAACTTTCACAGGATCAGGTTTACCCTTTTATAATCAAATCCAAGCTTTTGATAATACACCTAATGTTGGTATCGCTGAAGTAAATGGTAATTCATTTGAAATTAAATTGATGACACCAAATAGTTATATGGTTGGATTAGGAAGTGTTACAATTCCTCCAACATTATATATTGAGTATGTTGATATTCATGGTGAAACTAAAAATGTATCAATAAAAGTTTCTAATGGTATTCCATATAGAACATTAACATATCCTTTAACACCTCGTCCTCGAATTGATGCAACATTTTATAATTCCCAATTTTATTTACCTGTGAGAAGTCAAGAACAGATATTGTTGGACTCTGGGTACCCTAAGACTAATGAAATGCCAGAAAATCATTGGGGTTTAAAGCCCCCAATGTAGTACATTAATTTATTATTCATCAACGAGTTTATATCCACCTAAATTATTCATAAAATCTATTACTTCATATTTATGAATATTTAATGAATTATAATGAATAACTATTTGTGCTGGATTAGATTCTAAATAATAACCATTCCAATAAATATTAGGATGATTTTTAATTTTTTCTATTCTTGATACATATAAAGGGGGTCCTTTAAATAAATGAATAATTCTTTCCCATAAAGTAAATGGAATTTTAGCACGATTATATTCATTATAATCTAAAATATCATAAAATGTTATTTTTTCTAAATTCTTAGGAAATATTTCGTGTTTTTGAAATATCAATAAAAACCATATCTAAATATTATAATAAATTTGTTTTTAAATCATAATTGTAAATTTTTATCTCCATATTGTTTCCAAATTTCACTTCTACAATATGAGCAAGATTCTTTAATTGTAAGCCATTTTTCCATACATTTTTTATGTACAACATTAAGACATGTAGGACAACCTAATAATGATCCTGATTGTGATTTGAAAGTAGAGTAACAAATTGGACATTCTGCATCTGTGTTAAATTCTCTATATTTTGTGAAATCTGGTTTATTTGTTATTTGATCAAAATATTTATCGGTAAGTGATAGATTAAATAAATTTTGGTCTAAAACTAAGTTAACATATAAATTTTTTATTTCATTAAAATCCATTTTATAATCGATAAAATAATTTGGATTAGTATATTTAAGTACTTTTATTAATATGAAACAAACATGTTTACAAACGACTCCGGCTCTTTTTGCATGCCCACAAAAATCAGGACAATTACAGAAGGGTAAATTATTTTTATAAATTTTTACTGTATAAACAGATCGAGTACTTCCACTTATAATAAATTCATAAAAGTTGTCTTTGTCATTATGTTCTAAAACATAAAATTCTTCATTATAAATTTTGTCGTATCTTTTTTGTTGATTATAATTCATCTTAAATAGTATTTAAGGGAAATCTTTAAATATTTATTTTATGTTAATTTATTGAGATGTTGGAAGCATAACCTTCATAAATTTATTAAAGAACGTATCAGATGGAGGAAGAGCAGATCCGATTTTATCAGAGACTTGTGAAGTTGGTTGTGTTGGTTGTGTTGGTTTATTAGCTATTTTTGTAAATACATTTGCAACACCAGCATCATTACTTGTTTTAGGATTAGTATTATTATTTTGTGGATTTAGTGATTTATCATTTTTATAGAGATTATTAATTTGCATTTCTTTTTTGGGATCAAGTAAATCAGCTTGTTCTTTTTTAGCAGAACTGAGAATATTATTTGTTGTTTTAATAGCTTGGGTTTCATTAATATCTTTATTAATATTATTTTTATCATATTTATAAACATTTGGAACTGATAATTCTTTATTTTTATTAGAAGTGATATTAGAATCATCTTCGGCTTTATAATAATTTGTAACACCAAAAGCTTTATTAGATGATTCATATTCGTTATTATCATCCGATGTTTCAAACCCTTTGATCCGTCTATTATCCCAATCTAGTGCAGAATCATATGATTGTTCATCTTTAACTAATTGTGATCGTCTTGCTTTTGCGAGAGATTCTTCTTCATCAGGATAATACATTGGTAAAACTTTACCATCAGGACCAGTAGTTCTATCTTCTGGATCTAGATAAACCTTAAGTTTATTCCAATCATATTTATTATAAGAGTTTTCAATAAATTTAGGTTTGGATATTGTAGTAGGACATTCATGTGGCCATATTAATCCATATTTATTTTTAATATATTCTAAATCTTCTGCAGTTAATCCTTCAAATGATGAAGTTCTTTCTCCGGAGAATATACTTCTGTATAGTTTACAATTATCTGTATTAAACATAGTTGATGATGTATCCCAACATTTACATAATGGGTTAGCTGTATTATTAGCACAATAATCGTTTATACTTTTTCTACATTGTAGAGGGGCATTCATAAGTTGATTTACATCACACCATGACTTTATGGATGAACATTTTGTTGCAACAGTTTTATCATAAGGGCATTTTAATAATGCTTGTATAAGATTTATGCTATCATTATATTGTGACAACATTGTATTAAAATTTGGATCTAAGTTTTTAAGGTATTCATTCATTATATGTGTATAAAAATTTGATACATTTTCATCGGATAAAGCTTTATCATAAATAGCAAAGTTATAAATTGTAGAGTTCCAGTTTAATAACCTATTAAGGAGTAGTTCTTTATTACTAAATGTAACATCAGTGTTAGTAATATTAAATTTAAGAATTAAGTGTATATTTGTAGACCCTTCTGTCATCATTAAAACTCGAACATTATCAGTATCTTTAACGATAAAATAAAATGTAAGAACATCTTTGTCGAGATTTATATAATTATGTTGTTTATCTACTAAACATTCGTATTGATTATGATCAGCATATTGTAAAATTAGAGATCCAACTTGAGTATTATTATCGTTATGTATAGAACCTTTTTCTATGAACAGACTTAAACCATTATTATTAGGACTATTAGCGTATAACTTAAGTAATTCAATCTCTTGATTTTTATTATCGACGAGAAGATTTCCATGTTTACAGGTTAGAAGAATTGTATAAGTATTATGGAATTGAATATCTAGAGCATTTGATAATGGTCCGATTATACGATTATTTCCTAAATAAATACCACTTGCTCTGTTAAATGCTGGATTTAAGTCAAAGTTAAATTTAGAGTTATCTGTATCGGGACATGTACCATCTTGTTTTATATTAGCTATATTATACCATACTTTGCCCATATTATTGAATGATTTTTTGTTAAAGACGGTTAAATATATACAAAGCCTTGTTTGTATATCAGATATATCCTCTTCGCTATCTATTTTAGTATATTTAGAAAGTATATTAGATACATCTATGGTTGATATATCTGTAGTTGTTGAGAATTTTTCAATGTTATATTTTTTTTGAGGTATTAGTATATCTATTGTTGTTATTAATAATATGATTATAGATACTGATAGAAATGTTATATCATATGGTGATAATATTTTAAGATTAATAACTAGATAAATACATACTAATAAAACAAAAATTAACACGAATGCATTAAAGTATAACATATTTAATAAATTGAAAGATATTTTTGTGTTGAACTTATAGATTTATTTTATCATTTATAACTAAATAATAACAAAATGTCATTAGTAAATAATAATGTAAAAAAAATAGATATAAATACTTCAGCATATGTAGATAATAATTTAACGAATGTAAATAGTATAAAGAAAAAGGATATTGATGATAATTTATCTAATGAATCTTTTAATGAAAATTCTGAAGTAGAATCTGTTGCTTCTGCTTCTGATTCTTCCTTAGAATCGTCAGTGGTTTCTTCAGAAAATTCTGAAGAAGATAAAGAATCTATTGCATCATCTGATTCTTCTGATGAATTGTCTTCAGATTCATCTGGTTTATCAGATGCAGAATTTGGTATGGGTTCAGAAACTGCAGAATCGTCAACGGATACAATTGATAAATTAAGTGCAGATCCCTTATTTTTAGTTTTAAGTAATTTTTTATCAAGTGGTGATGAGAATATAGTCGATGCTTTATTAAAAATTAATAAAAACTTAGAGAAATTACAAAAGGGTATTAATAAATCATTAAAACTGAAAAGTAAGAAATCTAAATCAAAACATGGGTCTAGTAAAAAAGATGGGAAATCATTATAAAATTAAATAAATGTGACTTTTGATTTTGGGATTAGAATAATTTTTTTTGCACCTACAGGTTTATCATCTATAGGAATCATACTAACTTTTTCTATTTTACTAGCATTTTTATATAAAATGCTATTAATATATTCATAACATTCATCAATTTGATCTTTTGTTTGAGAACCTGTAATAATTACACATCCACTTTGAAATATAGCAATAGTAATTTTTTTACAATCCCCATCACCATTTCCTTCGCCGCCTTTCATATCATGACATTTTTGATCACATTTACAGATACCGTCTTTACAATCATTTGTTTTATTATAGAAGTATTGCATTTTAACGCCAGGATAAATACATGGTTCATAATTACATACAGCCCCATAATCGTTTTTAAGAATTTTATGTAAATTTTCACGTTTGATAGTGAAACCAACTTTATAATCAGTATTAATTAACCTAATTTTAAAATTAATATTTTTTAATTCATTGATATCTTCAATAACTGATTTATCTCTTGTATTATATATATCTTTGAGAATATCAATCATTGTATCTACTATAAGGTAACCTTGTGTAATACTTTTAATTCCTGTAACTTGGAGATTACCATTTCTGAACGTCTTAATATTAAGACAGTTTTTTTCAGGGGTTCTATATACAATTGTAACCTGATTATCAAATCTCTTAGTTGGTTTAGCTTTTCTTCTATTAACTGAATATTTTTTCGAAAAGCCTTTAAATATAGTTTCAGATTTTTTTTTACCATACTCTACATAAACAATTCCACTACTTTCCAGATCATCAACACATAACGCTTCTAAAGTATTATATAATACATCTAAATCAATTGTAGTTCCAACACAACCTGTAGATGTAATAGTAGATATACGATATGGTGTGGGTTGAGAATATTTGTTCTCCATTTAAAGCAAGTTGAACTGGGAGTTGTTTTAAGTATGTGATATTTCCTTAAGTACTTTTATAAATCAATTTTTTTAAAAACTAAAAATTTGATTTATTAATTTATAAATTATCTATAACTATAACAATTCTATGGATATTCGTAAATACTTTAGTGTTAAATCAGTAGATGTAGATATAGAAAAAAAGCCAATAATAAAATATTTAGATGAAAACAAGAGATCTTGGGTAATTCAAGGTAATTTACCAAAAAATATTATAGATTTATATAATTTTGAATCATTGTGGAATTTACATCCTGAAGAATATGGTCAGATAAAAATTTTTAATAAATTAATAAATACACCTAGATGGCAACAAACTTATTGTAAAGATTATTGGTACTCTGGAATGCTTCATGAAGCATTGCTATTACCTGAAGAATTTCAAATATTTTATGATTGGATAAATACATTAGATATGGGTTTATATTCTGGGAAATTTAATCAACTTTTAATAAACTGGTATAGAGATGGTAATCATTATATAGGTAAACATAGTGATAATGAATCGCAAATTGTAAAAGATTCTCCAATAATGTCTATTTCTCTAGGTAGTAAGAGAAAATTTATAATTAGAGATAAAAAAACGAGTGATATAGTTTTAGATTTGGAAATGGTAAATAATTCATATTTAATAATGTGTGGTGAAATGCAAAAAAATTATACTCATGAAGTTCCAAAAGATAAAAAAATCAAAGATAGAAGAATAAATATTACTATGAGACAATTTAAAGAATAATGAATACTAATTATAATGTCTATAATAAATTTTTTACATCAAAGAGAAATTGGATTAAAATATCAACCTAAAATTTTTATTATTGAATTATCAAGCGACCTAAAAAAATCTATATTATCATATTATGAGCATAGTTTATATATTAATAATTTAATTATTCATAAAGAAGCGGATATACTTTATATTTGTGATAGATTAAATAAATATGTTAATGGATTAAAGAAAGAGGGTTATATTGTAATAACAAGATTAGATAGATTAAAACCTTCTAGTCTTTTACTTCTGTTTGAATAATAAATTCAGGTTCTATTTCTTTCCATTTATTATTATAATACTCTAATTTCTCTTTGGAATTTAATTTATATTTAAAAAACTCTTTTGTAATATCACTTACATTAACTAACAATATTATTTTTGATAGTATAAAATGAATAGGTAGATTACTTGTTCTTGGAAATTTATCTTTATTAATTTTGTAAATAATCTTAAAATAATTAATTAATTTTTGTTTATTATTTCCATCTATTACAGGTATTAAATGTATATTATTTGTTAATTTCATCCATATGAAATTAATATATTCATAATATTTATATAATTTTAAAGTTTTCATAGAATATTTTATATCTTTGATTTCTAAATCTTTTAATTCTTTTTTATTACTAAAATAATTTTCGATTTTATTATATACTTCATCTGGGATGTCTGGTTCATTTGTAGATTGATCTAACCAATAAGAAAAATGCATTTCAGCAGAATAAGTAAAATAATTAATATTAGAATCATCCATTTTAATATACATTTTAAGACTTGATAATAATATTCAAACGAATACTTTTGATAATTTATTTTTCTTTAATTGCAAGTTTCTTCTTAATACTAATTTTTGCAGTAGATGTTTTAATATGTTTATCCAAATCATTTGATAAGATATCTAGTTCTTCTTTCCACATATCTATAATATCCTTTGCCATTAGATCATTATATTTTTGATCTGCCTTTTTAACATCTGCTTCTAAATCTTCTACTTTGTCAATTGTTAGGTTATATACAGGTATTCTTGTAATATAATCAAAATTACCATCATGTTTCATATATTCATCTTTTTCTAATCTAACTTCAAGAGCTGCTTTTTTAAGCTTATGAATAATAATCTCTTCATTAACGACTGCTTTGATAAAACGAATCTTATTACGTAAAATATCCAAGTCATATTTTAGTTTTGCAGTTAAATAATCTTTTCGTTTCTGATAATATTCAAGTCTGACTTTATAAAAGCTTTCAATAATTTCAATTGGACTATCAAATTTTTGAATTGTATTTTTTGAATTAAAGGCATACATATTGGTAATTCCAAGAGGTTTAGATGTTGATAATTTAAAATCATTTTCAAATTTGGTAAGTCCATTTGATTCTACGCGTAAATATTTATCAACAACTTCAGAACTTGCGAAATTGATCATAAATTTAATAGTTACTGTACTTGAGTTATTTTCATAACCTTTGATGTCATTTGGAAATTTATCAATCATATCTTCAAGTAAACATTTAAAATCAAATGTAGCAGTACCTACTGGTAATTCAGATACCTCAATTTTTGTAGCACTTGCTTTAGCAAAACGTCCTCTACTAAAATATTTACCATTAATTTTTTCAATTGATCCATTGAAACCATTGTACCAAGGAACCATTTCTACTTCAGAAACATCTTCGCCATCCATGATACGTTTTAGTATACCAATAATATCTTTTGGATTATAACAAGGAATATTAGTACTGAAACCAGTTCCAATTCCTAATGCTCCATTAACAAGTATCATAGGAATGGTAGGGGTATAATATTCTGGTTCAATATTTAGGTCGTCGTCAGTTAAATATGTAAGTACATTTTGATCTTCTTTAATAAATATTTTTTGACATAAGTTACTTAGAAGGGTATAAATATATCTTGGTTGACCAGCATCTTTTCCCATATGTTGACGAGTACCAAATTGTCCATTAGGTTTTAGTAGATTAATATTATTTGAACCTACAAAATCTTGAGCCATTCCAACAATTGTGGATTGAAGACTAGCTTCACCATGATGATAGGCCGAGTGTTCACTAACATATGCTGCTAATTGTGCGACTTTGATTTCTTTATCAGTCAGATTTCTTTTAAAACAACAGAACATAATTTTTCTTTGTGAAATTTTAAGACCATCCATCATATTTGGAATAGATCTTTCAACATCATAATTTGAGAAGTGAATAAGTTCTTTGTCTACAAAATCTTCATAAGAGACTTCAGAATCTTTATAGTTTAGGACATTATTCCTATCAAAGTTTCCAATCCATATTTTTCTTTCATCAGCTTTCTTTTTATCAAAAGCAAGTGCTAATTTTTCATCTGATTTTGTTTCATTATATTTATATTTAATTAAATTCATTTCTCTAAAGTATTGAACAGCTTCATCTGCTGTAGAAGTACCTAAACCTTTATAATATTTAATATTCCATCCATTATTACCATCTTTAACCCATTTTTCATAATCAGATAGATTATAGAATTGTATTACTTCTTTTCCTTTTGATGCTTTTACAATAGGTGTCATTAAAGCCGTTGTAAAGTTATTAGATTGGATAAGGGAAGGCCACATTGTATGAAATAAATTAAATAGTAATCCACGAATATGGAATCCATCACTATCTTGATCTGTCATTAACATAATTTTACCATACCGAAGAGTAGTTAGGTCTTTATAATTTTTTCCAGTTTCTAAACCAAGAATTTTTTTCAGATTTGTAATTTCATCATTATCAGCGATTTTAGATACATTTGTATCTCTTACATTAAGAATTTTACCTTTGAGAGGGAAAACTCCATATTTATCTCTACCAACTTCACTAATACCAGCAATTGCCATACTACTTGCACTATCTCCTTCAGTCAAAATCAAAATACATTCAGAACTTTTGTTAGTACCTGCCCAATTTGCATCTTCTAATTTTGGAAGACCTCTGATAACACTTTTTTTCTTGCCATCTGTTTTTTGAAGAGTTTTTGCATCATTTAATTGTGAAATTTCTAATACTTTTTCAACAATTCCAGATTTATAAAGTTTTTCGATAAATTTATCACTAATTTCACCCTTGCTTCCAAATTTTGTTGTTGGTGTAGTCAAAGTTTCTTTAGATTGACTATCGAATGATGGATTAACGATTGTAGATTTTACAAATAAGATAAGATTATCTTTGATAGATTGGGGTTTAACAGAAACATTTTTATTTTTTTTAACAATAAGATCAGTTAATTTTTTAACTATTTGATTACAAATATATTCAACATGTTTTCCACCGCGCAATGTCCATAGTCCATTTACAAATGACATTTGTTCAAAACCATTAAAATCATTATAACTTGCTGCGATTTCCCATCGTTCATTTATTCTTTCATAAACTCTATCATGTTCAACTTTAGGACCTAGAAACAAATCAATATATTTTTCGAAATTCTTATATTCTAATTTTTCACCATTTAAATAAATATTTACATCGTTATCAGTAACTGCACAAGTATCATAAACCCTTTTGATAATTACATCATACATATCATCAGTTAAACCATTTTTCATATTAAAACGAGGATAATCTGGCATAAATCTGAATATTGTTGTAGTATCTGGTTTTTTTTTATATTTTTCGATTTTTGGAGGATGTACAATGCTCATATTATTTTCAAAAATCTGGTGATAATGGGTTTTTGTGACATAATCAACGGTTTCAATTTCAAAACGAGTACTGAAAATATTAGTACATTTGGACCCCAAACCATTAGTTCCCCCTATAATTTTTTCTTCAGAATCATCATAATTAGTTGAAGTCAACATATTTCCAAAAATTAATTCAGGAATATATATATTGTGTTCCGGATGCTTTACAATTTCAATTCCTTGCCCATCATTACTAATTTCAAAAATACCAGTTTCTTTATTAATATTAACGTGAATATTTTTTACAAGAAGAACATCTTTTCCAGATTCCTTTTCACCTTTAACACGAACAGCATGATCAATTGCATTAACAAGAATTTCGTCAAAAATTTTATATAAACCAGGAATATATTTAATTGTTTTTTTAATCATTTTTTTATTTTCAACGTCAAAAATCCATGTATTATAAATATCTTCTTCGATAGATCCAATATACATACCTGGTCGAGCAAGAACATGTTCTGGTCCTGAGAGTTTTTTATATTTATCAGAAATCAATTGGTCCTTTTCCGATTTTTTAGTTACTTTAGGTGCCATGTAAATAGTTATTATGATGTATGTGTTAAATAGTTTTCAATTTTTAAAAATTGTTAATTAAAAGAAAAATAATAGAGAAATGAGGCTTTATTTAAAGAATAACGATAATGAAATAAAAATTAATTAGATTTAATCAAATCTAACTCCTTAAAATTTGATATTTTCTTTGTTGTAGAATTTCTTGAACCTGATTATGTTGTAATTGTTCACTTTCTGATTTTTTTTCGGCTTTTGATAAAACTTCGGTTATTATTTTTTCAAATTGGTTATGTAAAGCATCGACTGTTTCTTGTGGGATTGAAACATTATTTTGATATTTATTACGGGCTTCATTTAAAGCATTTTTAAACGCACTTTTTGAAATACTAAAATATTTTGAAGAAGATCCCCCTTTAATAGCTCCAGAAAGATCATGGGTTAAAATAGCAGGTCTAATCATAGAATTAGTTACATTCATATTTGTTCCAAATTCAGAACCTTGTAATTTTTCAAAGAAATTACCTGAATTAACACCAAAATATTCACTTTGAAAAACAGTATGACCATGTGCACCACTACCTCCACATTGTCTTTGTTGTTCACTACATTTAGAACCACATGATTCTTTAGTATTTTTACCACCTTTAATTGAACCTGATAAATCATGGGTAACAATAGAAGGACGAATAATAGAATTTGTAACATTCATATTTGTGCCATCTGAATTTGAGAAATAATTTCTGGAATTAATTCCAAAGTATTCGCTAGGTAATACTGTGCGACCAACAGCACCACTGCCACCGGTTTGTTTATTAAATTTACGGTGTTGTTTTAGGGCTTTTTTAATAGATTGCGATGCGAAATTTTCAATACACCTATTTAATAATTCGATAACTCTGGAGTTCGTATCTTTAAAACCAAATTTTTTAATATTTTGGCGGATTGATTTTTCAGTAAGAAATATCATTTTATATTAATAAGATATAAAAAATGAATAATAAAAATAGTAATAATATAAATATGAAAGATAATGGAAGGGTTGATACACTTTACAGTGATAACTATAATATATATAGTTTATTTGAAGATCCACCTGTAAGTCAAAAAAATTTTAATGAGGAAGCGATAAGGGGTATACATGTGAATAATGATATAAGTCGAGTTTTTTTTAGCAAAGATAATATAGACGCATTACAAGATGCTATAAGATATCAAGTATATGTTAAAACATGTAAGAAACATATAATCGATAGACAATCTGATACAGAATTAAAAGTCATAATGAGAGCTACATATTTAGAACACGCATTACATGCATCTAGAGATATATTAGCTGAAATCAAGAGATTAAATTTAATTGTAATAGATTTTTGTGTAACACGTATATTGCAAGAAATTAATATTTATATGAGATATAAGGAAGATATTACAAATTTACCAGTACCAATTGAGAGGGGTGAATTTATATCATCCAAAGGAACAAAAGTACTTCAATTAAAAAATTTCTAAATAAAATACTTTCTCAATTATATATAAATTCAAATGAGTGATGAAAATAGGAAAGTTTCATATTTTAATACATTAATTTTCACAATTTTTGCAGGTATTGTTTCATTAGTTCTTTTAGTTTTATTATATTTTAAAGGATTCAATCAATATCTTCCATTTATTATAGCTTTAGAGGTTGGTCTTTTTGGTTTGATTTTATTATGTATAACGCAAATTATTTTAAATGAAATATATTTAGATAAGTTGAAGAAAAATTTGGGGTATAAAGTAGATTTTAATATATGCCCTGATTATTATACTAAGAGAAATAATGGAAATAAAGAAATATGTTCATCTGATTATATATATATAGATAAAAATAAGAAAAAATGGATTATGAAAATTTATCCAGAAGATGATCCTAAAAATCCTACCCAAGGAGCTAGACCTTTACCAAGTATAGTATCATTTGACTATAAAGAAGGTGATGCCAAATATGAAAAATTTCCTTTAAATGAAATTGAGAATGAAAAAACATTTAAAACATATGCTGAAAAATGCGGAGTTTTAGCAAAAGATCCACAAGAACCATCATTAGCGTATCTTAAAGGTTATAATTTAGTACCTTGGACTACAATGAATTCAAAATGCGCATCTACAAATAATTGATAATAATTAAATTAATTTTTTAAATATCTATTCATAAATTTTTATTGAGTTTTTTTTTTATTTCTTTACTTATATAAAATCTGATATGTCAAGCTTTAATCAAGTACCCCAAAGAACTCCTGGTAGTTTATTTTCTCAAAATGCTCGCGCAAATCCTATAGCTGCTCCTAAAGGTATACCCAATGCATCAAAAGTTCCAGGTGCACCAGGGACTGGTATGATGTCAAAAGTTAAAGGTATGATGTCAGGTAAAACTCCTATTATATTATTGATTGTTGGTGTACTTTTGATTTTTATAATTGTTATTCTATACATATTATTTATGATGAAGAGTGGTAAACTTGCTGGTAAACAATTAACCAAAAAACCGGTTAAATTAGATGATTTAACTACAGTTTTGGAAATATCAAGTACTGAAATACCTAAAACTGTTGTTGGTAGAGAATATAGTTATTCTTTCTGGCTTTATATTGAAAACTATGATCAAACTATAGTAACTCCTACAACACCATCTATAAGTACTGCAGTTACACAAAATATAAGAAACCCTACAAATCAACAAGTTACACCTGCTGACAAATTAATCTTTTATAGAGGTACTGCTGGAGATATTTCAAATGCTAATCCAATTGTTACCATGGACGGATTAAGTAATAAAATGTTTATTGCTATTAAATGTCAAGATACAACTTTGACACCTACACCTGGAATAATAGATTATAATGCTAATTTATATAATATTAGGTATATGAATTATTTCATTAATTCAGCTCTTAAATTACGAGATACAGCAAAACCAGAGAGTGGTTCTATTAACAAATATCTTATATTAAATGTTGATTATGTACCCCTTCAAAGATGGGTAAATGTAACTTTTATTGTAGATAATAAGATTATTACTGTATATCTTGATGGAGAAATTTATAGTGTAAAAAATACTGAAGAATTCAAGACCCATAGACAACCTGAATTAGATATTAGAGGCCGACCAATTGATGTTAATATTATAGTTGATAAAACAGATAATAATATTTATGTTGGTAAAAATAAATCTGTTGGTTCTGGAAATACTGTTAATGGATATCTTGGTAAACTACAATTCTTTAATTATGCACTTGCAATGAATGATGTTAAATTAATCTATGCTCAAGGACCTATTGGAGCTTCATCTTGGTTTGGTGGTAAAGTTAATTATGCACTTCGTTCACCAGTCTATAAATTGGACGAAGCTGAATAGATTCGACACATTTGATTAATGAGACCACTAAAATTCTCCCCGATAAAACACCATGCAAATCTCTAAGACAATCTTAAATTTGTCATTTGACCATCCACAAGAACCTATTATTTCTTCTTCAGTTTCTTTAATATAATATACTTCGATCACCTGTATTAAATTCATAACAAATTAAACACATATTTTCAACATTATATCCTAATGATGTATTTTTTCTTTCTAAAGATATTTTCCAATTAATATTTTTATTGTTACCAAATCCAAATCACATTTTCTTCTTCGAATAATTTTCTTAAATTATGTAATGATGTATACATTGAGATGTAAATAAATTAAACCTAAATTGATTTCAAAATTTTTATAGATGAAAACGCTAAGAATTTTTTCTTAAGTAACATTAAATAAAATGCCTTTGGGAATTAGCACTAGTGCAATAAATATGAGTATGGTTGTACAAATAGTATTGGCTTTAGTCATAATTATAATTTTATATATAGTGACTTTAGTTGTATTAAATATTGATGCAATAGTAGTTAAAAATTCATCAAAAGTTAAACCCCACGAAACAACAATGATTGTTAGTGGGTTTGCTCCTGTTTCTTATTTAGGATATAAATCATATAATACTTATAATTCATTTGCTGATAATTTTAAAAAAATTGGTAAATCTATTAATACTACAGGTGGTTCACAATTTTCATATCAATTTTGGATGAAAATTGATGACGCAAATGATAAATTGTTCAAAGATTTAATAATATTATTAAAGGGAGATAAACGTAAATATAAGATAGGTTTATATGATCCTGGAAATCTTCAAAGACAATTGACGACGCCACCTAATCATGTAATTGCTTGTCCATTAATTAAATTTAATGATTCATATAGATCTCTTACTGTTCAATTAGGTACTGCCAATAGCCCTGTTACTGAAATTGTAATTAATATGAATCCAAATGATCCTGGCGAAGGACGTAGAAATCTCCTCAGTTTGTTACCTCTAAATTGGTATTTATTCACATTTGTATTCGAAGATAACTTTTCTTATGTATCAGGTAATGAAAATGGTATTAATTTTAAATTCTGGGTAAATGATGTTCCTTATCAAGAAAATACTGCATCAGATAACCCAGAATTAAGAAATAATACATTAAAACAAAATGATGGTGATCTATTTTTATTACCAAATCCTCCTGAATCCGGTAATTTCATGAAACTTGGAAATATTAAATATTGTAATTACGCATTAGAAGGTGATGAAATTAAAAGAACATATCAAGGGGGCCCACCAACAACAAGTGCAGTTGAAAGAGATCAAGGTAAACCCACACCCCCTTACTTAACCGCGTTCAATAAAATTGACATTTATAATCGGTGAAAAAAAATTATTATGTGCTGAATAATTTAAATTTATGTATGTTATGGACGTGAGATTTTCATAAAATATTTTGAATTTATCTTTTGTCCATCCAATATTTTCATCATTATTTGTATATAAAATAGATTTGTCAAAGATATTAAATTCCCAACAGATTAAACATACATTATCTTTTGTATAACCTTTCAGTGGATCTTTTCTTTCGATAGAAGCTGTCCAATTATTTTCTAGATATGATCCAAATTGCATAGGGATTCCTGAGTATGAGCAAAGTCCTTTTTGATCATTAAATAATTCTATTAAATAATCATGGGTTATATCATGTGAATTATCTCTTTTGTCATTATTTTTATCAGTTCTACTTTTAGTACTTCCTTTTGAGCTATTTAATATTTTCTGAATATGACCATGTGGTGTTGTAGTATGATTTTTATTTTTAATGGAAATACATTCTTTACAACCATTATTAATTTTAATATTAAATTTATTTACAGGTTTAATTTTATCACATTTTGTACAATTATAATGGTCAATTCCATCTATAACTGTCTTAATAATTTGTTCACGATATCTAAAAGGTTTTTCTTTTTTTGTAAAATCAACCAAATTATTTTCAATATTTTTATTTAATATTTCCATCATCTCAAGAATTTTACTTTGACTCCATTGACAAACACCATTAAATTCTAGACAAACCAAACATATATTATCTTTTACATATCCGAGTTCATTATTCAAACGTTCTAATGAAATTTTCCATTCATTTTTATCATAATTCATTGGAAGTTTAGAATAATAACACAATCCCTTTTGATTTTCCCATAAATCATTTAGATCATCGGTTGTAATATCAAATGTTCCCGCATTAATTCTTCCATTGATGAATTTTTTCTTTGCATCACTTTTTGCAGCTGCTAATAATTTAACTAGATATTCTTTCAATGTTTTAACATAATCTTCTCTATATTTAATACTACAAATTTTACATTCAGATTTGTATATATCTCCATACTGTTTATAAAAATCTTCTACAGGTTTTTCAATTTCACACTTACTGCAAATTTTTGTTGTTATAATGGGTTTTTCTACTATATTCGGTTTCTCATTATTTGATTTATTTAAATTACCAGCTTTATTATTACATTTTTTGCATATATTGCGACCAATCCTAAAATCGTTGATATTTTTTAAAATATCACATTTATTGCACTTTTTCTCTTCATCTTGATTTGTATTTTGAGATAATTTGATTAATATATTCTTAATATATTCATTTTTACATTTCTTACACATGGTTTTATCATATTTATTCATTTTATCTTCATTTATTTCAGATTGACAAACACGACAAGTCATATTTAAATGTATGCCTTTTATTTTAAATTACTTTCAAATTTTTTTTAAGTACTTAAATATAATTCATTTGTATAAGTAAATAAACCTAATGGGAGGAGGAAGTTTGCAATTACTTTTATTTGGCCAACAGGATATATATTTAAAATCGAACCCGAGTATAACATTTTTCAAGAAGGTTTTTAAAACATTTTCGAATTTTGCAATGGAATCAATCCGAGTTGATTTTAATGGAAATGCTGATACAAATATATATGATCAGACTATATTAAAGGTAAAGATTCCTAGACATGCTGATTTGATAAGTCAAATGTATTTAGTATTTGATATTCCTGAAATAATTTCAGACAATGTTTTAAATTTTAGATGGATACCTAATATAGGTGAAGCGATAATAGATAATTGTTATATAACAATTGGTGGAAGTTTAGTTGATACACAATATGGTGAATATTTGCATTTATTTAATAGTTTAAATTATACAGCAGATAGAAGAGATTCATTAAATAGGATGTCTGGTAATGTTATACAATTAAATAATCCAGAACAATTTGCATTACTTACAAATAATTTATCGAATCCACCATTAAGATATAGAATAGGAAGTGCATATCCTATATATACCCCATATGATCCTAATAATCCAAACACATATACTCCATCAATTCCAACAAGAAAGATATATGTTCCATTAACATTTTGGTTTAATAGAGATGTGGGGAATGCATTACCATTAGTAAGTCTTCAATATAGTGAAGTTGAAGTTACAATAGTTCTAAGACCTTGGATACAGTTATATAAAGTATTTTATAATATTGGTGGTAATCAGGATTTTTATGCACCAAATTTGTATATACAATCCCATCAATTATCAAAATTCGTTTCAAATGTAAAAAGGAATTTTCTTGTATCAAATACAGTAATAGATTGTGGATGTTATCTAGAGATCAATTATATATATTTAGATAAGATTGAAAGACAATATTTTGCTTATAAACCATTAGACTATTTAATTGAACAAGTTGTAAGAGTTCAATCTAAGGCTATAACTGCAACTACAATAGTAGATATGGTATTACAAAATCCAGTGAAGGAGATAATATGGGTTTTACAAAAGAGTGATGTTAATATTAGAAATGATTGGTTTAATTATTTAGATAAATCGAGAAAAATTATGTTGAGTGCAAAAATTATGTTTAATGGTGTTGATAGATTTAATGAAAAAGAGTCCGAATATTTTAATTATTTACAACCATACCAACATCATACTGGTAATGCTACAGATGGTTTATATGTATATAGTTTTTCTATTGAACCTGAAAAATTTCAACCCTCTGGTTGTTGTAATATGTCAAGAGTAAATAATATCCAGTTTTATATGACATGTAATGTTCCGAGTAATAATTCTTATACATATAGTGCTACATACTATGTGGTTAACTATAATTTCCTCAGAATTTCGTCAGGGCTTTGTGGAGTTGTTTATAGTACTTGAATTATTTTTATCGTTTTTTAAATAAAAATTGTTTGGTTACACTTAACCTTAGAACATTTATATTTGAATAATTTGTCTTCTGATTATCTGGGTATAAAGATATAAAATATTTAGTAGAACATTTTTGGTTTTTCTATTATAAAATATATGAGTTAAAAATATATAATAATGAGTTTCTTTGGTTTTGGAAATGCTACAAAGTCTTCAACTGAAGCTAAATCAACATCTGTTTCTTTTGGAGCAAATCTACCAGTTGGTAATAAAGCGTTATCAGCGGAAATTTCTGAAGTAGGACAGAAATTTGTAAAGACGAATAAAAAGTATAGGGATGAAATTGATAAATATAAGAAGATAGCAGATTTTAATAAAAAATTATCTTCAAGTTATATAGCTAATGTTCATGCTATTATTGATGTCAGTAAATTATTAAATGACTATTCATTATTTTTTAATATCTTAAAGGAGGAGATTAATAAGACTGAGGGACAAATTGGTACATTACAATCTTCTGATATTCAATATTTAGAGAATTTAACAAAGGCTAAAATGGAAGAGTTTAGTCATAAATTTATTGAACAATCTGAGAAGGTTCGTGGTTTATATACTAAATATGGACAAGAATCTGAAGCCAAGACTATTTCAAGTGCTCAAGAACAATTGAAGAATACTATTTCAAATGCAGGAGTTACTTATAATAGTTTAATAAATGAAACACGTAAAACAGATGGAGATATACGTAGATCAGAGGGTCAAAGTTCAAAATCATCAACATCATTTTTTGGTGGGTCTAAGAAAAAACGTGTTACAGCTTCCAAAAAACGTGTTACAACTTCCAAAACCAAAAAGAGTAATTTAAAATGATTTAAAGATTTACCTTAATTAATATTTAAATAAATGAGTGAAGAGATTAAGAAAAAAAGGGGTAGAAAACCAAAAGCATTGGTAGATATAAAAACAGAAGATTCTGATCCCATTATAATTAATTCTACACCTTTAGAAGAACAAGAAACTTTAAAGAAAAATAAACGTGGAAGGAAACCAAAATTTGTATATAGTACACAAGATATTACACAAATTCAACAAACATCTTTATCTGATGATGAAAATATTATTGTTAGATTAAATATAAATGAAAATTTAAATAATTTTGACGATTCATGTAATTTAGGAGAGTGTAATCGTAATTTTGATGATGAGCATCCTTATGCTTATAATAGAGATGAATATTGTAATTTATCAAATATATCTGAGATTAATGAAAATTTGTTTAATGTTGATAATAGCAATAATATTAATATTAATGAAGTAGCAACAAATCAACATGATCTTAAAATTGTAAATTTACTTAAAGATTTTGAAGAGAAAAACAAAGTGAATGAATGGCCAAGTAATACTTCTATCTGTTGTTATTGGTGTTGTCATAAATTTGATAATGCACCATTTGGTATTCCGGTTAATTTTACAAATAATAATTTTGATGTTTTCGGGTGTTTTTGTAGTTTAGAATGCGCATCTGCTTATAATTTTAAGATGCATGATAATATTGATGAAATGTGGGAGAGATATAATTTAATGAATTTGTTATATCGGAGATTAAATTTGGGTAAAATAGTTAAGCCTGCACCAGATAGATTATCACTTAAAATATTTGGAGGATATTTAGATATTAATGAATTTAGGAATTATTTTAAGAGTTGTAAATTGATTAATGTAAATTTTCCTCCAATGTCTTCATTAACTCAACAAATAGAGGAAATAAATGATTATGAACTCAATAATGATTATAAATATATTCCCCTTGATCAAGATAGAATAGATAAATATAAAGCTAAAGTTATGTTTAAAAGAAATAAACCTTTAATAAATAAGAATTCTCTAGAATCTTCAATGAATTTGAAATACAATTAAAATTGTTGTATTATATAAAAGATGAATAAGAATTGTGTTTATACAGCCCAAGGTTTTCTTGCTTGTAAAAATCAGGAAAATGTTCAAAAAGAACAAATTAATAAACAATTAATTGGTCGTGAAACATTTGCACAAGGTGGACAATGTACAGAAATAAACAAGAAATTTTTAACATTGATGCAAAATGATGCAGCATGTACTCAACAAACAGATTCAGTAACAGATCCTACAAAATGCACATATAAAGTTGTTTGTAATAATCTTGCAAGTTCCCAAACAAGTACAAATGATCCAATGCAAGCAAATATGAAGAAAACAGGAGCTTGTACAACTATGAACAATGATTTGAATAATTTATTATCATCATATAAATGTTCAACTGATTTTCATCCAGACAAATGTACATACAATTTTACATGTCTTGATTAATAATTTTTAAAATTAAAATTAATATTTTTTATAATTTTTTTAATATGTATATATAAAATGGTAAAAAAAGAACAATATACAATAGAACCGATAGATGTTGATGGTGATGGGATTCCTGACGGAGATTTGGTTTCAAAATATGTTAATGGGAAATTGATATCTCGAAAATTTGTACCATTAACTAAATTAAAAAAAATTGCAGATAATTCATCATCAAAATCAAAAACAAATGTTCAAGATAATTCATCCAAAAAATCAAAAGTAATTTATAAAAATTTACCAAATGTTCAAGATACAGATAAACCTGTTTTAGTTCAAGATACAACAGGTATCGCTCAATATATTAAACAAGGAGCAGCAACACAAGCCGGTAGATTAGCTACTGATGCTGTTGTAGATGGTATTAAAGGTCTTTTTGCTGGTGATGAAGAATAGATTTAATACCATTTCACTTTTAATTTAACATTTTCATCATCATCTTTTCCCTTCTTTTTCTCAAGAAACCCTAGTAATTTTCCTTTAGAATCATCTGGATTTATTTCATAAATATTCATAGCTTCATTGTCGGATATATAGTATTTAACACCCTTTATTTTTTTAACATAAACACATTCACTTATTATTTCATCTTCATTGGATTCATCCTTGGGTTCTTCAATAGGTTCGCTCTTGAATTCTTCATAAGGTTCTTCATCCTTAGGTTCTTCAATAGGTTCGCTCTTGAATTCTTTATTAGGTTCTTCATCATTGGATTCTTCCAGGGGGTCTTCCTTATTAGATTTTGATTCTTCTTTAATTGGTTCTAAAATTATATTTTCTTCTAGAATTTTTGGAACATCATTAATATTATTAATATCACTATTATTAATTAATAGGACGTCATCGGATAAGTCTAATCCACATAATTTTAATAAGCCACCTCTTTTTACTGGTTCAAAATTATTATTAGTTTCTTTTTCCTTTTTGAGTTTTTCACGAAGTTCTTCAATTTCTTTTTTAAGTTTGCAGTTTTCTTTTTCGATCATAACAACATGAGATACTTTTGTAAATTGTTTATGATTATCTTCTAAAGTTTGTACTAAAGATTTATAATTTCTAACTTCACAGACAAGTTTAACAACAATATTATTATGATCTTCTGATTCTTTAAGTAGAATATTATTTTTATATATTAAATCTTGTAACATTTTTGAAATCTCAGTGTGTTCTTCTAGAGCATTATTATATTTTGTAGTAATTTCATCTATTTTTTTATTTAAAAAATTATTTTCTTCATAGATGGATTTAATTTTGTTATTTAATGAAATGATATTAGCATCATATCTTGATTGTAATATATGTAGATCTGATATTACATTATTAAATATGCTCATATTTTCAGATGGTATATCCATATTTAATAATTAACTCTAAACTTATTTAAGTAATATTAACATGTTTAAATTAAAAATGTCTGATTTTGAAAATAAAAATAACGCTGAATTATTTGATATCATTTCCAAACAAACCGGTATTAATGATCATTTATTAATTGAGAGAACATATTATGAATGTGATAGTGATTCTACAAAGACCATTTACAAGTTAATGGAAATAGAACTACCTGAATTAAGAGAGAAAAAACCGAGAGATGTTTTTGATGATTTAAGAGAAATTTGTGATCAGAAAGATGAGATTTTTCAAGATATAATGAAAAAAAATAGGGAAAACCAGGAGAAAAATGGTCTGCCACCAGTTATTGAGAATGAGAATGAGAATGAGAATGAAAACGAAAATGAATCAAATGAGAATGAAGAATCAACCTAATATTTAAGGGATTATAATAATATTTAAATTAAAATGACTGAAGCTTTAAAATTACAATTAGTAGAGGGTAATGAATATATTATATGTTTGAAACCGAATTCGGGAAGTTTTCGTAAAGGGGGAGGTTTTGATAACGAAGGTGATTATGAAAGAATATCAAATCATAAATTTTTCTTAAATAGAAAAGTAACATTTATGGGTTATGATAAGGAATGGAAGGGAAAAAACAAAAGCTTCATTTTTTGTGATAAACATATAAAATTATATGAAAATTTAAAAGAAAAAGATGATTATGATGCATTTATGCAGATGACTTTTATTTGTGTATCTCATAATGATAATGATGGAAACTGGTTTTTTCATATAGCAGAGGATAGATTTGAAATCATTAATTCTACATAACAGAAATCATATATTTTAAAATACTTTCTCTATTAAAATATTTTTCTGTAAATTTTAAAGCTGAAATGGCTTTATTTTTACCTTTAGATTCATCATTAATATATTCTTTAAGTATATCATTAATATTTTCGATATCAACCATTTGAACAGCATCATTAAAATCTGAAAACTTGTAAAAATATTCATAAAACTCAGATTTCACTTTGAAAATGCAACTTCCTAATTTCATCATATATGGAAGTTTCCAAGCTGTTGCTATACCATCAATATCTATTATATATTTATTTTTCCCTTGATCAGGCATATTGATAAAATCTTTAAGTTCAAAATTTCTATATACCTTTTTAATTAAATTAATGTTACTATAATCTAATTTACCAGTGTCTTGTTGTAAAATTGTTGATTTTGTAAGTGTATTAATTCCAACATCAAAAAATTTTTTTGGGTAATCTATTTTATTTTTAATTGAAATCTCATCTATATATTTTAAGATATTCAATCTAATATTTTTATTTACATCATTAGGATATAATGATGTATTAGAACCTCGAAAAACCAGTTTATTTTCTTTTTCTTTAAAAGGAATTAACTTGGGTTCATTGTTGTATAAATTCCTGCAAGTATCTCCGAAACTTAACTTTGTAACTATTTCCCATAGATCAGGTGTTGGAATAGGAATATCTGCGTATTCTTCTGAAGAGCATGGTGAGTAAACTGGCATATAATCATTAATATTGTGTTTTTCAACTGATTTATAAATATAAAATTTAAATTCCTTATGTAATACAGGTCTATCAAAGTAATTTACAAAAAAAACCTTGTTTTTAATTTTGTTTTGGGCAATCAAATATCTAAACATATTGAGATAACAAGATGAGTAGTAATCACTTGATTGATATGAATGACCCCATTGCCATATAAGAGTATTCATCATCACTAGATCATTAGGTTTATCTAAATCTATCTCATGATATGTTTTTTTACATGATAAATCATATGTTTTTCCCATAGATATATATTGTGATTTAATGACACTGGATTTTGCTTTTGGAAATTTATTTTTAAGAATCTCTTTGTAATCTTTTCCATAGTATTTTTCCAATAAAGTCATAGTTTGTTTGGTTTCTTTCTTTTGGCCTCTATTTTGACAAAAATATCCATTTACATTTCCTTCTGAATCAACAGTTATTACTAGAAAATATCCAACATAATTCCACATAAAATCCAATGTATTATCGAATTTATTTTTATCTAGGTTTTTAATATTATCATAAACATATGATGTAAATTTTGCTAATGATTGAGACTTATCTATAATATTAAAATCATATTTAAAGCAAAAGTTTTCAAGATAGTTTTCTTTTTCAAAATGGATCGGTTTTTTATTATATAATAATCTTAAATCTGGAAATTTAAGACCCATAACATTATAAATATATTTGATAGTATCTGGGTTGTATTTACTAACGAGAATATGAGGATCAAGAATATTATTATGATATGAATTATAGAAGTATACATTCATATAATACAATATACATAATTCGCGTCCAATAATATGATTTATTGGTATATTTGCTGTTATTTTCGTTTTAAGAATATGTTTATTTTCAAGATCTAAATATATATCAAGGTTATGATCACTGATTGCTTTTTTAACCTTGCCAGAATTTTTGTTAAATTCTGAGAAATATTCATTTTCAGTATCAATGGCTTTTAATTTATGAGTAGTAATGAGATGATCTTTCGAAAGTAGAATACGAATTGGAAATATTTTTTCTAGTTCAATAGATTTATTATCGTTATTAATGAATATATGAGTTTTTGTTAGTAAATATCTGATAAAAACGTCATTTTTAAAAAGGGAGTAAGGGTTCATCGCCATTGCAAAATAATTTTCATTGCATTTGTAAAAACACCCGATAGTATCAAAAAATCTTCCTAGAATAATTTGTTTTTTCCTTTCGAAGAAAAACTCATCTCTTTTACAACTAATAAGTAGTTTATGACCATGAGTACATTCAATATTAAGCTGTGAAATTTTATCAGATTTAATACGTTTATAATTTTCATACTCTGGGTCTATTTTATCAAGGAATTTCATGAGATTTGAAAAATATAATTTGTTACAATCTTTTGGATCGAAATGATATTTATAGACCTCCATTAAATTTAATTTTAATAAAGGTATTTAAATTATCTTTTAAGAAGTTATATAAATGACTGTTCGCAAAAGTTTAGAAAAATATACTGTTTCTGAGTTAAAAGAAAAAGCCAAATCCAAGAAAATCACTGGATATTCCAAGATGCTTAAAGCTGAATTAATTGCTGCTATTAGAGCGGTTCATGCTAAACGTGTTGCGAAGAAAGGTACAAAGAGTATGAAGGGAGGTGAAGTTGAAGATTTTTGTGGAGATTTAAACGAATGTAATGAAAAAGCAACTTCTTGTACAGTGGATGACGATGATGAAAATTTATTTTGTGGTCCATTAATAAAAGTAGGAGCTGGCAAGAAGAAAAAAACTATTAAGGGGAAAAAAGGGGGAGCGAAACATAATTGTATCTTTGGACAAGATCATTGTAATAAAAACCCTAATTTCGCAATAAATTGTGATTCATCCCAGGGAGCTGGCTTTATAAAATGTTGCAGATCTCCAAACTTTTGTAATTAAAAGACATCAAAATATAATTTATAAAAATTTGATTGCGTTTATTTTTTAAAAACTATTTAAGGCAATACTTTTAAATAATTAATATAAAATGGCTAAAGATAAAGATGGATCTAAAGATGAATCTTCCTCTTATGTTTTGGAAATTAAAACAGTCCAAAGTCAGGCTTTCAAAATTCTAATTGAAGCCTTAAAAGAGCTTCTAACAGATACATGTGTAGAATTTGATGAGACTGGTATGAAAATCGTATCCATGGATACTTCACATTGTGTCCTTGCGCATCTCAAGTTAGACGCCTCTAAATTCGAATTTTATAACTGCGAATCCAAGATTACCATTGGTATTAACATGTTGAATTTCTACAAGTTAATTAGGACTATTAATAGCAATGATACATTGACTCTTTTCATTGAATCTAGTGATATTAATCATTTGGGAATTAAGATTGAAAATGGTGAAAAGAACAGTAAGACCACTTATAAACTCAATCTATTGGATCTAGATAATCAAAAGATCACGATTGATAATGCAGAATTTAATACAATTATTAATTTACCCAGTGTTGATTTCCAGAAGATTTGTCGTGATATGAATAATATTGCTGAGAATGTGGAAATTAAGAATATTGCAAATCAACTTATTTTGAGTTGTAGGGGGGATTTCTGTAATCAAGAAACAATTATCGTTGATAATGACAATGGAGTTAACACAATTAATGCCAAGAAGAATGATATTGTTCAAGGGGTATTTAATTTGAAATATCTAGTGCTATTCACTAAGTGTACAAATCTATGTTCAACAGTGGAATTATTGCTAAAGAATGATTATCCTTTGGTTATTAGATATATGGTGGCGAGCCTAGGTGAGCTCAAATGGTGCTTAGCACCAAAGCAAGATACAAGTTAAAATATTTATTTTATAAAAATGTTCATAAAAAGCATCAATTGTAATTTAAAATTTGATATAGAATTATTATTTTTATTATTTAAAATGGCTAACGACACATCACAATGGACATTTTATGATTTTGACAAAAATTGGGATGAGTTTTACAAAGTTTGGAAAACAGATGATGTCCAAAATATTTTGAAAAAAGACATGGATAATTGGTGTATTAATGAAGCATCTTATACGTATATGGATGATGGTACTCTGATTGAGTCAACATGGTCAAAAGGTAAACCATTATGGCATTTATCGAGAACTAATTATCATTATACACATGTATGTAATGTTGTTGAAGATCGTATCAAAAAAGAGAGAATGGTTTATCATTATAAAAAAAGCATGGAGCAAGTTTTCCCATCAAAATATATAAAAATGTCATATGGTGATTTGTATGAAGAATTTTCGTCGATATGTTTTGAAAATATTATAAATGAATGTTCACCTAAACCTCATACAATAGAATCGTTGATTCTTGTAATGGGGAAAAATTATATATCAGGTGCATTACACGCTTGTGCATTAAAACTTTTCCCTGATAATAAAGTAATCTTTTATAATGGAAATGGAAAAAATAGTGATACAGATAATGATGAAATATATATTCTGGAAAAAAAGATTGTATTTGATCTATTAGATTTCTATTATGTGACAAGAGATAATTCTAAAATAGTTCCAAAACCAAAATATATTCCAAGTGTGTGGGATAATGAATCTGAGATATCTATTGAATTTTCAGACGAGGAAAATAGTGCAAATTCAGATTTTGAATATGATAGTGAATAATATTATAAAATTTGATAAATATTTGTGTTATTTTTTAACACTGTTAAATATGTCGAGTTGGGTGTTTTTTGATTTCGAAAAACATTGGGATATATTTTATAAAGCTTGGCAATCTGATACAGTTCAAGATTTTCTTAAAAAGGATTTAGATAATTGGTGTTGGACTGAGACATATAATGTTAATACAAAACCTTTGTGGCTTCAAAATGAACCAGAATGGTATTTAGAATTAATTAACTCTAAATCATATTTGCCACCTATATGTAATAGAGTCAATGATATAATTCATAAAGATCAGATGGTATTTCACTATAGAAAATCTATGGTCCATAAAAATCCTAAAAAATATATTAAATTTGAAGTCAAAGATATTCGTAAAGAATTTTACGAATTGTCATTTGACCGTTTATATAACGCAATTGAATCACAACCTCATACTCTTGATACATTAGTTGATTTTGTAGGATATAATAATATTTCTGAATCATTATATGAATGTGCTATACAAATATTTGATAAAGATGATGTATCAGTTCATAATAATATAGTTTATATTCCCAATATGAAAATTACATTTGATTTGATTCGATTTTATGAGGATAGAATCTATAAACCAGTTTAAAAGATATATTTAACTTTGTACATTTTCTAATTTTGTTATTATATCTCTATAGCTTTCATATACAATAGATGATACAACTTTTTTAGTTCTGATATGATATTCTAACGTACTGTTTTCTATTGCTAACTTTGATACTTGGGATTTTAAATTTATATTATCATCTTCTATATTTGTTACTTGGATTGTTAATTTATCATTTAACAATCTTAAATTGGTGATTTCAGATTTCAGTTTATATAAATATTCATCGAGTTCTCTTTGATCAATTTGTGCCATGAGTCTAAAATTATAATTAGATTGATATATTATTTTGTATATTAGAACTCATTCTAATAATATTTAAAATATTATTTAAAATAATGTAGCTATGAACTATATATAAACATATAAATAAAATAATTAATAATGTCAAAAAGATGCTGCTTCTGTAACATTCGTGTAAATTTATTAGGTTTTGAGTGTAAATTTTGCAATAATAATTTATGTGCTAAACACAGACTTCCGGAAGATCATGATTGTAAGAGTATGGATTTATTAAAAAATCAATGTAAGGAAATGAATCGAAAAAAACTAGAGAGTGAAAGTGTTAAAGATACAAAAGTAATTCAAATTTGATTTTAAAAACGTATATTTTTTAAATTAAATTTGAATTTAAAGACAATTTTAGTAAGTAAATTAAATAATTTATTTTGAAAATGTATTCTAATAAAGTTACGTATTCACCTAGTAAACCTTTAGAGACTATTAAGCTTTGTACAAATTGTAAATATTACAAACCAGTGTTGTTTAGGAAAATTGGGACTTGTGAAATGTGTGGAGAGATTGATATTTCTAATGGTAATATTAAAGATATTTTAACGGATAGAGCAAGAATTAATATTTGTGGAGAGGAAGGTAAATATTATGAGAAGAAAAATAATGAATTTAAAATTCCACATTTGGTTCTCCAATCAGATATAGATAATGTAATGTATGTTGTGACGCCTATTTTATGGGCATTTATAATCGTTATTTCTTTAACTGCTGCAACTTTAAAGATTCATAAATAAATTAAATCTTATTTAAGAATTTGAATTATTAATACATTAATGGTAAAAGTTAAAGATACAAGTCCATTTTCTGCAGATTATGAATCAGAAGACGATAGTGTGACGACAGAAGAAAATAATGAATTTGAAGTAAATAGTAATATAATTTCAGTAAATGTAAATGATAGTGAGAAGTATATTAAAATTGATACAAGTATGAATGACGGGTTTTTTGGATTATATCAATCAGGTATAAGTCAAAAAACATATGAGAATTTTCTAAAAGATTATTCAAAATTATCTACCACAGATGATTTTACATTATATATTTATACCAATGGGGGAAGTATGTTTTACACTGTTTTAATTGCAAATATTTTGTCAAATCACAAGGGTAAAATAACGGCTCTCATTACTAAATATGCAATGTCTGGGGGAACATTATTAGCACTTATGTGTGATAATATTCAAATGACAGAAAATGCATGTTTAGGATGTATTGATCTTCAACTACATTTACCTATAAAACATGTTTTACCTACATTAACAAATTTTAGACATACAAATTTTTTTTGTAGTCTAGGTTATGATCTTCTATTTTCATATGAAAGCACTTATGAAACAAGGATTAAATCTCTTTTAAGTAAGAAACATTCGAAAGAGGATTCAGATATTATTTATGAATTTTTCTGTAATCACACGGATCACGAGATTCCTATATTTTTCAATGAATTACCTAATAATCTTAATGTTTCATTATATACAGCTGAAGAAAAACAGGAAAACCCAGAAGTTAAAAATGACAATGCTGCAATTCAACAAATGATGAGTATGATGATGGGAGGTTCTTCCTCAAAAATGTATTAAAAATTTGATTTTTATTTTATAACTTATTTATTTATAATTTATAACTGTAATGAATTTAATTGCATTATGTGCATCTCATATTAATTGTAAGGAGCGTTTACACTCTATTCAAATTATGATAAATAGTTTATTAGATCAAATAGAACCTATAAATATATTTATTAGCATAAGTTCTGAAAAAGAATTTTTAGATGAATTGAATGATATTATAAATTCATATTATAATAAATATGATGTCATAAAATTTATATTTCATTCTCAGAAACAATCTCAATTTGAACATTATAAGTCACTATTAAATCTATATATTAACAAAAAAAATGAGACATGGTGTTTATTTTGTGATGATGATGACTTTTGTAATCCATATAGATCTTCCTTTTATAAAACAGAAATCATAAAAATAATAACCAATCAAAAACATAATTCAATAGTGTATCCAAAATATCAATCAATATATTTTGCATGTAGTGAAGTGCAACATTTTTGTAAAGAAGATGAAGGTTATAATATTTTAGAATCTACATATTCTAAATATCATTTATCAAAGATAACATCATTACTTGATAAGAACGAAGCTAAAATTACAGATGGTGGACAGGATTATTTCATGTTTTGTTGTCGAATTGATGTATTAAAATTCTTTTTTGAAGTTGTAAATAATGATATTTTAAAGGATTTAGGGTGTGATTTAGTATTTAGAAATTTATTACGTTGTTTACCATGTAAAATAGTTGATAAAGATAAAAATGATAATATGAATAATTGGTTATATGCTCATACAAGAAATTATGCATTAAAACCTGCAACTTTAGATGTTGATTATGATAAAATTATCCAAAAATGGTCAAATATAAAATATGATTTATCTTTTAAATGGGAATATCTTGACCATTCAAAATTTTTTGATTTAAATATGACACAATTTAGAAATATGTATTAATAATTGAATCAATTATTTTCGAAAATAAAAATAAATAATAATCAGAGAATTAGAAACAATATTATATGTTATAGAAGAAGTATGTATTGATGATAATGGATTTATTGAATTAGCAATGTTACGTGCTAAAGTTACGTATACAAAACAATCTAGAAAACTCATTTTTATTATATAAAGACAAAGTTGTTTTTAAATGAAAAAGAAATAAGATGTGTATTAATTGTAATATTCCACTACCAGTTGCTATGGATATCATCGTGAAATATGATTTACCATTTGGATGTATTATGACTAATAGAGAATTGGCGAATATTTGTAATCCACTAATACGAGGTGGAGGATTAGCTGCATTAATGTCTGGTGATGTACCAGATAATTATTTTGATAAAGGATTAGATGATATAAATTATACAACACTTCAGAATTATGATTGGATATTAGAAAAAATAGAGGATACTAAATGGGGTAAAATAAGATGTGGTAAGATTGTTAAAAAGGATGTGTGTGAAGAAGAGTTACAAAATGAAAAGAAAACATCTATAGAAATATTAGATGAGATTTGTAAAGTTTGGTATAAAGATATTTAACAAATATTATAAAAATTCACCAATATTTTATTAGATTCTTCAAGGCTTTCTGGGTGAAATAAACAACCATATATTTTCGGTTTATATTCAAAAGCACATGGATTCATTTTACCTCTGAATTTAAACCATGCTAATTCTTTGATTTTCTTTGATGCAATAGGCAATATCTGATCTGAAAAGCAAAAATGTAAATTTTTTATTGGCTCAACACCTTTAAAAAGAGGGTGATCTGATAATTCGACTCTAGAAGATTTACAAAAGTATTTATCACCAGTATCTTTCAAATTCCCTCCGTATAACATGTGTAACAATTGGCATCCGAAACAAATACCAAGAATAGGGACATTATATTCGAATAAATAATGTAAATTGTGGACATATTTATCAAAATTGATTTTTCTAGTTAATTTCATAGGGCTTCCTGATAAAATTATCCCTTTAACTTTAGATTTATCAATAGATTCATCTATTCCTTGAACAACTTTATATTCAATATTATTTTTTTCAAATGCATCTTTAAAGTTTTTAATATTAGCAGTTCGAATAGAATTTTTAATATTATTGTCAACAATTAATATCATATATATTATAATATTAAATATTATAATATTATATAAAAATGAATTCTCAAAATGAATCTATTTCTGATTTTGAAACTATAAGTGAAAATATAGTGAATTCTGGATATTACCCCCCTGCTTATGGTAATAACGCAAAATTTTTTAATTATGCTATCCCAAGTATCAGTAAAGATGAAATAAAGCTTGCATTTAAATGTCTTTTAAATGATTTATCAACAATTAATAATTTAACAATTGATGATTTATCAATTGTTGATAAAAGCGGTATTATATTTGGATCTAGTGGTATATTTAAATTTGATGTTAGTAAAAAAGGATGGTCAACATTAGGATCATGCAAAGAATTTAATGGACAAATAAGTATTAATAAAATGAACGATTTGGCAAAAAATTTAATTGGCGAATTTAATTTTCCAAAAGAAAATGAAAGATATGATAATAACAATTATAAGAATATATCAATTGAATTAATGTTAACTAAACTTGCAAAATATAGTCCTCCTACTAAAAGTACAACAGGTGGTAAAAAACAAACCAAAGAAAGAATCATGTTGGGTGGGAAGAGTAGAGTTATTTATATTGGAAAACGAGGTGGAAAATATGTGAAACAAAATGGTAAATTTGTTTCAATTAAAAAAATATAGTTTTTGTAAATTTTTTATAATTTATTATCTAAATTTTCCTTAGGTATATTAATAGTAGAGTCATTGTGTATATTTTCGATATTAGATCTATATAAGATATCGCCATAATATTTTTGGGGAATATTGAAGAATTCTTTATTAGCTAACGAATCATTTTTCAACCATATTTTAATAATGCAAAAATGTTTTTTAGGACTTGTGGAAATTCCATTTACAATATCCCATAAATCTTTTTTTTCTTCTTTTAATAGACATTCACCTAAAAGTTTAATAGTTAAATCTTCCCAAAATTCGGGTAAATGTTCTTTTAGAATTTTAATAGATAAACACCCACCGTTAATATTATTAATATCATCCCAACAAGGAAATACATGTTCTCTCATAATAAAAAAGATTCCTTTATGTACTTGTGGCTTTAAACAGTTCATATTCTCCCAATATTGTTCAACACTACTAACATTAGATAACCGTATATAACTTGGAATAGTCCAATCGATATCTAATGGATCGTGAAAATAAACATTCCAGACATCATTTAAAAAAATTTCATCATCCATAATGTTATTCTTCATGTTATAATTAATAATTCTTTTCCTTTATATGTTTTTTCATCAAAAGAATCATCCATCATTAATTTTAATATTGAATCGTTATTAACAGTATCTTTATTATAAAAAAACATTTGTAACATTTTAATAATATCATATGTTTCTAAGTATTTATTTTCTAATATAAAATGTTTAAATTTTTCAAATTCATGTGTTAAGTCATTATTATCATCAAAAACAACATATAAGAATTTTTTATTATATTTATTTTCATTGTTGATATTGTTTAAAGAGGGTAAATTTAGATGTGTATTTTTATCAATAATTATATAATATTGTTCATTTCCATAAAGAACAGAGCATATATATATATTATGTTTATCAGTTGATACATATTTTCTAAAATTAACTAAGTTATAATTTTCATGAATATTACATCCAAATATATATAAAATATATAAATAGATAATCATCAATGTATTATCGTAGTTGTAGATACTAACGTATCTCTTTTCATTAATGTTATAAGATCCATATGAAATTAAATATCCATCAAATAGTTCATGTTTCATTGAAGTTATAGAGTTTTTATACAATTTATACATATAAATCCATATATTCATAAAAAAATCGATGATATCTATGAAAAACATTTTAGATACATATAAAATATAATCTTTAAATATTGATTAATTACTTAAAAATAATATAAATAATTAATTAAATGGTAAAGATTACGAAAGCATTTATTGGTCAGTTGCGTAAAAATCCTGTGGATGTACTAAAGGGTTTATCTGAAGATGAAATAGCAACCATTATACAGAAAGCTAATCATAGTTATTATAATAGTCAAGACCCTTTATTTTCTGATAATTTATTTGATATGATAAAGGATTATTTAGAGAACATTAATCCAAACCATCCAATTTTAAAAAATGTGGGGAGTGTTGCTGAAGGAGAGAAAAAAGAGATTCTTCCATATTTTATGGGGAGTTTAGATAAAATTAAAACAGATGAAAAGGCTATTGAAAAATTTAAAAAGGAATTTCCAGATGAATATGTTGTAAGTGATAAATTAGATGGAAATTCTGGAATGATATATTCAAAAGGTGGGGAGGTTAAATTATTTACTCGCGGGGATGGGACAATTGGTCAAAATATTTCACATCTTTTACCATTTATTAAAAATGTAGGTAAATTTACAAATAAAGCAGAAGTAACTTTACGCGGAGAGTTAATTATTTCAAAAGCAGATTTTGAAAAAGTAAAAGACAAGGGTGCAAATGCGAGAAATATGGTGGCTGGACTTTTAAATGCAAAAGTTCCTGATTTGGAATTGATACAATTGGTACAATTTGTTGCTTATGAATTAATAACTCCGAAATTGAAACCGGAGGATCAATTTAAATATATGAAAGATCTTGGATTTAAACCAGTTTTTAATCAAAAAGTAAATGAAAGTAAATTAACTGTAGATGAGTTATCTAAAATATTATTACACAGGAGAAGTATAAGTGAGTTTGAAATTGACGGAATTGTTGTATTTCATAATATATTACATAAACGTGTTAAAGAGAATCCAAAATATGCTTTTGCTTTCAAGTCTCTCTTAACTATGGAACAAGCAGAGGTGATTGTTTCAAATGTAGAATGGAATATGTCAAAAGATGGATATTTAATACCAGTAGTAAATTTTAATCCAATATCTTTAGCAGGAGTTACAATAAGGAGGGCGCACGGTTTCAATGGTAAATTTATTCAAGATAATAAAATTGGACCAGGTTCTAAGATAGTTATTATTAGGAGTGGAGATGTTATTCCTTATATAAGTGAAATTCTTTCTGAATCTGAAATAGGAAAAGGACAACTGCCAGATGTAAAATATGTATGGTCAAAAACAGGTGTTGATATTATGTTGAGCAAGGAAGAACAAAAGGATTCAGATGAATTAAAGTTTAAAAATCTCGAGTACTTTTTTGATAAGATTGATGTAAAGGGATTAAGTTCTGGTAATTTAAAGAAAATTTATGATTCTGGCAAAAAAACAGTAAAGGATATATTAAATATTACAGTTGCAGATTTACTAAAGGTAGATGGTTTTAAGAGTAAAATGGCGGAGAAAATAGCACTAGCAATTAAAGAGCGTAAAACAACTTTAGATTGTATTACCGTTATGAGTGCTTCAAATACATTAGGTAGAGGTTTTGGAAGTAAGAGAATAGAGTTGATAGTGATGACTATACCTTCAATTTTAAAGAATAGACATATTCCAACAATTGCTGAATTATTGGTTATTAAGGGCGTTGAGAAAACTACAGCAGATGCGTTTATTAAAAATTTACCAGATTATTTTGATTTTGTTGACAAAAATGGAATAGAGTGTTTATTTGAAGATGTTAATAATGATGATGATGAAAAGATTGAAACGCCAAAGAATAAATCTCCATCCCCTTTAAAATCAAAATGTCCAGAAGGTTGTATTCCTAATCCAAGTATGATATCAACAGCATCAAATGAATTAATTAAAGAGGTTAGTGTACCAAAGAAGGTTATATCATTAAATAAACAGAGTAGTCAGAAACAGTTTGAAAATATGAAATTTGTATTTACAGGTTTTAGAAATGATGAATTAGAGAAATATATTAAAAAATTCGGTGGGTCAGTATCAACATCTGTTAGTAAAAATACTACAGCAGTTATTCGTAAAGATGGTACAGATAAAACATCTGGAAAAGTTAAAAAGGCAGAAGAATTGAATGTTAAAGTTGTTAATTTAGAAGATTTCATAAGTCAATATAATATTAATATATGAATGTAATGAATACTAATATATGAATGTAATGAATACAAATATATGAATGAATAATAAAAAATATTTTTATAATTTAAATGATCAGTAAAATACTATTAATATTTTTAATATTTGTAATTTTATTAATAATGTGTGTGTCTCTAAATGTTTTACAAATGGAAAGTTTTTCAGATGCTGGCCCTCCTGAATTAAAGAGTTGGATGGGAATACATGATGATAAACCCTTAAAACAAAAAGCATTAGTAGATTTATCCCAACGTGTAACAGGAGTTCCTCTTCCTTCATCATATGAAACATCCGAACCTGTTTTTATTACTGGGTTAGGTGAAAAATCTAATCGTTTAGTTGGAGCCAGTAAAACTGTATATGGTAATAATGGATCTGTTTCATGTACAAAATATTGTGGAGGGACAAATTTTGGCCCTTGGAATGGTGAATTGCCTGGTGATTGGTTTGGTGCAAAATGTATAAAAACATCAAATCCTAAATATACATGTGATATGAAACCCCAAGGTTCTATACAATGTACATGTGCACCATCTGGTACAGGATGGAATTCTTAAAGTTAAAATTTTAATAAATATCTATATTTAAAAATATCTATATTTAATAAAATGAAAGTTAAAGATCCGTGTTTTGGTAGTTATTTTTTAATTTCAATATTGATAGTTTTTTTCATGTTGTTATATATTTATTTTACTCCGATACAGCCTATAATTATAGAACAGGTATCTAGATCACCTTTTGAAACTTTTAGTGATAGTAAAGGGAATACATTGTTACCTAGAGACAAAATCGCTGTAATTCAAGGTAATGGTGTACCAGATCAAGATTTAACATCTATAAATTTTGATCAAAATGATCCTTCAGCCTCTTCGGTAGATGGTACTGAAAAAGGACCAAAATCTCTATTTTCTTTTGCATATAATAAATGTTCACCCGATTGTTGCGGAGATTCAGGTGGTTATAGTTGTGGAGGGGGGTGTGTATGTATAACAGATGAGCAGAAAAAATTTTTCGGTTCAAGGGCATCAAATAATAGATATGATAGATGTTCATATGATGAAATGGGGAATTAAAATTAAAATTTATTTTTTAAATTGATAAATATTTTAAATATGTATTTAAAATATAAAATGACTTCATCAGATTGGGAATTACAAGCTCATAATCAAAGAAATTATTCTGCTGATCAATTAAAAGCAATTTCTCAAGATATTGCTCAAAGATTAGAACAAACAGGTGGAAAAAAGAAAGTTAAAAGAGGGTATGAATTACAAACAAAAGAAGAATTGATTAAGAAAGCAAAGGCAAAGGGTATTAAAGGTGCTGATGCGATGAAGAAGGATAAATTAATTGCTGCACTAAGGGGAAAAAAATGATAATTATTAAATAAAAACTTAATATTTATAATGTTTTTGAAATTTTTTTTTAGATAATAATCTATTATACATTAATTGATTATATATATAATTTGGGTTAGATATGATAAAATCATGATATGATTGATTAAATTTTTCCAACTCTAAAAATTCATCCGGGTTTACAATAATAATAGGTTTAATAATAACATTATTAATTGATGTTTTTTCGATTATAATAGGTATATCAATATTAGGTATTTGATAATCAATAACATCTTGATCAATAATATCTTGATCATTATCGGGTATTTTATCAATTGTAGGTATTTGATAATCAATAACATCTTGATCAATTATGATAGGTTGATTATTTGTTATAGTTTGTAATTCACTATTGATATTTTGATTATTTTTAAAGATATTAGGGTTGTTTTTTTTTAATATTGATTTTGTTACAAAATCATTTTTATTCATTTACTAAAAAGAAATATAATTAAAATGAAGAAGAATTATTAATAGAATTTATAAATAATATTTATTATTTAAGGAAATATTGTAAAAATATTAAATATAATAAGTTAATACATAAATATAATGAAGAATGATAAATTTGATATTGTAAATTATGAATTTGGTAGAGCCGATGGGGGGGATATATATATTGAGAAAGACGAGAAGTTAAATAAATATTGTAAAAATTGTAATAAGATAGCAAATTATAATTTTATTAATGAAAAATACGGGTTATATTGTAAAGATCATAAATTAAATGATATGGTCGATGTTAAAAATAAGAAATGTAAACATTTAAATTGTATAAAGAGACCATTGTATAATTTAATTACTGAAAAAAATGGTTTATTTTGTGCAACTCACAAATTAAAAGATATGGTTGATGTTGTTAATAAAAAGTGTAGTTTCAATGGTTGTAATACACAACCAAATTATAATTATAAAGGTGAAAAAAAAGCATTGTTTTGTTTTAAACATAAACTAGATACTATGATTGATGTTAAAAACAAATTTTGTGATTATGATAATTGTGATTCTTATCCAAGTTTTAATTACCCTGGGGAAAAAGCTATATATTGTTATAAACATAAATTAGATGATATGATTAATGTTGTAAGTCGGTCGTGTGAATATGATGGATGTAGTACTATACCTTTGTTTAATTATAGTGGTGAAATAAATGCTAAATATTGTAAAATTCATAAAAAAGATGGTATGATAGATATTCGGAATAAAATTAAAAATTGTGTTGAAGAATTATGTAAAACAGTGGCATCTTATAATTATAATGGTGAGAAGATAGGATTATATTGTAAAAAACATAAAAAGGATGATATGATAGATGTAATGAATAAGAAATGTATTTCTGAAGGCTGTACAAAACAACCTTCATTTAATTATAAAAATGAATCAAATGGTTTATATTGTAAATTACATAAATTAACTGATATGATTAATGTGAAAATAGAAAAATATAGTAATAAAAATAGACTACCGAAAGATGAGATAATTGAAAATTTATATAGACAATGTTATTTTTTTATAATTTTATTTTGTATTATATGGCGATACATACAAGACAAGATATGTTATCAGTTTTTAGACTGAGAGCATTGAGAGAGGGGAGAGAGAGTTTGTATGTAAAATATTGATTATTCAGTTAATTTATATTGTATTTGATTCATAAGATCTTTTTGATTATTATTTTTATTTTTTAATTCGTTATTTTCAACTTCTAATTTGTTTAAATTTGCATGTAATTCGAGTAAATCATTTTCATATTCTTCAACTACATCATTTTGTTCACTTGATGAACTTGATGAAGATGAACTTGATGATTCACTTGAGCTCGAAGAATATTCGATATGTCCGTTTTTACCATCTTTACCAGGGTCTCCTTTATGACCTTGTTCCCCATTTTTACCAGGGTCTCCTTTATGACCTTGTTCCCCATTTTTACCAAGGTCTCCTTTATGACCTTGTTTCCCATCTTTACCAGGGCACCCATCTTTACAAACTACTTTAAATATATGTGTATGTATTTTACATTCATCTTCAGAATCTGATGATGAAGATGAATCGTGATGATAAGAGTCCTCATCTTTCTTTTTTGGATCTATTTTTAAATTTTTGTTTTTAAATTGTGAATCATTAGATTCTGAGGACCCTTTTCGTTGTCATCTACGAGAAGATCTACGACTTTTTGGAGAATCAGAGTCATCATCATAATCATAACGATTTTTTACAACAACATTATGTGAATCCCGGCGAGGTGATTGATTGCGATTGTGTTGGCTATTTTGTAGGATGAATTTTTCAGTTCTTAATGCTGAAAGTTCTGATGCAGCTTCTTTTTGTGCAAGAGAATTAATGAGTTCATCCGTTTCTTGTGCTGCAGCACCAACTGTTTCTTTTATTTCGCAGCAACATTCGCATAATTGTTTAGCAATTGCAGCGGCATTAGTGGCAGCTGCTAAAGTGAGGGCAGCAGTATTAGCATCAGCTTGACGTCCTAAGCTATTTTCTAATTTGCAAATATCGAGAGCAACCTTTCCTGCGTTTTCAGCAGCTTGTAAGGTAATATTTGCCTCAGCACGGTCAGTGCGTGTTAACAGGAGTGCCTGAGTTGCTAATAGATCACGTTCGTGTCTTTCGGCACGTTCTGAAATATGTAATTGTTGACGATTCTCGAATTTATTCATTCGGTTGCTATATTTCTCGAAGTGATGATCTGATTGGCGGCCTAGGCTATTTTCTACTTTGACTAAATCAACTTGAGATTTAGCGAAGTAATCACCAGCTTGACGTTCAAGACCAGCAGTAGATTTATCAAGATTGTGCATTCCTTGTGCGAAATGATGATCAGACTTGCTAGCTAATACGGCTTCAGTTCGGTAAATATCTTTTTCAACAGCAGCGAATCGGTTTTGGGCACCGGACCAGTTTTCTCCGGCTTGTTTAGAGAGAACATATTCACCTTTCATGATATCGTTTTGTACTTTCCAGGCATCACCTTGGGCAAGACGAGCATAATCTGCTGCTTGTCGGCTTAAATCAGATTGATAATTTGACATTTTTTCACGTGTATCACCAAAATGAGTAGCTAAGTTAATTTGTCCATCTTTGTAATTGGAAACATCGGTGGCATGATTTTGGTACACTTGAGATTTGATTTCAGAACCAACTGCTTGTGTTTGTAGAACTCCAGCAGAACCATTTCTTTCAACAGCAGTTCGTGTATCATATCCGTTGCGTTCAGTAGCTAAAGAAATAGCAGCCCCGTTTCTTTCAGTTGCAAGAACACTAGCGACACCATTTGTTGATGTTGCAAGGACTCCAGCCACTCCGTTGCGTTCTACTGCATCACGTACAAGATTTGCATTATTAACTGTTGAAAGTGTGGTAGCAACACCAATACGTTCTGTTGCAAGTAGACCTTCAACTTTCCCCCCTTCAACTGCAGTGCGAATTTGATCAGCATTGCGGTCAGTTGAGAGGACCCCTTGAGTTGCATAGTTTTGCATGGCACCTCGGATTTCAGATCCGTTTCTGTCTGTGGCAAGGATACCTTGTGTAGAATATGCTTGCATACCAGTACGGATTTGGTCCCCATTTCTGTCAACAGCTAAGATACCTTGGGTAGAGTAAGCTTGAGCACCTTGGCGAAGTTCAGAACCATTCCTGTCAACAGCTAAGATACCTTGGGTAGAGAAAGCTTGAGCACCTTGGCGAAGTTCAGAACCATTCCTGTCAACAGCTAAGATACCTTGGGTGGAGAAAGCTTGAGCACCTTGGCGAAGTTCAGCACCATTCCTGTCAACAGCTAGAATACCTTGGGTAGAGAAAGCTTGGGCGCCTTGACGAAGTTCCACCCCATTGCGATCTGTGGCAAGAATAGATTGATCTCTATTGCGATCTACTTTATCACGAATTTCCATAGCATTACGATCAGTAGCAAGGATAACTTGATCCCGGGTACGTTCGACTCCATCACGTAATTGGTTTCCTGTGCGATCTATTTTATCGCGAGTTTCGAACCCATTACGTTCTACTCTATCACGGGTTTCAGCATTATTACGTTCTGTTGTATTGCGATTTTCGAAACCATTTCTTTCTACTTTCTCACGAGTTTCATGAGAATTACGATCAACATTATCACGTATTTCTACTCCATTACGTTGTGTGTTATCTTTGATATTATCGCCTTGAGAAGCTAATGATTCAAGTATTTCATTAGTATTTCTTCCAGAGGCATATGCTTGAAATGTGGGGTAATCGAGAGGAATATTATAACCGGGAGTTGTCATCTTTGTTTTATACTATCTAAAAAGAAAATAAATATTTCTAAAATGAATTTTAAATATTTCTAAAATGAAAATACAAATGAAAATAATTTTATGTATGATTGTAAAAAATGAGTACCTTATTGTTGAACGCGTTATAAATAGTGTATCAAGAATTATTGATGACTACTGTATTTGTGATACAGGGAGTACAGATAATACTATTGAAATTATAAAGAAATACACAAATAATATTTATAATCATAAATGGCTTAATTTCGGAATAAATAGAACCATGTCATTTATCTCATGTGTTAAAACTGCTAAAAAATTAGGCTTTAATTTAAGCGAAACATATGCATTGTTATTAGATGCTGATATGGAATTAATTATAAATGATTTCAATAAAAATAATTTAACAGAAACATGTTATTCTATAAAACAATTTAATGGAAATTATAGTTATTTTAATATCCGGCTTATAAGATTAGATCAAGATTGGAAATGTATAGGTGTAACTCATGAATTTTGGCAAAATTATAAAAGTGGGGTTTCACAAAAAAATATAAACGAAAATAGTTTTATAAAGTTAAACTCACTAATTATAAAAGACCACGGTGATGGTGGAAGCAAATCTGATAAATTTATTCGAGATATCCGTTTATTATCAAGGGGATTAATAGATGAGCCTCATAATAGTCGATATATGTTTTATTTGGCAAATAGTTATAGAGACAATAATCAATTGGATAATGCAATTGAAATGTATAAAAAATATATAATTTTTCCTACATGGGATGAAGAAAAATGGTATAGCATGCTTCAAATAGGATTACTTTCAAAAGATAAGAATAAAAAATTCAAATGGTTATTAAAGACATTTGAATTTAGACCTAGTCGGTCGGAACCTTTATATTATTTGGCAAATTATTGTCAAAAAAATAAATTATATAATCAAGGTTTTATGTTTGCTAAAATAGGTAATAAAATACCTTTTCCAGAAAATGATATTTTATTTGTTGAATACGATGTTTATAAATATAAATGTTTATTCGAGATCTCAGTGTGTGCTTTTTATACAGATTTTAAGGATGAAGGATATAAAGCTTGTGAAGAGTTAATTAAAATACCAGATTTACCTGATGATATTTTTAAACTTACGATATCGAATATATTGTTTTATAATCCAAGAAAAATAAATATACCACGTATTGTTTTACTAGAATAAATATATCATTAAAATCAACATTCCATAAATAAGTGTAAACTGAATTCGAAATTACATTTTATAAATTAGAAAATAATAAAATTGTTTTTTTTTGCATTTTATAATATTTTACTTGAATCATTTTATTATGCTGTGAATTTTAAGAACCACTTCATTGTTTCTGCATCAACTACGTAATCTTCAGATTTATTCTTCTCTATTTTTTTTTCAATAGGTTTAAAAAAGGGATTTTTCACAACTATGTTTTCCTTTAGAAACCACTTTTTAAATGGCAGAGGGTCAATCCATTGAGGAACATACCATTTTTTCATCTCATGATTCCATCTGCCACCAAGTTCTTTACATTCATCTTTATCTTCATAAGTACAGTTTAGATATACAACTTTTCCAGATGTATATTTTTTCTTCTTTTCAAAAACTGGTCCTTTTGTAACCTTTTTCTCTTCTACAATCTCATTGATCTTAACAACCGGAACCTCAACAATTTCTGTGATTTTAACGATAGGATCTTTTTCTTTCTCTTTCACAATATCCTTGATTTTAATAAGTCGGATCCACGATTGTTTAGTAGATGATGTATTGATATTCTTTATAGTAGTTATTGATGTTTTGAATTCTCCAAATAGCTCAGAAATTTTTGAATTATTTTTAGATTTCTTTTCCAGAAAAGCCAAAAGATCATCAACAACTGATATTTTTGCCTCATTTACGACAATAGAAACGACATCATTAATAGCAGCATATGCCATTTTTTCGAGCTTTGAGACAGAAATCGGAACGATATTTATTTTGATAGGATGTTGTTGTTATAGTAAGTAAGTTTTATAAATTTGATATATTATATGGTCAATCAATTTTTTAATATCCTAATGTAATCGGTAGAATATTTTATCTATAATATTAATAAAAAATGTTTTACGAGACTTATTTTCTTTTGGCCATGGTACATCTATAATTTTATACCCTTTACAAAATTTACAAATCCCTGGAGCAATTATATCCGAGCTTATTGATTTACTATCCAACCAGATTTTATTACATGTTTGACATTTCCAATGTAAAATTCTTGCTGTATCATAAGAAATATCTGAATATGGTTTTAAAATTTTAATTATTCCATGAGGAGATTTGGATTTTAAAATAGAGTTTCTATTTCTGATAGAATTATTTAAAGTTTCTATTAAATCGCATCTGGTTTCATATGGAATTACTGAATAACCTTTTTTAATTAAATGTATTACCATAAATATTTTTGACGAGATAATTTCAGTTTTTTGAGGAAAAATAATTATTAAATTATTAATTTCATTAATAATACTATATAATTCCTTCCCAACATTATTACTTATAACTTCTTCATTAATTGAGTTTATAAGTTTTAATAATTCATCAGAAGAATTTTTATTAATACTATTAATTTTATATATTACGTCTCTATAAGAATTCAATTTTGCTATATTTGCTCTTAATTTATTATTATCCTCTTTATAATTTTCTCTAATTTTCTCTAGAGTGATTTCTATTAAAGGTTTTAATTTTTCAATTGTTTCATCCAAAACATAATCAATATTTTTATAATATTCATCCATTTAAAAATAATTAAAAGTTTTCCTTTTAAATAGTCTTTTTTAAACATATTCTTTAATAACAAGATGAGCGGATACAGCTCTTATACCTCCAGCTGACGGAGTTATTGTTAATGCCGGGGAATTACCCAAGGGATTATTTATACTTAAAATTGAGTTTTCAATACTTGTATCTATTAGGCAGATACCAATAATTTGTGTTGTTCCTGTTGCTCTACCAACAACTGTATATGGGATTTCAACAGAATTTAAAACAACTATTAATTGACCTGGTTCATTAACACTAACTTGGAAACTAATTTCATAAAATCCAATGTTTTTTAAATTGAATGTTGATGAACTAATTCTTGTAATGTCAGTATTATTTGCGTGGCCATTCGTCGGAAATTCAACAGGTGTACCTGCTGCAATTGTGGCTGTATTATCTGGAGGCATAAGGGCATAAAAATCTGTTATATTTATTATACCAGGAATGCCTTGAATGCCTTGAATGCCTTGAATGCCCTGTTCCCCAATAGGGCCTGTATTTCCAGAAGCACCTGGATTTCCAGAATTGCCTTGTATGCCTTGTATGCCTTGTTCCCCAGTAGGGCCAGTTTTCCCAGAATTGCCTTGTATCCCTTGTATGCCTTGTGTGCCTTGTTCCCCAGTAGGGCCCGTTTTCCCTCTGCATCCTTTTTCACCTTGAATACACTGATATTCCTTCATCCTAGATTCTTTTTTATTACATTTTTCATTAATCACTTCACAATTATAAATAATATTCATTTTAGAAATACTTTTAAATTAAGAATAGGAAAAAAATTAAGATTATAAATTTAAATTAAACATTCATCTTTTAATTTTATATGATCAAAACCACGAATCTTTCCTGAATTATAAATTCTAGTTTGTGGAATTTCTAAAACGTTTTCAAATGCATCTTTGAATTCATTATGAAAACCTTGTTTCGTCATATATAGTTGTCTTACATTATATTTTTTGGGTTTTATATTTTTAGTACTAATCCATTTGGAAAAAGCATTTCTTAATTGTTCAGATAAGACATGACTATCAATTTGTGGGATTATATTTTCTTCTATAAATTGTTTATAAGTATCCATTGAAAAATATTTAAAATTTTCCATTTGATCTTGTGGGACTTGGATATTGATAGTTGTAGAATTATCATTATTTGTAATATTGGATCCTGAATCAAACTTAATTGATTGATGAACATTATTGATCATTTTTAATTTTGTATTTAGTTCTTCAATAGTCATAGAATCCATATGATTAACAAATGTTGTAAATAATTCACAAATATTTATAAGTATATCAAGTTCAATATTATAAAATTCTTTATTATATTTGAATTTATGAACATCTAAATAAGCATGAACAAATTTTTCTAATAAAATGCGGTGTGAAGTTTTAAATTTCCTCAGAATTTTAAAACACCCATCAGATTCACAAGTATTCATTGAGAATTCTCTATTTTCATCAATTGCAAAACCAACTTTATAAATATCTCTTTTAGATTCTTTAAGATTCCCTGCAATATATAGTATTCCACATGTCTCTTTGGTATGTTTATTTTTTTGATTCGCTATTTCTAATTGTTTTATGAGCTCTTCTTTTTCTCCCTTAAATATTTGAGTTTGTGATGTTATTCCTTTCATTAAAGATGACATTATGATATCCTCGAGTTTAATATAATATTCATGAATTTCTGCAGCTTTTGTTGTTCTAGCTTTTAAACAAAAGCTTTTGAATGTATTAATTGTCATCATTATAATTTCTTTATTATGTCCACCTCTATTGTCCTCATTAGTTTTTTGCTCCTGTTGTTGCGGAGTCAAAATTTTATAGTGTACATCCTGTATAAAATTTTTTTGTAAAAGCGTTTTAGCATTACATTTTTTAGCAAAATCTAACCATTCCCATATTTTATCAAGATCAATAATAAAATCAGTGGTTTTATCATATTTTTGATATAAATAAAAATGCATAACAAATTGTTTTTGTTCATCTGAATTAAATTCACTATTTAATTGAATAATTAAATTTTCATGATTCATAAAGTCGTTTAATGGATTGTCTGATATAAGTTTTTGTAATTCCATCGTAATCATAATAAAATAATTAATCTTTAAATATTGTTTTTTAAAATAAAAATCAAATATAAAATTCACTAACTTTATGTAATACGTGTTATTGTTACAGAAGCAGAAATTGGAGTTTCTCCAGCTATAGCTGGTATAAAATTAATAGTTTCACTTCCTATTGAAGTTCCAGCAAATTGTAATGTGAATACTTGCCCTATTGAAACGGGCATTAGAAAGAAGTTTGTCCATACTTGATTAGATGATGTAAAATTATTAGTTACAGCACTTCCATTAATTTCTACACCTCCTAATATTCCACGTACAGAAGAGCTATTACTTGTAATAATAGATGATATAATAACAGTATATGAAACTAAGTATATACCTGCTTGATTACATGTAAAATTACCAGTAAGATATATCCATCCATTAATTTGAGGAGTAGATGTAAATATAATATTTTCGAATGTATTTGCGACAATTATAGTTTGTGTATCATTTTTAATAGCCCATGTATAATTATTATTCGTTATAATTGGTCCGGTTGCCCCGGTTAATCCAATTGGACCAATTAATCCTTGGCTCCCGGTTAATCCAATTGGACCAATTAATCCTTGGCTCCCGGTTAATCCGATTGGACCAATTAATCCTTGGCTCCCGGTTAATCCAATTGGACCAATTAATCCTTGGCTCCCGGTTAATCCAATTGGACCCTGTAATCCTTGGATCCCTGTATCTCCATTTAACCCAATTGGACCCTGTATTCCAGTAGCACCAGTTATTCCAATTGGGCCCTGTATTCCTTGACCTCCAGTATTTCCGGTTACCCCAACTGGGCCCTGTATTCCTTGGATTCCTTGACTCCCTGTCGGGCCCTGTATTCCTTGGCTCCCAGTATCTCCAGTTAAACCAGGAATGCCTTGTATTCCTTGGATTCCAGGTAGTCCAATTTCACCTATTCCAATTGGGCCTTGAATGCCTTGAATTCCTTGGCTCCCAGTCGGTCCCTGTATTCCAGTTTCACCTATTCCAATTGGACCTTGAATGCCTTGAATGCCTTGAATACCAGGCTTTCCAGATGGTCCTTGCTTTCCAGTTTTCCCCTTTGGCCCCCTACGCCCTTCACAACATTTATTATCTTTATGACTGTGATGGTGATGACTTCTTTCTTCGTGTTCTGGCATTATGTTTTTATACTAATTTAAAAGATTTTAAATTCATTTTAGAAATATTTTAAATTCATTCTATAAATATTTTTTCTCTCATTTAAAATTACAGAAATGACTTTAAATTTAACAGCCCAACAAAAAACTGAAATTTCAGATTACATTAACGAATATAGAGCTTTACATCAAGCACCTGCATTATTATGGAATGATACAATAGGACAATTTTCCCAAAATTGGTCACTTTATTTATTACAAAATAGAGTATTCAAACATAGTGGAAATCAGCTTTATGGTGAGAATCTTGCATATTTTCAAGGGCATGGAACAGAAATAATGAAAATATTAAAGTTAGCAGTTGATAACTGGTATAATGAAGTAAAATTTTATAATTTCGCGAAACCAGGATTTGCAGCAAGCACTGGTCATTTTACATGTTTAGTATGGAAATCTAGTATATCTTTTGCAATGGGTATTTCAATTGATAACATATCACAAACTGCTTATATAACTATGAATACATCCCCACCAGGAAATTATATTGGACAATTTCAACAAAATGTTTTAGTGCCAGTGCCAGCTCCAGTGCCAGCTCCAGTTCCAGCTCCAGTGCCAGTTCCAGCTCCAGTGCCAGCTCCAGCTCCAGTTCCAGTGCCAGCTCCAGTGCCAGCTCCAGTGCCAGCTCCAGTGCCAGCTCCAGTGCCAGCTCCAGTGCCAGCTCCAGTTCCAGTGCCAGCTCCAGTTAATCATGTTATAGATGTGGAAACAAAGACTTATATTATGAATGCATTAAATACTATAACAGGTGAAATAATGACCGATGTTTCTATGGGAAAAATACTGACAGATTTATCTTCGCTTAAAAAATATTTAAAAAATGTTTCGAATGTTGCTGTTTCAAAAAATCTAAAGGTTTGTGAATCTAATACATCAAATTTACTTAAATTTAATCCATATTCATACCCATATGGAAATTACCCTTATGGGGGATATCCTTATGATTATCCATATGGATACCCTTATGGTGGTGGATACCCTTATTATTTAGATCCATATGATAGATATTTACATCTATCATCACCATTAGGATCAAATACATCAAATAATATACATCATATCATTCCTCACAATACATCTAATTTATTACACACTCAAGAGAAAAATAGTTGTGAATATCCTCATCATCAGTATCCTCACCCTCATCACCACCACCCATTTTTATATATGGATGGAAATTCGCAAATAATAAAAACAAATCAAAATTAATTTAAATATACATCATTGGTAATGACAGATTTCTCTCCTTCTTATGAATAAATTTATCAATAATATCTCGAGTAACATTGACAGGAAATTTCAGTTCTTCTTTTTCTATAATATTCTTTTTCAGAAGTTTATGAAGATTTACTTGACTAATTAATTCTTCTAATGATCTTTTAAGATTTCTGACTCCTTTTTCTTCATCAGTTATAGATATAATATAATTGTAAACTTCATCTGATAAAATAATGTCCTCGGGATTAAATGAGAATTCTTTAATAATCAAAGGCATCATATATTCTTTTGCAATTTTAAGTTTTTCTTTTTGACTATATCCTTCTGTTTTAACAGTAATCATCCTATCTTTAAGAATTGGATTAATTAAATCTCCGTGGTTATATGAGAATACAATAAGACATTTAGATAAATCAAATTCAATATCACTAAAATATTTATCATGAAATTTATCATTTTGACTAGAATCTGTTAAATGAATCAATATATTTACAATTTCTTCTCCATGACGTGTAGTACTAATTTTATCTAATTCATCGAAATATAGTACAGGATTCATACATCCAACTTTCATAAGAATTTCTGCAATTCGTCCATGCCTTGAGCCTTCATAAGTATATGAATGTCCTACAAGATAACTTCCATCACTGATACCACCCAATTGAACGAAGCCAAAAGGTAGATTTAAAGATTCACATACAGCATTACATAATGAAGTTTTACCTGTACCCATCTCCCCTTCTATTCCAATAACAAGACCTTTAGAATCAGGGTTAGATATCCATTTTGCTAATAGACGAATAACCTGGTTTTTAGCATCATTATGTCCAAAAACCTTTGAATCAATATTTTTTTTGATATTGTCTAAGAATGATGTGATGTCATCAATTGAATTATTATAATCAATGGGTAAATTTTTATATTTCCCAATTGGTAATTTTGAAATATTTTCAATCCAATTATATAACTTCATATATTCAGAAGATGATGAATCTATAGAGTTAAGTTGTTCAACTTTATTGATAGCTAGTGCTTTAAGTCGAATATCCATATTAGATTCGAGAATTTTGAATCTCATAGGAGTTTTAACATAGTTAATATCTTGGATTTGTTTTTCAATTTCATCAATTACTTTCTGTTTTTTATTTGGAAGTTCTTTATAATATTTTTTTTCTTCTCGTATATATTGTGTTGTGTTTTTATCTTGACCCTTTTTCCTTTTATTTGATGTAGGTTTTTTCTTTAATTCTATATTTTCACATTCACTATCACATTCACTATCTTTTGATGATTGTTCATTACTAAATAACTTGTCTTGTTCTTGAAGAAGTTTATCAAGTTTAGATTCATCATCCTCCTCATCATCTTCATCCTCATCATCTTCATATTCATCATCATCTTCCTCTCGATCATCATAATATTTTGAAAAATCAATTGGTAATTGCATTAAAATAATAGGTGTTTCATATTGATTATTAGATGATATTTGATTTTCTTGTTTAATATCTGTTTGTGTAGATTGATCATGTGTTAAAAGTTTAGATCGAATGCGGTTGTATGTCTTGAATTCTTCACGAGTTATAGTAGACATATGTTTATATTATACAATTATATTGAATATTAAACAAACTTGAAAATAACTTTCAAAGTTTTTTTTAAATTCAAGAAACGTTTATTTTATTTTAAAAGAGGATTTCACTTGTTTCTTGAAATCTGGATGGTATTGATATTATATTTATATATAAAATTATAAATATAATTATAACTTTAAATACATTATTTATTATTGGTGATCTATATATTATAATAATTAATGAAATCATAGTAAATATCATCGAAATTTCTAAAATTTTAGGAATATTTAAAATTTTTAAATACAAATTTGATTTAGTAGTTCCACATATATATGTTTTATCTAATATACGTTTTTCATGACAATCAAGTACACATTCATTATTACGAACATACCAATGAGATACCATTATAATTAAGAAAATTAGATAAATTGAATCATATGTTGGTTTATCATAGATTAATATATAAGTAACAAAGAATAGAACTGCAGCTAAATGTAATATTCTTGTTATCCATAATCTAATATTATCGTATATATTATTTGTAAATATTACTTTGATTGGTACATACCCTTTATATATATTAATAGGAACAAATACTGAATATATACATGTTGAAAGTAATATTAAAATAATTATAAAATACGTAAAATTCATCATTTTAAATTTATTAAAGACTTTAATAAAATAAATAAAGTATTTTAACCTTTAAAGCATATAATGTTGACTTACTACGATGGTGATAAATAATATAATAGTTAAAATTATTAAAATATTAAAATATAAATGGAGATAATATTTTAATATTGAAAATCTCCATACAATTTTGGTTTTTTGTATTAAACATTGATTTTTCCTTGCGAAATATTCTATTAAATTTCCTGATTCTATATCAGAATCTTCACATAATTTTTGCTCAAAAAGAATTGGTAAGTAACAATAATTATTCAAAGATGCATATCCTGATAAAAAAATATCAACATGAATTTTTCCAATATATTGCATATAATTATTTAAAATTTTCGGCACTGCTCTTTTATTAATACAATATGCATGTGTGGCGAATGGATTATATTGAATAATATTATTTGTAATATTATTGTTATTTAAATATAAATTTGTATAATTAATAGGGAAATATCCTAAATAAAATAAGTCCCATGAGTTATTTGTTTTCATGAATTGTATAGCATTTTCTATATTTTTAAGATTATATGATTCAGTGGGAATTATGTCATCTTCAAATATAAGAATATTATTTTTATTATGTTCATTCATATATTTAATGATTTTAAGATGTGAGTCAAAACATCCATAAATACCTCCATTTGGGTGTTTATCTACAATAACAAATTTTACAGGTATATTTAATTCATTAAAAATTTTAGATACTTCGTCTCTTCTATCAGTTCTATTTTGAAGACTGATACAAAAAATATCATCAAAAAAATCCCAAATCATATTTAAATCTTAATATTATACTAGATATTCTTATAAAAAGTAAAATTACTATTATTAACTTGGGTTAAAAATATAATATATTATTAAATGAAAGTCGTAACTGTAGCAACACATAGTGAGAGATATTTTCCTGTGTTACTTCAATCATGTAAACGCCATGGTGTTGATTTAACTATTTTAGGATGGGGTGAAAAATGGCAGGGTTTTGTATGGAGATTTAAGAAATTATTAGAATTTTTAAATAGTGTATCAGATGATGAATTAATTGTTTTTATTGATGCTTATGATGTAATTTTATTACAAAATGCAGCAACTATTGAAAAAAAATTTAATCTATTAATAAACAAAACAAATGCCAAAATAATTATAGCTTTTGATAATCCAAATATATCATCATCTTGGATTGAATTTATTAGTAAATATATATTTGGAAATTGTCAAGGTAAGAGAATAAATGCAGGAACTTATATTGGAAAAGCCAAAGATATTAAAAATCTCATACAAAATGCGTGTAAATTTTTCGACTGTGATACAAATATTAAATATAATGATGATCAAATATTATTAACGAAATATTGTAAAATAAATCCACAAGATATGTATATAGATGAAGGCAAGGACTTATTTTTGATAGTGAAATCTGATTTTTTACTACCTTTAAATATGTATAAAAATCATATAGAAGTAATTAATAATGAATTAATATACCAAAATATAAAACCATGTTTTATTCATGGTGTTTTGTCAACAAATATGAATAATATTATTGAAAAATTAAATTATACAAATGATTTTAAATTACAAGATTTTATGAAATACAATATAAAGTCTATGTTGCATTTTTATCATCACGTGATCAATTCAACAATATTAATAATTTTATATATAATCGTAATTATTATAATATTTTTAATACATTTTAAACGTTTAATTTAAAAGAATAGAGAATAAATATGTTATTTTTATTGAATAAAAAAATTGATTTGACTATATTAATTTTTTATTTTTTCAAGTTCAATCGTTATATAAGAATAATATTATATAACCTATAATTAAAATGTCGATATACAAAGAATTATCATCATCAAATGAAATTGATAATATAAAGGGTATCAGATTTTGCATTTTAAGTCCTGATGAAATTAAACGTATGTCTGTTGCTGAAGTTTATAAAACAGATACTTATGTTTCAACAGAACCAGTTGTTAATGGATTATTTGATCCAAGAATGGGTGTATTAGACCATAATAAAGTATGTCAAACATGTGAACAAAAAAATACATTCTGTCCTGGTCATTTTGGACATATCAATTTATCAAAACCAGTATTTTATATTCAATTCTTTGATGTAGTTAAAAAACTTTTGAAGTGTGTGTGTTTTAGATGTTCAAAACTTCTTATTAATCCAGATAGTGATCAAGTAAAAGGTATTTTAAATAGAAAATATTCACGACAAAAACGTTGGGAACTTTTATATAAATTATGTTCAAAAGTAAAAAGATGTGGTTCAGAAACTATGGATGGTTGTGGTGCTAAACAGCCTGATAAAATTTATAGAGAGCCTATTGTTAAAATTATTATGGAATGGAAAGAACTTGCAGAAGAATCTAGAAAACAGGTGATGAATGCTGAAGAAATTTTAAAGATTTTAAAGAGAATTTGTGATAAAGATGCAGAAATTCTTGGATTTTCCAAAAAATATAATCGTCCTGAATGGATGATTTGTACAGTACTTCCTGTACCACCTCCAGCTGTAAGACCTTCGGTAAGAACTGATACAGGACAGAGGAGTGAGGATGATTTGACACATAAGTTGTGTGATATTGTTAAGAGTAATAATTCATTAAAATCAAAAATAGAAAAAGGTGCATCAAAAGAGCAAGTTGATATCGCGACACAAGTTTTACAGTATCATGTTGCTACATTTATTGATAATAAGATTCCAGGTATTAATCCAGCACAACAAAGGACTGGTCGTTTACTTAAATCTTTAACAGAAAGACTTAAATCTAAAGATGGTCGTATTCGAGGTAATTTGATGGGTAAACGTGTTGATTTTTCAGCACGTAGTGTTATTACACCTGATCCTAATATTAGTATTGATGAACTTGGGGTTCCACTAAAAATTGCTATGAATTTAACATTTCCTGAAATTGTGAATAAGTATAATCGTGAAAAACTTACACAATATGTGATTAATGGCCCTGATGTATATCCTGGGGCCAAATTTATTAGAAAAGGTAGTTGGACTAAGGCCCTTAAGAATATGCCAAATCGATCAAGTATTGTTTTGGATGATGGGGATGTTGTTGATCGTCATCTAATTGATGGAGACTTCGTACTATTTAATAGGCAACCTTCTCTACATAAATACTCTATGTTGTGTCATAGAGTTAAAGTGATGCCATATAATACATTCCGATTGAATGTATGCGCATGTGCGTTATATAATGCTGATTTTGATGGGGATGAAATGAATTTACATGCACCTCAAAGTATCACAACAGCCAATGAACTCATTGAATTGGCTGCAGTACCAAATTTGATTATCAGTGTAAGAGAGTGTAAACCTATTGTAGCAATTGTACAAGATGTAGCATTAGGTGTTTTTAGGTTTACAAAGAGTGGAGTAACATTAACAGAAAAACAAATGTTTAACCTATTGGCAAATAATTTGAAATTTACAGGAGATGTTCCAAAACCAATGTATAATAAGGGAGGTGTAATGAAATGGTCAGGTAGACAGGCTCTTTCAACAATTATTCCAAAAAATATTAATGTTAAAGGTCCAAATAAATCTTATGAACCAACTGAAACAAATAAAGATTTAGAAAACTTTGTAATTATTGAGAATGGTGAATTACTACAGGGTATTGTTGATAAAACTATTTATCAAAACAGGACAAAGGGTTTAATTCATTCGATTTATAATGAATGTAGCCCACACGAAACACGTATCTTTTTCGATAATACACAAAAAATGATGTGTGATTGGTTAGTATTATCTGGATTTAGTGTAGGAATTTCAGATTTAGTCGTAGATGATAATACAAACATTAAATTGAAAGAGATGATTCATGATATGAAAGTAAATGTTTATGATGTGATCCGTGATATTCATATGGGAACTTTTGAAAACAAATCGATTAACAATAATAATATATTCTTTGAGGAGGAAGTGAATAAGATTCTTAATCAGACTATTTCAAAGGTTGGTAAGGTTGCTCTTTCAAATCTAAATGATCTCTATAATCGTATGATTAATATGGTTAAAGCTGGTTCAAAAGGTAGTATTATTAACGTATCTCAAATGATTGCTTGTCTAGGACAACAAAATGTAGATGGTAAACGTATTCCTTATGGTTTCGAAGATAGAACTCTACCTCATTATACCAAGTATGATGATGGTCCAGAGAGTCGTGGCTTCGTTGAGAATTCCTTTATGACAGGATTAACACCACAACAATTCTTCTTTCATTCTATGGGTGGTAGGGAAGGTTTGATTGATACAGCTGTAAAAACTTCAGAAACAGGTTATTTACAAAGAAAACTTGTCAAGGCAATGGAAGACTGTAAAATTAATTATGATTACACTGTAAGAAATGCATCTGGATCAATTGTTCAATTCTTATATGGAGAGGATGGAATAGATGCAACAAAGATAGAAGCTCAACCAATTCTATATATTGATATGGATTATGCAAAACTAAAGAAAGAATATCATCTTACTAAAAATGATAATTGTGACTTCTTATTAAGTGATGATACTATTAAAGAATTTAACGATTCTAAAGATTGGGAAGATCGTATGAATAAACACTTTGAACAAATTTTAAAAGATCGTGAATTTATGATCAAGGATGTTTTTGGCAGTATTAAAGAGACATCTATTATGTATCCTGTAAGTTTTATGAGAATTATTAATAATACAAAGGCTTTATATAATAAATATGAGAAAGAAGTACTTTCAGACTTATCCCCTATTTATGTTTTAGATACTATTAATAAATTATCGGATGAATTGTATATTAATAAAAACAATCGTGGTAATAAATTTATTGGAATTCTACTAAGGTGTTATTTTTCACCAAAGAAAGTATTATATGATTACAAGTTTAGTAAAATGGCATTTGATAATATTATTCAACAAATTAGATTAAAATTCTATGATGCAATTGCACATCCATCAGAAATGGTTGGTGTTATTGCGGCACAATCTATTGGAGAGCCTTGTACACAGATGACTCTGAATACTTTCCATCTTTCTGGTGTATCTTCAGCTTCTAAAGCAGTTCGTGGTGTACCTAGAATTAAGGAATTACTCAGCGTAACAAAAAATATTAAATCCCCAGCCTTGACTATATTTATTAAAGATGAGTTTAATCAAGATAAGAAAAAATGCAAGGAAATTCTAAATACAGTAGAGACTACATACTTTAAAGATATTGTATCATCAACTAAGATATATTATGATCCTGATGATTTTAATACAACTATTGAAGAAGACAAATTATTTCTTGCAACTTATCAAGAATTTGTAAATCAAGAAATGATTTCAGTAGAAAATCTTTCACCATGGCTATTACGTATGGAATTTGAAAAGGAAAAACTAGTAGAATATGATATTTCAATGATCGATATCTATCATGTATTACAAGACTTTTATGATAATAATATTAACGCAATGTTTAGTGATGATAATGCCAAGAAACTAGTGTTCCGTATTAAAATCTATGAAGATGATGATGTTGAAAAGGATATTATCACAGAATTGAAAGCATTAGAGAAAAATATAATGGAACACCTAATTATAAAAGGGATTAAAAAAATTAATAAAGTTTCAATGAATAAAAAAGAATCAATGAAATATTCTGATGAAACAATGACATTTGATAAATCATACGAGTGGATTTTAGAATCAAGTGGATCAAATCTATTAGCTATTCTTTGTCACAAAATGGTAGATGCTAATAGAACAATTAGTAATAATATTAATGAAATATATGAAATATTTGGTATTGAAGCTGCAAGACAGGCATTATATAATGAGATTTGGGAAGTTATTAAAGATGCTGATTTATATGTAAATTATAGACATCTTGCACTATTAGTTGATACAATGACAAATAAAGGTTATCTCCTTTCTATTGATCGCCATGGTATAAATAGAGTTGATATTGGTCCTCTTGCTAAATCTTCTTTTGAAGAGACAACAGATATGTTAATTAAAGCGGGTATTTTCTCAGAAGTTGATAAGATTAATGGGGTTTCAGCTAATATTATGTTAGGACAAATCCCCCCTTGTGGTACAGGTGATACTGACATTTTGATTGATGAATTAAAATTAATGGAACTAATTAATCAATATGTAGAACCAATTAACGAAGATGATGAGAATATTACAGAGGTTGATCCTTCTGTAAAAGAGGCAGCTTGTTCATTAGATAATTTAACATTTGACTTTACAATGCCTGAAATTGATAAGTCTATTGTTAAAAAAGAGATGACAATTAAAATTGTCTAATGTTTTATAAAGAGTAATGGCTTTTAAATTTAGATTAAAATTTGATTTTGAAATTATATTTTGTCTTTCTATTGCTATATCTGCGGGTATTATAATATTATTTTATTATTTTCATAATCATGAAAGAAGAATAGAAAGATATTTATTAAAGCATAAAAAGGGTTTATTTGTGTTATTAGAAATAGTTTATTTTATTCTTATAGTAAGTGTTGTATTTAATACTAGATATATTTTATCAATATGGATGAATGATATAGGTAAATCTGTGTTAAAATCCATGAAAATTAAAATGCCTATTTCAAAATAATAACAATGTTACGAAGGTAGTTATAAAATATGCAAATGTTCCCCATAATGTATCAATTATTCCAGTCATAAGATTATAACTACTAAACATAGCATAATTTGTAGCATTAAATACACCATATATAATTAACCCAAAAAGAGCTCCGTAACGTAATGATAAAAATACTTTATTTTTATTTGTATCTTGTTCAATTAATTTGAAAACGATAAATATTAACCCAATATACATTAATGGATATGCAATTAATGCTCCTAGAATACGAATATTCATATTACTTCCTTGAATATTTTTTACAAGTGTACTGTAAAGAGATTTATTATAATAAATCCATATTAAGTCGATAATCGTAAGAAAAATAATCGCAAATACATATTTAATTAAATTCATTATATACATATAATTAGAGAATTCATTATTTAATAAAAGATGGATGATATCAATATTATTATAATTTGTTAATTAAATTAATATAAATTGTATTAATATCTAATACAGGAGTATTATATATTATATATCTATAAAACCAAAATTCGGTAACTATTACAATTAGTGATAAAACAAATGATTTTATTATTACTTGGAATGCATTATTTTTATTTATCATAAATAAACAAATAATTGATAAAAATAGTACTATTTCACAAATTATATAAATAGTATACATTCGTTTTATAACTATTTTATTATTTTCATCTACATCATATATATCATTACCATTTTGTTTTTGATTAACTAATTTAATAATATAAGATTTAATTTCATCTGAAAGCCATATTTTAGATGGTTTTAATACAAATTTTATATTTTCATCAATTTCATTTTTTAAATGTTCCTTTTGTAATTTTATTCCTATAATTTGATATAATAATGTTAAACCTAATATAATTAGAGATACATTTAAAATTATTATTAATATAATTTGTAACATCCTTTAAATTATAATTTAGAATTTTGTTTATTATAGTAAAATGATCATTTGGATATTGAATGTTATATACCATATTTTTTTAATATTAACAGTCTTAGGAATTGTATTTTATTCATTTGGAATAGAATATGAGAAATCTATTATAACCAACTTTATATTAACTTCATTAACACCTGATTTTAATAAAAATAATCAAGATATTTTATCAAAAAACTTGAAGGAAAATTTAATTAATACAGGATTACCTTCTACATGTATAGAATATAAACAAAGTTCTGTTAAGCTAATATTTATAAGTGTATATATTACATTTTTATTAATAACCATTGCTATAACAATTGTAGCTTCATATTATATTCCAATACAAACACTTTTAGGAATTATATTTGAAAATATGATAATTTTTACATTAATAATAATTTTTGAAATAGTTTTTTTTTATTATATTGTCGTTAATTATGTATTAGTTAATTATGATGAATTAAATTATTATATTAGGGAAAGTGTTATAAAACATATAGAATAAAAGGTATTTATAATTAAAATTTTTTTTAAGTATTTACATGATGAAAAATATTCTTTAAAATTAATTATGAAAGAGATTATAAAACTATTTTGGGAATTTTTTCATAAAGATCCATGGTTTGTTATTACAAACGTGGCTTTTTCGATATTAATCCCTATACAAGATGTTTTATTACCACATTTATATGGTAATGTAATATCTGCGATTGAGAAAAAAAAGAACCTTTTAAGACCATTTTTAATTGTAATCATATTATTAGTGATAATTCAGGTTGGTTATGTTGTATCAGATTGGCATGATACAAAATTATTCCCAAAAATGCAGACTTTTATAAGACAAAATATGTTAAATTCAATATTTAAAAATTATGAAACTCAATACCAAGACTTATTTCTAGGTGATTTAATGTCTAAATTTATTAAGATCCCAATGCATTTAACCCAATGGTTTGAGAGACTTAAAAATTATATTTTACCATATATTTTAGCATATATTTTAGCAATTATATATTTTATGTGGAATGATTTATTATTAGGTATATTTTTGGCAATTTTATTAATTATATATGTATATTTAGTAGTAGGGGCTCCATCATTTTGTAAAAGAAGGGCTATTTTAAAAGATACAGCACAAAATAACCTTCATGAAGAAATAGATGATACTTTGAGAAACCTTATATCTGTATATGGTGGAGAACAACAAGAAGAAGAATTTAAAAGGTTAGATATATATGAGGAAAAATACAGAAAGGCTTATGAGAGTACAATGATATGTGCTTTAACAACGAGAGCATATGTAACACCTATTGTTATAGGATTTTTGATCATCTTTTGTTATAGATGTGGTATAAAAATTAAAAATCGAACTATGGATACATCAAGATTTGTCCCATTATTTATAATATTATTATATTTGTTGAGTTCTATGATGAATTTAACAGATCAAGTAAGAGATATGATATTTGAAGTAGGTATTATAAGTAATTTTGAGGAGATGTTTTCATATAAACATATCTCTAAAAATACAGATATTCCAGATTCATTAATAATACCACAACAAGGATTATATTTATATGATGTTTCTTTCTCTTATTCGTCAACATTAAAACCTACAATATCACATTTAAATTTATATATAAATAATGGGGATAGAATTTGTATTGTAGGTGAAATTGGTAGTGGTAAAAGTACTATACTTAAATTATTACTTAAATTACATGAACCAAATTATGGTACAATATTTTTAAATGGTGCTTCATATAATAATATACCTGTTAAGAATATTCGCAAAATAATTGGTTATGTCCCACAACAACCTATATTATTTAATAGAAGTATTCTTGAAAATATAAAATATAGTAATCCACATGTAGATGATGAATATATAATTAATTTATTATATCAATTAAATTTATCAGAGGCTTTTTTAAATTTATCAGAGGGATTAAATACTAAAATAGGTAAAAATGGTTCAAAAATTTCAGGTGGCCAAAGGCAATTAATATGGTCATTGAGAATTTTATTGCATAATCCTGATATATTAATATTAGATGAACCAACGGCATCACTAGATGAGAAAACGAAATCCCTTTTGATAAGATTATATGAACACTTTATGACAGATAAAACTATAATAATGGTTACTCATGATCAAACATTAATGAAATATGCAAAAAGAATGATCGTCATGGATTCAGGTAAAATTGTAAATGATTATTACGTAAAATAAAAAAAATTGATTTTTATTAAAATAATTTAGTTTTAATGATATTAAATGAATCCTTCTCAATCTATAATTAAAAAGATACATTCACTTATATGTTCAAAAGTTAAAAATGGGTTAGATAATCTTTTTGAAGATAAAAGATTTAATATTCATGAGAATCAGATTGTTTATACTTTTAAAGAGTCTTATATGTATGAAGACGCTTATACTTCTGAGTTATTTTTTGAACAAGATTTAAAGAGTGATTGTGAATATATTGTTTATAATATTCAATCTGTCATTAAAAATATTGAATTTAAAGAATCCTATTATGATTTAGATATAATTCATTCAAGGTGTGATAATAAATATATTGATTTTATATATAAACCTAGTCCTATTTATATTGAAAATGTAAATAAATTAAATGATAGAATATTACAAGAATATTTAGAAACATATAATTTATTCAAAAATATCAGAATATGTAATCATAATAATAATTATAATCACAGATTATCATTCTCAATTAATGGACGTTTATATAATAGACCTGATAGGGAATATTATATAGTGATGAATGATAATTATAATTTTAATATCCAAGTTTATAAATTAGATCCTAAAAATAAGAGAGAGAAAATGATATTTGGCATATGGATGAATGTGACATCTTGTAATAAAAATGTAATTTCTGAACCATTCTTTCTTTAAAATACTTAAAGGTACAAATTATGTTATAAATATAAAATGGATTATTTATATAATGAAGGTCTTAAAAATAATAATTGGGATACAATACCAATTGAAATGCCCCTTATAAAACTATATATTAATGTAATTTCTGATAAGATTCATATAAATATAATTACTATTTCTTTACTTAAAAATTCTATTAAAAACAATTTCAATATGAGTATTTTAAATTTAGTGGGTAATCCATCTAAGAAAACAGTAATGTTTGAATTATCATTATATGATGAAAATATAAATAGTTGTGATATATTAGTTGGTTTTTTATCACATAAAGATGCAATATTTGATACCTATTTAAAAATTATTTTGGAACCGAAAAAAAAATCATTTTTTTCTAATAATAAGTGTGTTGAATTAATTACAACTATTAATAAAAGTGGTTTCACACCATTTTTATACAATGCTTTTCCATTCCCGAGAATTAGTTTTGCAAATTATAATATAAAATTTATATGTGATTCTTTATATAAACCAAATGTACTATGCGCAAATGTACAAACATTAGAAAGAAAACAACTAATAACCTCAAATATTTTTTTACCAATTAAAAATCCAAATAGAGAATTACTTTTTCAAAATATTAATAAATATCGTAGAGGTCCTGATATTATTTTACCACATATTAAAAATTAAAATTTTAGTTTTATGAATTTTTAATAGGTGATGGGGTATCAACATCAATTTTATATTTTTGTTTTTTATTTTCAACAATTCTGTAGAAATTTTCAGGGATATCTTTTTTCTTAAAAAGAATTATTTTTTCATTTTTAACATATAAATCAAATTGATCTAATTTTCGATCTCTATCATATGCATTATTTAAAAATACTGTATAATTTGAATTATTATTAACGACATATAAACCATCTACATTATCCTTCTTTTTTCTTCCTATAATAATTAAATTAATACCAATTATATCAGCCATTATTTTAATTTCATAAATTGATGGAAAATAATTAATAGAATCAATAATATTAAATATTATATCTAATGATGGTTTTGATACTGATAATTTTTTAATGTTAAAACTATCCTTTAAATTTTTTAAAAAACTTTCGTTTTCAAAAATATTATTGATGGTATCTTTTGTATAATCATGAAGTATACGTGTTTTTAATATAGATTTTAAAATATCAATATTTAAATCTTTATTAGGATTTATTGCTTCATTAATATTTGTAAATAATGAATATAAATATAATGAGTTATATTTTTTATTTTGTATTATATTAAATGTTTTAAGGTATTTTCTCCATACTACAGGTATATCATCAAAAATTGTATTTTCTTGGAGATATATTTTGGATAATGATTTAATATTTATATTTTTATCAAATATATACTGGTCAGTAATATCTTCTAATTTTTCAGATAATAATTTAAATGGGTTTTTTTGATAATCAATGATATCTTGTATTTTATTATTATTAATATCATGTTGATCAAGTAAAATTTCACCTAGATTTATGGAAAATACTTTAATTTCTAAATTAACATTTCTTCCTAAAAGTAATGTTTCTATCATTTTATTAACAAAATTTTGCATATATTCATCAGGAATTCCCATTAAACATGTATTCCATGTAGAATTTTTATCAACATCACATGGATAAACACAATTCTTGTTTTCATTATTGTCACATATATCATTGATTATTTCTTTAGCCATTATAGATTCGTTTGATTTAATAACAATTTGTTTACTTATATTTTCTAATATATTTAATAATTTTTCTCTTCTAAAATTTTTAGGAAATGGATTTTGTAAATCTGTCAAAAATGTAATTTCACTTCTTATTGTTTCATCATTATTAATGAAACTAGTAACACTTTGGAAAAAAACTTCAAAAGCTCTGGAATTTTCTTTTATAGTTTTCATTATTTTAGTTCTTTTATCTTCAACCTGTGTCTCTATAAATATATCCAAATCATTTTCGAATTTCTTAAATAAAGAATTTTTTCTATTTAATTGTAATGGTACCAATACATTTTTTAATTTAACAGCAATATTTTTCTCATCATCATCATTATCTACAATAAAATGATCAATTTCATAATATGAATCCCCTGTAAATTCTTGGAGTTTTTCAAATATATTTGTAATAATATCATCATTTAATAAACATTTAAAATCAGTAATATCATTAAAATATACATACGATTTATTTGATACATTGTAAATATCTAATTTGTTTTTAAAAGGGATAAATAAATTCTCCTTTAATAATACTCCCCTTATCCTAAAACTAAAATCAATCACATAACTTCTTGTTTTATACCCCAGGGATTCTAAATATAATGCAATTGTTTCTCCTGTTTTATCTGTTAATATATTTCCACAATTATTAAGATAATAATTTATAATATTTTTAATATTATCATCACAATCTTCGTATATAAATTCGTATTGTGCAGAAATATTACCACTATTATATTCTATATATGATAATGGTTCATAATAATCATTATTTTTAATTATAAATATAAAAGGATTATTAATATTAATAAATTCCTTTACATTTCTATTAAATGGACAGAGTAATACAGTCTTATTTGTAGATGTATCAACATCTACAATTATAATATGAGCATTTTGAGTATTTATATTTTGTTCAATATTTATAAGATCTAAAAGAGTCCTATGATCTTTAACTGTAGTTTCATCTTTTAAATATTCAATAAAATGTTTAAATGAATTATAAATCATAAACTCTCTAATTACATCTTTATATGTAATTAAATCTTTTTTATTGAATATTATAGGATCAATTTTCTCAATGTCTTTTTTAATTTTATATAAATTAAAATTTTTTATGTAAGTATTTTGTTTTAAGAACCAGTTATGAAATTCTTTAAAGTTATTTTGATTATATATATCAAAATTATTATTTATAAATAGTCTAATTATTTTACCATTTTCGAGAGCTAAATATTTTTGAACATCTAGATTATTTATAATAAAATTTAATAATTCTTTATCAGATTTAAATGGTAAATTTAACATAAATATAATACATGATATGAATGAATGACTAAAATGATTAATACCTTTGCGTAAAAAACATTTTGTTCCACTATCTAATAAACCTGTACCATCATGTCTTGAACCACATTTTTTATTACCTAATAATTCAGTTAATTCTTTTGGTAATAAACCTAATCTAGATGCTTCAAGTGGGAAATAATGTTCACCTTTAATATATTTTTCGTTACCAATAATATCTTTATCTTTTACTGTAATATCTAATTCCTTTTTCTCTAGAGGTTTTATTTCTTCAGTATTATAGTTTGTTTTACATGTTTCTTGTTTTTTCTTTTTATCACTTGGAGGAAGTTTAAAACAGCAAGGTAAACAAAAATGGTTGGGATGAGTAGAATCTTTAAGAAAACCGACATAATGTTTTTTGTTTAAAGCATCAGCTTCTGTTTTTCCCCAAAAGGGTTTATCAAATAATACAGGTTCTTCTTCTATTTCAGGATAAGGACATTTATTATTATTTTTTTGATAATCTTTATAAGATATAGCTACTTTACTTTTAGGACACCATATTTTAGGACAAATATAATAATTTTTTTTTGCTAATTCTGGTGTGGAACCAGTTTTTATATATCCGTCATAAGCTTCTGGGAATTCTTTATCTATTTTATTTTTTTGTTCTTCATTTATTACCATTGGTTGTCTAGTATCTGTCCATCCACAAGAAGATGGAAAATCTGTTCTCTTTTTACCTTTAACATGAGGATAATCAAATAATTTAGAATCAGCTTCCTTGAGATAACCTAATACAGGACCAGGTGTTTTTCCCTTTTTAATTGGTTCAGAAGGTGTTTTAACATTAGCATTTTTGTTTTCTGAAGTTTCAGTAGTTTCATTTTGTTTTAATTCTTGTTCAAATTCTTTTTCAAGTGCTGAAAATTCAGCATCAATATCATAATCATCATCATCATTATATTCGCTAGTTAATTCTTCTAATATATCTTTATCAATATCATTAAATACAATATTATTTATAGGTTGTTCATGAAACATTTGAGCATCAAAATTAGTTAAATCAATATTTGTTTTTTTAATTTTTTGATTAGTTAAATCTAATAAAATTTCTATTAAATGACAAAGAACATCTTGTGTATGATAATCTTTTAAACCGGTAATAATAAATTTAGTATCAATAACTTCATTAATTTTAAGTTTTAAATTAACAAAATTATCATTCTTTGGTTTGAATTTTGGTTTATTATCAGTTATATTATTAGTTACGAATTCAACTTCACTTTTATTTGACCACTTATTATATTCTTTTTCAGCTTCATCTTTACTCATTATATATAATTCCATTAATTTTGAAATAAGAATCTCTTTGGGCATACCAAAATGTTGAGTTATAAACATCTGGATATTATCATATTTAATATAATTATCAACCTTTTTATATTGTAAATGAAGTATATTCTTATCAGGATTAGGTATTATGTTAAAATATGGATACATTTTATTAGTTATAATTGTCTCAATATTATCAAATTTGACTGTTTTTTTCTCTAATCCGATTACATTATAAGTAACTAAATTAATAATTTTCATATTTTCTTTAGTTATTAAAGGTATTGATTCGTCTGGATATAATAATATTATCATTTTAAGAAATTTATTTATTTGTTTATAGAAGGCATATATATCATCAATAATTGCTTTATCATCAATACTACAATTAAATTTAATATCATATCCTAATATATCCGATATATTTAATGTAACCCATGAATTTGAACCAAATTTAAATTTAATTATTATAAATGTAGTATTCATTATTTTTGAATAATTACTCTTATATAAAGTCCATTTTTCCATATCTTTTGAATCTATTTTTGCAATAGACTCTTTATGTATTTTATAGAATATATTACTAGGGGATTTATATTTAGCAAATACTAAATCTTTATTAGTATGTATTTTATCAAAAAGTAATGATAAATTAACTTTGTTATTAAAATTAATTTCATTCCCTTTTAATGATAAAAATGTAATATATTTATTTATTTGATATTTATGAGTTAATTCATAATGATTAATTTCATTTTCAACACTATCTAATTGTTTTATAAATTTTTCTAAAGAATCATAATCATTTGTATTTGTGTTTTTATAAAGTGGAAAATATATAGGTTTTAATTTTTCATCAGTATCATTAACAGTAATCATTTCTAATATATTGTCTTTTACCTCGAAAAATGATAAAATCAGTGATGTATATGAATTTAATGTAAAAGTTTTTATTTTTTCTTCTAATTGATCATCTATATTTAATTCATTTGGATTATATTGTATATATTCAAAAAAACCATCATATATATATTTAAATAATATAGGTTCAATAATTTTATTTGTATTAATATCATCAATAAGTTTAAGAGCTATTTGCTTATCTATCATATTATAGCCATTATCATTAATTTTTTTTCCAAAATAATTTAGCACGCATTGGTTAAAATATTCAAATGATAATTTTGAATCTTTTTTAAAACAATTACTTATAAATGTTGCATCTATATTTACATCTTTAATAATATCCTTATAAGCCCATAAATATATATCCTCTGGTCTTTTAACCTTAATATATTTATTCAAATATACTATAATTTTTTTACTTACAATATTTATGTTATCATCATGATTAATATAATTGTAAATAAAAATTGGTTTAACATTTTTATCAATATCAATACCTACAATATTTTTATAATTATCTCCAAATTGTTTTTCTAATTTTTTATTATCAGCAACAAGTAATTTTGATCCTGCTTCTATTTTTTCCAGGACTGTTTTAACAACATCAGATACATCATTACCTATAAAAACAAAAAGTTTAAAGGTTTTATTTGACCATAAGCGTATTTTATATACATTTTTTGAAAAAACCATATTTAATAAATGGAGACAAAATTATTCAGATTTATAAAACATTAAAATTCTATAAATATTTAAAATATCTTAAATATTTATTATATAATAAATGTCATTTTTATCTTTTTTTACTAATCAAAAACCAGATGTACCACCCCTCGAAAATAAATCTATTATTTCTGATACTATAACTGTTGACCAAATGATATATATTATATATAAATATATGTTTGCTGTACGTGATTTTGATTCATATTTTCCTATTTATAATGAATGTCCTAATTTATTTAATGTGTGTTCAAAAAGTAGATCTATGCTCACAAAGGAATTTAAGAATAAGTTTTTAGTTAAATTATATATTTGTATTTCTAAAGACTATAAAATAGCACACTATATGTTTTATGATAAAAATAAGACTAAACAAATTATTAAATCTATTAATTTTGATAATAATAAGCAAAAATATATAGAAAAATTATGTAAATATAAACAACAATATAATGGTCGTGGTCAAGATCCAAACTGTATTTATTAAATTTATAAATAAAATAATATAATGGATAATATTATTTTTGTAAGTTTAGGATCTACATGTGAAATAAGTCACATATTAAAAAATAATCAATTACGAAAACAAGCTTTTCCTTTTGATTGGATTACAACAATTGATTCTGAAAAATTCATTAAATTAATACAAGAGGATTTTAAATATTTTTTAGATCGAAAATATTTGATTTCTACAGGAAAAGATCCATTTCCATTACTTAATACATATTATAATATAGAATTTTTACATGATGGTGTATTTAACAATGAATTATTTGATATCAATATGCAAAAGTTTCAAGAGAAATATATGAGAAGAATAAATAGATTTAGAGATTTATCTGGTAAAGTAGTATTCTTAAGACATTCATATAAATATTCAATGACAGATCCTCATAGAGTTTATAAATGTGAAGACAATTTAAATATTTCTGATGACTTTGCTATAAAATTATATAATGTAATTGCAAATTATTTTAATAAATTAGATTTTACATTAATATGTGTAAATAATCATGATAAAAATGAATTATCTGAATATAAAAAAATAAATGATAATTTAATATTGATTGATTCAAATACAGCTTTAGATTTAGATATTAAATCCGATTTATATAAAAAATATTTAAAAGACATCTTTAATGCACAATAATAATATAATTGTAGTTGCTAAGATTTTGTCTTGACGTTTATGATATTCATCAAGTTTTTTTTCATATTCTTTTTTTTGTTTTTCTAATTCTTCAAATACCCAATTTTTAATTAAAATATGCTGCTTTTCTATTTCCAATTCTAAGTCTTTATCTTTCATATTATTTTATCATTACCATATTTTGAAAATTATTTTTTCCGCATAAATAAAATCAAATACTTTTATAAGCATTACAATCTCCAAATACCCATGAGTGATCAGATCTAAATAAAACAGTATTATTTTCATTATTTCTAGCTGAAAGTAATAAACCGGCAGGACCACCTCCATTTTGTGCTTTGACACTGATTATATTTTGTCCAGATTGAAGTTTTACAATCATTTTTGTATAGTCACCACCTCCCCATCCTCCACCAGCTCCACCTAGTTGTTTTCCATTGATAAATAATGTTGCCCAGTTATCAACAATGATACTGATTGTAGCATTTAGATCTGCATTTGCATAAAATGTGGTGGTAAAGTTAATGCAATCATTTCCAGTATCTGATGCTGCATTTTGGTCATTCCATATCCATTGTGCTTGTCTATCTTCAAAATTCCAAGCATTCCACGGACCCATATTGTAAGGACCTAAAACAAATACTGATTTATTAGTATCTTTACCTATGGCGTTATTTGCCCAACCTCTTGGATATTTTTCACATTTACATTGGACTGATTTATTACTCCAATTATCATTACAACCAACTTGAGGATCATTTGTACCTACACATATAGCACCATTCCATACAATAGGTAATTCATTATTCCAAGGCCTACCACCTATACCAGCACAATATTGATTACATGTTGCACTACCATTATCTCCTCCAACCCATTGTTGATTGCAACATTTACAATTTGTAGCACCACCAGAATCATTTGCACATGCATTAGCAAATTTTTCAACATAGCCTTTCATTTTAATATACATGAATAAAATTATAAAATATGATATTTCTATTCATGTATCATTTCTTTTGGAATACATTTTTCAAGTAATATTCTTAGGTTCTTTTGAAAAATTAATGAGTATTTAATCGTAAACAGGTTATTTAATCAGAAAAAACTGAAAGGAATATAAATAAAATTTAATTTATAGTTTATAGAAATGAAAGAACTTAGAAAAATAGGAGATATTTGGAAAGCAGTCGATGATCAACGTAAAGATTTTAAAATGAGTAAATATGTGTGGAATAAATCATTTGAAGGTGTTAAAGCTGTTATTAAATATATTGGACTTACAATGATTACAACAAAAGAAGAACTTGATGCAATGGAAATACCTATGGAGAAAAATGGAACTAAGCGATATAGCCATCGAAAAATTGATGTATCAAAAAATGGTATCATAAGTAAAAGTTGTATTAATTCTATATTAAGTGGTAATAATGGTTTAAGAACTAAAGCAGAACGAGATGTAATTTTTAAAAATGTAGGAATTTTACAAAGCATCTCTCAACCTAAAGGAATTTCTACAACTAACAATAAAGAATCAAAAGCAATTGATAATTTGAATATACTAATTGGTATTTCAGATTATATACATAGTGAACATCTATTTGAAAATAGATTATATGATATGGCTTATTGTATGATTGGTGATGATATTAATGAAAAAGTTTTTGTTGCTGATCAAGTCAAAAGTTCTAGAGTTGGTGAAAATGGTTGTGTATATTTTAGTGGCTCAAATGGCATGTTGACTGTAGGCGATATAATTTCAATATTAGAAAATGGGAGTCTGACTTGTATTGGGAAAAATCAAGATAATAAAGTGGATGTAGTTTGGTTCTTTAATGGAATTGATAACATTAATGTATTACAAAAATTCAATACCAAGAAAACATTTAATCAAATTCTTCATCCTAAAGTTAAAAGTAGTAATGAATTCACTTTGTCAATGAATGACCCATTGATTAGATTTAATATCGGAAAATCATCAGAAGAATGCCATCGCTTACACAAAAAAAAACTAGAATATATTAAAATAGGTATAAAACATTCATTAACATTTTGGAATGAAGATGATTCGCAAATTCCATTATTAAATCATCGTATAGAACAACGGTCATTTAATATGACAAGAAATTCGTGTAAAAATATTAATATTAAAGTTGAAAGAGTGCACAATAATTCATATGGACCTGTTGATTTTATTGTAAATGGAATTGTGAAAATACAAGATAAAGCACCAGCACAAACAATTAGTATTCGTGGTTATGGTAAATTACCATATAATCCAAATGATATTGATATATTTCAAGTATCTGATTTAGTAAACAATACTGTATATGCTATTCCTATGAGAGTTATGACAAATGAAATAGTTACGTCATTCTTCACATCTGAGTACTTGATGAAAACAAGTGTATATTTTGGACCAAAATGGAAAGAAGAATACAAACATTTTAAATATGAATTAAAAACTTCTGATAATACATTATCATATGTCAATGCATGTGAAAATGCTAATAAAATTCCTCAATTAACTGATAGAGATTTTTATAAAAATATGGTAGATAAAAACAAAGATAAATTTGGTTCTAGAAAACAATTATCAAATAAAATTTAATTGTATAATATTTTTGTTATTAAACAATTGAACTGGTGATGTGAATACCGCAATATGGTGTCGGACTACTTGCAAAATCTACCTTTTTATATAGACCAATTGACATGGCTTCTGTAAGCATAAATTTAAAATTGTCCCAAAATTCTTGATCATGACCTATCGAAGACGTGGCTAGGTGTGAAATCTCATGAATCGAAACGTACCGAATAACATTCGGGTCAACAAATGAATCTTCGGCATCTTTTTGTCTAATACATAGAATCATTCTTTCCCCTTTGTTAACTGAATAGGATGTATAGCCCGATTCTGCAGATCCCTCTGATATATTATTTGGGTTGAAATTTTCAAATAGTCTTTTAACACAGGGTTTATCAGGGTATTTAGCGGTGACATGTTTAGTAAGTTTTTGTAGATCTGCGTTAACTGAAGCGAGATAATCTGCGGCTTTTTGTCGATCTGGGAGTTTTCTTACTAGATAATTTCTTCCATCTACATTTGATTTAACATATATTACCTCAGCATAATAGTTCTTAATGTAAAAAAAAAGTGTAATAACGATAATAAAAATAATAAAAAAGTCTAAAAATGACATCATTGTTTATTGTTTCTTTTCTTAAATAAAAAAAATCATATACAATTGAAAAATAAAACTATCAAACTATTTAGGTCCAATTATTTTAAGTATCATCTAATATCTTTGATAAGTTGATATTAAAATCGAAAAAAATAAAAAAATTGAAAACATGATTTAAAAATATAGATTTAATGAAATAATATGAATCGTAATAAAAAGATTGTGATTGATCCTATCAAAAATGATTTGGTATTCCAAATTGTTAGTTGGTATTCTGTAGATTATGAGTATGATGATGATGTTGAAAATGAATACGATGATGCATCAAAATATTTGATAAAAGTTTTTGGTAATACAGAAAATGGTGCATCAGTTGCCTTGAATATTTTAAATTACACGCCTTATTTCTACATTAAAGTGAATCACAAGTGTGATAAATATACATCAGAACATATTCACGAATATGTTGTTGGAAAACTTCCAAGAAAACTTAAAAATAGTTTAATTGATGTAACTTTATTGAAAAAAAAGGATTTTTGGGGATTTACGAATAATGAAAAATTTATTTTTGCGAGATTAAAATTCAAAAATATTAATGCTTATAAGAGTTCAATAAGATTATTTTATAAAGCTGTTTTAATCACATCAATTTCAAAGGAACCTATCAAATATAAATTATATGAAAGTAATATTGATCCTTTTCTCCGTATGATGCACATTCGTGATATTCAACCTTGTGGATGGGTTGAACTTAAAAAATCAACTTATGAGCAAAATACATGCAATTTACCGTCATCTTGTCAAATAGATATTGAATGTGATTGGAAATCAGTAATGAAATATGATAAAGAGAAAATTGCACCAATATTAGTGGCTAGTTTTGATTTAGAATGTACCAGTAGTCATGGTGATTTTCCGATTGCTCGAAAGAATTACGCTAAAGTTTCGTATGAAATGTTACAATATTTTAATGCTCACAAACATGATGACTATATCAAAGATACAATACAAAAGGAGTTATTAAAGATATTTATTCCAAGTTCAGAAGGTATATTTAGTAAAGTATTTCCTAAATATGAAGTTAAAATTCAAGATCTTGAGAATAAGATTAAAAAGGTGATGGATGAGTTATTTACAATTCTAACCGGTAGATTAAATTATAAGAAGCCATTGAATGTTAAAACAAATTATTTTGGGTATAGTAATGATGATAATGTTGATGAAGAAAAAGGGATGGATAAGGATGCTATTATGATTATGCTTACACAAAAACTCGGGGATTTTGATGAAGAAAAGGGATGGATTGGTATATTTCCTCAATTAGAAGGTGATCAGATAATTCAGATTGGAACTACTACTCATTGTTATGGAGAAAAGGAATGTAATTATAAAAGTATTTTGACGTTAGGTTCATGTGATCCAATTGAAGGTGTTGAGGTTATTGCTTGTGAATCTGAGAAAGAGTTATTGATGAAATGGAGGGATCTTATTATCAAATTAGATCCTGATGTAATTACTGGGTATAATATTTTTGGTTTTGATATGCATTATCTATATTATAGATCGAAGGAATTAGGTATTTGTACAGATTTTTGCAAGCTTGGTAGATTAATGGGTCACAAATGTGAATACGTAGAAAAGAATTTATCGTCATCGGCGCTTGGTGATAATTTACTTAAATTTATTGAAATGGAAGGAAGAGTATTAATTGATGTTATGAAGGTAGTTCAGAGGGATCATAAATTAGATTCTTATAAACTTGATAATGTTGCAAGTCATTTTATGAAGATGAATAAAAATGATGTACATCCTTCTGATATTTTCAAATTACAAAAAGGGAGCTCTGCAGATCGAAGAACCATTGCGGATTATTGCGTGCAGGATTGCGCACTTTGTAATCATTTGATTATGAAATTAGAAATTCTTGCAAATAATATTGGTATGAGTAATGTTTGTAATGTTCCTCTTGCGTTTATCTTTATGAGGGGTCAAGGGATAAAAATTTTTTCGCTTACAGCCAAAGAATGTAGATCGGATGATTTCCTCATTCCAACTTTAAGTAATTTCATTCGTGACAATGATAGTGATGTAGTTGTTGATGAAGAAGGATATGAAGGTGCAATTGTTTTGGAAGCAGTTTCTGGAATTTATACTGAAGACCCTATATCTGTATTAGATTATGCTTCACTATATCCATCGAGTATGATTAGTGAAAATCTATCACATGATAGTATTATTTTAAATAAAAAGTATGATAATCTTCCAGGAATTGAATATTTAGATATCGTATATGATGTTTATGAGAAGATTGACGATAAAAAGGTGAAAACTGGTGAGAAAACTGTTCGTTTCGCACAGTTTCCGAATGGAGAAAAAGGTACTATTCCAAAGATTTTGATGAAGTTATTAAGACAACGTAAGGAAACACGTAAAAAAATGGAATTTAAAACAGTTATTACTCATGATGATATTGAACATAAGGGTTTATTAAAAGAAAAAGATGATAAAGTGATAATAACTGGTTTAGATGGAAAATCAATTGAATTTTTAAGAGAAAATATAAAAACGATTGAAGACACTTATGATGATTTTCAAAAGGCTGTTTTAGATGGTTTACAATTAGCTTATAAAGTAACAGCAAATAGTTTGTATGGGCAATGTGGAGCGAAAACAAGTTCAATTTATATGAAGGAAATAGCTGCATGTACAACAGCTACTGGTAGAAAAATGATTTTAATGGCTAAAGATTTTATTGAGAAAAATTATTCGGCAACTACCATTTACGGTGATACAGATTCTATATTTATTCAGTTTGATATAAAAGATGAGACAGGAAATCCTATAAAAGGTAAAAATGCAATTATGCCTTCTATTAAAATGGCAATGGATGCGTCAAAAAAATTCAAACAATATTTAAAAGTACCACATGATTTGGAGTATGAAAAATGTTTTTACCCATTTATCTTGTTTTCAAAAAAAAGATATTGTGCGATGAAATATGAATTTGATGATCAACATTGTAAATTTAACAGTATGGGGATCAGTCTTAAAAGAAGAGATAGTGCTCAGATAGTTAAACATATTTATGGTGGATGTATTGATATTATTCTCAAGGAGCATGATATAAAAAAATCTATAGAATTCTTAAAAGAATCCTTGAATAATTTGATTGATAATAAATTTCCTCTTGAAGATTTGGTGATTTCTAAAAGTTTACGTGGTAATTATAAAGATCCAACAAGAATTGCACATAAAGTACTTGCTGATAGGATGAGTGATCGTGATCCAGGTAATAAACCTCAAGTTTCTGATAGAATACCTTATGTATATATTCAAGTAAAAGAGGAAAAGGGAAAAACAATATTACAAGGTAATAGAATAGAAGCTCCTGATTTTATAAAGAAGAATAAATTAAAACCAGATTATGAATTTTACATAAATAATCAAATTATGAAACCAATATTACAGTTGTATGCATTAATCTTAGAAGATCTTGAAGGTTATCGTAAAGGTAAAAATTATTATTCAGATATGTATCCAAAATTATTGAAGGAAAAGAATGACGATGAAAAGAAGGCCAAAGATAGATTTAATGATCTAAGAGAAACAGATGTTAAAACATTATTATTCGATCCTCTATTAACTAAATTAAATAATAAAAAAAACGGTATGCAAGATATATCAAAATTTTTCCAAAAAAAGTGATAATTATGATAAAATATAGATTTTTTAATTATATTTCAATAAAATATAAATGTGTTCGATTTTGCGGAAAAAACCATGTTTGGAAAGTGAAAAATGTTTATGGACAGTTGGTAAAGGGTGTAAAAAACTAAGTGGTTCTAAAGAATCATCACCTGTTCCAGTTAAAGCTCCAACTCCTAAGGAACCATCACCTGTCCCTGTAAAAGCCCCTACCCCACCTAAAAAGAAAACCAAGGTAATTAAAAAGAAAAAGGAAGCACTTAAGGAACCTTCTCCTATTCCAGTGAAAGCCCCAACCCCTCCAAAGGAACCTTCACCTGTCCCAGTAAAAGCACCTACTCCTCCTAAAAAGAAGACTAAGGTAATTAAAAAGAAAAAGGAAACACTTAAGGAACCATCACCTGTTCCAGTTAAAGCTCCAACTCCTAAGGAACCATCACCTGTCCCAGTAAAAGCACCTACTCCACCTAAAAAGAAGACTAAGGTAATTAAAAAGAAAAAGGAAGCACTTAAGGAACCATCACCTGTTCCAGTTAAAGCTCCAACCCCTCCAAAGGAACCATCACCTGTCCCAGTAAAAGCCTTGACCCCTCCCAAGGAACCTTCTCCTTTTAAAATACCAAGTCCAAAACAAACATGGGCAGAAGGGTATTATGGTTACCACGAAGGAGATGATAATTTTTGGTATGCAGTAAGTTATGCTCCAAATAATATGTCAAAATGTCAATCATGTCAAGATAAAATTTTAAAAGGAGAACTAAGATTATCAAGACATCAACGCAGTCCATTTGGAGATGGAGATCAAATTAAAAATTTCCATGCCGAGCATGCATTTGAAGAATTTATTAAAGCACGTTGTACTAGTGCACCAATTAAATGGAATAAATTAAATGGTACTAAATCTATATCTGATAAAGATAGAGAATTAATTTATAACGAAATTAAAGAGTTTGAAAAGGCTTGGGATAATAAATGTAAAAATAATAAAAAGAAAGGGAAAAAATAGATTATAAATATCAAATTTAATAAAGAATTTGTAAATAATACTAAACATAATTAACATACCATATATTTAAAATACCTACCCTTCCATATCTTTGGGCGCGACCTATAACTTGTTTTTCTTTAACTTCTTCCATATTGTGTATAAAAATGATGTCAGTTATATTTTCCAAATTCATACCACAACTATACATACTTGAATCCGCGAATAACAGAGAGAAATCTTTATTTTTAAATCCTGAAATTATATTATCCATTTTACTGATACTCCCACCATCAAGTTCTTTAAATGAGATATTGTTACAGACCAAAAATTGTTTTAAAAAATTATATATATAATCATGATTACTAAAACACATAGTCTGTGCATCAGGATTTTTTTCATATATTTTTTTGATCAAGTTTTTAATTTCTGTTGACTTTGAAGTATATGCTTCATTTATAATTTCTTCAAAATCCTTTAGACCATGTTTTGATTTAAATATATCAATTGTTGTAATTAAATTTTGACAATTTCTAACGATCACTTCATTTTCATTTATTAGATTTTGTATAACTTTAGCCTTGTCAAACTCTAACATTTTAATATAATGTTCGTAATCTTCCTTGTATCCTTTTATTAAATCTAAACTATTATCTTTTTGAGCTATAGAATGTTTATAAAGATATAAAACAGCTTTATATTCAGATTCTAATATATTATTCATGTCTCGTACAAACTCAGATCTTATAAACCTATAATCCATAGCTTCTATCTTTTCATGATTTTCTTGACTTGTTATAGAACGTAATAAATTTCTATATAAATTTTCACATCTAATTATATTTTTCTCTGGAGGAGGTAAAATAATATTTTCATTTATAAATTCTGGATCACAACAAATATCTTGATCTTTAAGTTTCCTAAAATTTAAATGATAATTCCCTATATCAACTGTCTCATTATTTTTAAATAAAGATGACATACTTGCAGACATAAACCAACTCATATTGCATGATAATTCGGTTGATAATAAATTTGCTATAGTATCTGCTTCATCAAAAATAACCCTACTAACTTTGAGATCAAGTGAGTTAATTGTTTTTGCAATATTATCAAAATATAAAGACGTTGTTAATAGTATATCATATTCAGATAATACAGTTGTATTCATATACAATTTCATAATATCCGAGTATTCTGTAAATAATGAATATTTAATGATATTACCAGATGGGCCAAATATAGATTGTAAACTATTTTTCCATTGACTACATATATTATATGGAACAATAATAATATTAACATTCGGTTTTTTCTTAGGATATATCATTTTATTCATTATGTATAGAAAAGCCAACATACCAAACGTTTTACCAGCCCCAGGTTTATCTGACATCATAGCATATTTATATTTCCCCTTCCTTTCATTCTCATTTTTATCTATTTGTAATTCCAACATAATCATTTTATACACCATAGCTCTTTGGTGAGGCATCAATTTAATTAATAATGGTGTGTCCCTCATTGACATTTTCTTGGATTTACTAGTGATTATATTATCCATATTAATACTTTTAATATCTAATCTCATAATTGCATCGTAAATTAATCGAAACAAAAATAAAAAAATAATATAAATATTTATAAAATCTAACTACATTGATCACAATTACATCTATATAAATTTGAAATATGTACTTCGTTATTGACAATATCCCATTGAAAATACCAATTATCAATAAAATTTATCTCTCCAGACTCTTTATCATTATTTATTTTTATTTTATCCAAATCTGCCAATGATTTAAATAAATATTTTAGAGTTTCTGGACATAAATGTTGATCTTGGACACTCTTCCAAAATCCAGATTCTGTTACAATATTCATTTTTATTATATATATCGTAATCTTTAAATATTATCAATTTTTTATTCCCATATTGATTCATAATATTTCCCTTCAATACCGCATAAATCAAAATCAGGGTAACGAGCTACACTCGTATCGATACATCTATTATATTTATCATCCAAATATTTTTCATCATTTTTTAACATCGTTATTTTTTTATGAACATTGAATTCAGATTTTGTACATAATGATTCATTCCATCCATCAAAATTATATTCTTTATGACAATATTTGCAATTATCACAAGGTTTTACAACTTTAATAGTCCATTTAATTGAAGATTTTTGAATAGTATATGAATTATAACAAATTTTTGTTTCAATTGCTTTCATTTTGTAATTTAAAATATTTAAATTTTTAAATCAATTTTTAACTAATTATAAATCATTATCACTTTCACTGCTATCCATAATATGTTTTTTATTATTTTTCTGATAATTTAATATTAGACATCTGGGTTGATTTATTTGTTGATCTAATTTTTCAAAGAAGCACACGTTGCCATTTGGTAAATAAGTATGTGTATTATATTTTTTGGTATTTAAAATTGGTTGATAAAGATTAATTTCTTTAATATTATTTCGAATTATTTCCTTTTTATATAAAATTTTAGGTTTTACCTGAATCATTTTAATTAAAAAATGTGATTATTGAAAATCAATTTTTTATTCATAATACACTAAAGGCATTTTTTTTACATTTTCTAATAATATCATAGGACCTCTAAATCCTACATGTGTATTTTTAGGAAGATCTTTCCAATGAACTTTTCTCCCTAAAAGTACTCCAAAAATATTTTGAGGATCTCTTGCAGGAAGATAACCATCTTTTAATGGATACCAAAAACCAGGCTTATATTCCACTTCTAATTCAAAAGGCCATTCATTATTATCTCCATCATTTTTAAAATATAGTGTCCCTTCCATATTTTTTATATGCCGATAGTCAGCAATCATGTTTCTAAAGAACCTTTCAGGTTTAATTGCATAGCCTCTATGATTAATATCTGATTCTAATGACCTATCTCCAGTATTACGATGAAATGATACAACACTAATCTTTTCTCCTGTATTTAATTTCATGATATCAGAAATTTTTAGACATTTTGACTCTGATTTTTTCAACCAATGTGTATATTCTATTGCTCCTTGGGATTTTAGTTTAACTGAATCAACTGGTATTTGACAAAATAAATCTTTAATCAAATCAATATTTTTAATATTTTTACGCCTATATCCTTCAGGAATTTCATATATTTTACCATCATCCTCTTTAATATAACGTTTACCATCCCCTTTATCAAAAGATTGACCTTGTAAAATTTGGGTAACAACTCCATATTTTCTTCCAGTTTTTTTTTCATATCTTACAAAATTGCGAACACATTTATCTTGATCTTTCTTTTGTGATTCAGTTGGCATTTATATTTTATTATTATAACTATTTTATTTTATTTATTCTTCTATTAATATGTCAGTTCTCGGAGGTATTAATACTTGCAAAATCGGTGATATATTTTGAATATATCTATTTGTTCGAATTTGTGTTTTCGTATATTTACTCTTCTCTATAATTGTATCATAATGTATTCCATCTAAAATTATATCGCCTTCTTTTATATTATCAAACCATTTATCGAGAATATCATCTGATCTTTTTGTATCATATCCTAATTGACTTAGGTGATAAATATAATTTGAAGGAACATCTAGAGAATTTGAATTTAGAGGTAATAGATTTAAAAGTAGTATACTGTTATCAATTCTTGACCAACTCATTGTTCCACTTGGTTGATGTTCATATGGTCTTCTTTGAATATCTGGAATATCTATATATTTTAGTCTTAATTTCTCTAAGTTTTTGTATCGAATACCATTTAAATAATAAGGTTTAAGATCATGAATTTTTTTTTCAAATAATGTTTTAGATTCTTTACATGTCAAATGTAAATTAATTAATGAATTTAAATCTAATAATGGACATATAATTTGATGTAGAATATCATCTAGTATAAACATTTATAGATATATTATCATTATCTCTTAAATTTAAATGATTATTATTATTTAAAAATTAAAACAATATATATTTTTATATGGATGTTTTAGTTGAATTACGACACATGTATGTCTTATCAGACTGGTTGTTAATGAAAGAAAATATACGAATTAGGGGCAACGAATTATATCGTCAAAAAAAAGATATTATCTTAAAATTATGCAATTGTTTACCAATGATGCCAACTTCAGGCACAAAAGAGAGTTTAATAATTGCTCTTAAAAATTATATATTTTCAAATGAACAATTGCAAGAAATGATACGATATCAAGAACAAGAAAAGTCACTACTTAATCATGAATTTAGAAGAAGAAGAGTAGAGACACTTATAAATGGTCCTCGACCTTATGAATATAGAACACAAATTGCAATTGATTTCTTTGAGGAAGATGATGCAAAACTTACACATTTTTAATAGGGTTCTTATATTTATTATGATATTTATCAATATGTTCATATAGATCTTTCATCCATTTACATAAAGAGCAATTACACATTTATAAATCTATAATATATGTAATATACATAACGATATATCCTTAAGCCGCTAAATTATATTTTAAAAATTATAAAATTTGATTTAAAATTAAATTAATATTCTATATTTATGGAAATCCATCTCATTATTTATCATTAAATGCCTCGAGAATTAGTGAATGCGAAAACATCTTCAGGTGGGATTTATTATAAAGATTGGGTTCAACAAAATTATGAACCAGATAATTATAATTCTGGTAGAACTGCAGTTTTTAAATTTGTTGATCACAAGTATAACGGAGATTTAATATATAAACTTTCAAATATTGAAGATGATTATGCTAATGCAAAAATTGAATCGTTTGATAATAATAATGATAGTACGGTGTTTTTAATGGAAACACCGATTTCGTATAATGAAAAGGTTAAATGTGTTAAAATGGATGATGATGTTCTTTATTATAATAAACAAAAACCAGGAATTCGTCATGCATGGGATGTTACATTAGATTCTGATTACACAAGAATTCAATGTTGTGTATTTCATGCTGCTTCAGAGTCAACAAACAATCGTCAATTATCTATTGATAATATTGATGTAGCATTATCAGTATTAAAATCACATAAATATTTTTACGAAAGAGAACCGGAATTACAAAGGTTAACTAATATTGTTTATGATACACCTAAAATGAGGGATACAATGCAAAAATATATATCATCAATTATTAATGAAAAAGAATTTGATAATACACAACTTGAAACAATGTTTAATACAGTAATTGAAAGAAATCAAAAAAATAATAATGGTAAAAATAATGTCTATTCATTATTTGGTATATTATTAATGTTACCCTTGATAAAACAACATTATACAGAAGAATGTGATACATGGACAATTGCCCCGGTGATATATGATGTTTTTTCAAAAATTGTGAAAAGACTGCCAACAGATGATTATAATAAATGTGTAGTATCAATGGGAAAGGTATTTGGTTGTATAGATAAATCTAATTTTAGTAATTCTTTGAATAATATTAGTAATAATATTAAAGTGCAAAACTTTCCTATTTATAATGATTCAGTAATATGGTTAAAAAAGAATAATACAACTAGAACAAAGAGAATTGATGAAAATACAATTCGTATAATGTCTATTAATATAGAATCATTAAATACCATCTATATTAATTTGTTTGAGGCTCTTAAAATGAATAACACAATTCAATTGAATTTTACACCTTTACACCCTGAAAATGCAAAGATTGATATTAAATATGGAAGAAATATATATTTAAATCCATATACCAAAATAAGTCCCATTATATCGAAACATAATAATACTATTATTGTGAATGTTATTAACGATCAATTTTGGGAATTTTTATATAATAAATCAGAATTAGTCATTAATTTTAAATATTTAATTCTTGATATTAAAATCATTGAAAATAATTGGCGCAATTCAAGTAAAACACAATATATTGGATATAATCATAATGATGTTTGTTGTATATGTTTAAATGATTTAATTGGAAGAAATGCAAAAAAAGTATTACAATGTAAACATATATTTCATAAAGATTGTATCGAAAAATGGAATAACATAAATAGTTCTTGTCCAATTTGTAAAGCAGTAAATTAATTTTATTTAATTTTAAATACTTCCCACTTCAAACAACATGGTTTATATATGTTTCTATCTGGTATAGATTTAATTGAACCAAATTGCCACATCCAAACATCAAAAATATGATATAACCATTTATGAATTGCGAAAGGATCTGTTAGAAACATGTATGGGATAAATATTATTTTTTTTATATCCCATTTAATTTTAAAATATCCAAAATGATCTGGATTAACAAAAGACATCCATCTATAATCTTCACTTTGGTCACTATCCCAACTTTTAATTAAAGATTCTCCTTTTTGAGAATCTATTTCTCCTTCTAATGGATATCTTCCAGAATAACACCTTTCTAAAACATATGCATATAAATAATCTTTATTAGCCCAATGAAATGATTTAGATATATTTATTGTACTTGCTAATATAGATCCACTTTTACTATCCTTTTTAATTAACAATCTTGATTTTTCTAATACATTTTTATATATAATTTTTCGTTCTTCATTTGAAAAATAACTTTTAGGAAAATGTTCAAGGGAACCAAGATATGTAACAGCATCAAACATACCATGATATGTAGATGGTATATGTCTAGCATCCATTAAACGTACATCAAATCCATTTAATTTACCATAATCTACTTGATTTTGAGATAACGTTAAACCAATACTATTAATACCTTTATTTCTAAGGTATTTAATCCAATGACAATATCCACAACCTATATCTATAATTGTCATTCCTGGTTTTAAATTAAGAATTTCATAAAATTTATCAAATTTCTGTTTTATTGCCAAATCTGGACTAATATCCCATTTATCATCTTTGAAATAACCTTCAGTTAAATCTGCTGTATTATCTTTACCTGAATTTGAAAGATAAACATCAAACCATTGATATGTAGAATCGACTCTCTCTTGTTCATTCCAAATATTAATTCCTAATTTGAAATAAATGATTTCAAATATTCCAAATAAGAATATATAAATTCCAATTGTCAATAATATAGTTTTAAAATTTATTCTTTTTATTATTAAAAGTGAGCATAAGAAAGATATAGTAATTAATAATAAATAAACAATATTATTAAAGAATTGAAATTTAAAGTTTAATATAATTGATATTATAACAAAAATTATTATTAAAAAGGGAATAATATTTAAATACATCTTCTATTAAATTTAATTAATTTAATAAATTTACTTAAGTGATTAGTTTTATTTTAAATTAAATTGATGTCTAATTTTGATATTTTAATAAATGTAAATAATGCTTTAGATATAGTTTATGATTCGAAGATTTTTTATAAAATGGATGATGGATTTCATATTAAAGTATCAAGAGATTGTAATTTTTATTCAACAAGTTCTTTACCAATAATAATAGAACTTCGAAAGGGAAATATAAATTATAAATTATTAAATAGTTTTTATAAACCAGGAAATTTAACAAAAACTATGCACCAATTAAAAGAAGGGGATATATTAAATTTTTATATTAAATCAATAGATATAAATAATAAAGTTTATAATACTACAATTACTATGAGTTGGATTTATTATATAGATTAGTTTAACCACCTAATGCCGATGTAATATGTGAAATTATTAATTTATTATAAATATTATTCATTTTAGTCTTATTAATTTTACTTGAATTAGATATTAAGTTGTCGATTTCCTTTATTAAGTTTTTTAATATTATAACAATTTTCCTATTAAAATTGTTAAATTTATTAATTTCTTCGGCTCGTAATTTGATATCTTTAATATTATTTATCTTTTTTGATAATTTATCATATTTATTGGCCATTAATCGTGACATATAATTATTATCTATTTCACAAGATGATTTATCTGTATAACATTCTAAAAAGTTAATAGTACCTTTTAATTCCTTTTTAAAATTATTTAAATTTATAACTATATCCTGTTTGTCTAATATCCCTCTCATAATTTGATGAAATAATAAAGATATAAAATATCTAATGGCTCTTTTATCTATTTTAGGATCACTCCATGGATAATCAGATTGTTTAAACAATACATCATTTAAGTCTTTAATCATATAATTAATATTAGGTGCCCAAAAGTTAAAAGATTTAGATTGAAATATATATTGTCTTACATATTTATTTATAGTATTTTTTGTAGAATGTAAACTATAATCATCATCTTTTGGAATACTAACATCAATTATTTCACAAGGGACGCTAATATATTTTACTTCATTTGTTTCAGTTGTTATTTTAATTTGTATATTTCGTTTCATTCTAATCAAATCAAATACAGATTTTAAATTGTCTTTTCTTGTAAAATTTAATGCAGTATTTCTACTGATAAAGAATTCCTTCGATATTTTAAGTTTTGGTACATTTTGTATTAATGTTTTGTGTTCTTTAAATAATACCATTTTTTCATCATTATATGTAATAGGTTCAATAGAAAAGTCTGATCTATAAATATTATCTATAATTTCAATATTTTTAAGTTTAATATTATATGATTCAAATACTTCAGAATATAATTTACATAGTTCATGGGGTTTGATTTTAAAGAAATCAAATAAACCCTTATTAAATATTGTTTTTTTAAATAACAATAGGTTATAAATAACAATAATACTTAAATCTTTAAAAATCTGCTCCTTATTTTTAAGTTGTGGATTTATAAACAATTGAAAATCAGCATCACTACGCTTTAATAACGATATATACTCTTTTGATTCCATTATTTTCGAAATATCTCCAAGTAATATTCTAAATAAATTTCCACCCTTATAAAAAAAACATAAGTCTTCTGGTATTCTTAAATTATGCATTTTCCCATATGTTTTAATAAAAGCATCGATTGGTACATAAAATGATTTAAAGAATTCAGAAAATGTATCATCATTAAATTGACTGATTAAGTATGATGTCGATATATCTGCTAATTTTTGTTTAAGAGTACGATTTTGTACTCTATCTGTGCGAGCTTGAAAACAAATTGCTTGTGTTTTATTATTATTTTTCAATATATAAAATTGTGATTTTTTATCATTATCCATTGTATTAATTAAGTCATCATAGAGAGTTATATCTTCTAAATACAATTTATCTTTATTATTATTACACATTAATTCAAAATTAATAGTTGTATCTTCCAATTTTACTGTTGATAATATTTTTTCTATAGCATTATGTGAAATTTTTTGTGATTCTATTATCTTATCAGTTTTAATAAATCGCATTTAAGTTTAAAAGAGAATTATTTTATAAAATCCCTGGTTATTTTAAAAATTCTTGAATAATATTAAAGGATAATGTCACCAATACATATTATATTATTAGTATTAATTATCATAAACTGTTTAATTCTTTTGAGAGCACTTTTATATAAAAATGAAAAATTTATAGTAAAACCTCCAATGAATTTTGGTAATTTTTATTCTAATTCACCAAAATTTTATGATAATTGTGATGGTGATCATAAATTAATATCCGAACTTTATGAAGGCGACTACACATTAGATGATTTATCACAGTTTGGGTTTTTTAATAGTAATTCTGGTAGTGGTATTGATTGTGTAAATGTTACAAATGGATATAATGTTATATTATATGATAGGGACAATTTTATGGGAAATAAAATCATATTAACTTCTTCAGAAAAAAATTATTTATATAATAATGATTTTAATCTTAAAATTATGTCATTGAAGATAAGAACAGTACCTCTGGTTTTTATACAATGTTACCCTTCAGAGGGAAGAGGTTTATTATTTGATATACCATATGGTAGGTATACATTTAAAGATTTACAAAAAAGAACAACAGATCAAAATTTCCAATTTAGATCTTTATATATACCTACAGGATTTCGGGTTAAAATATTTTATGAGGATTATTTTAATAATATTTTAATAGATACTAGAGGACCATATTATAACCCTTGTATAAAACAAAATGATGAAGATGGTCTTAAGATAGGATCAATAATTGTAGAAGAAATATAATATAAAGTTCTTAAAATAATATAAATGAAATCAGATTATTTATATGCACTATTTTTAATTTCGGTATTTTTATTATTATTATTATTTACATTAAATTTACTTCAAAGAGAAAAAGAAAGTTTTGAAAATATAAAGGTTTTATACCCAACTTTTTATTCTGATTGTTTTGATAATGATGGAAATGAATTTACATTAAAAGAGGGTAATTATACAATAAATGATTTAATTAAAATATCAAACCAGAACCCTGTAATAATAAATAGAATTGAGGTTCCTGCTGGTTGGAAAATAATATTATATAGTGAAAATAATTTTGAGGGAAGTATTAAAACAATCTATATGTCAGAATGTTTAATTTATAGTAAATTTGAAAAAGTTAATTCTATAAAGGTCATTCAAATTCCAGTTTTATATGATACTTGTAATTTAACTGGTGGATCGTTACCATTAGATAATGGTATATATACTTTAGATATGTTACGTACAAATAAAAATAGTACATTAAATGGTGATTTTCTGAATTCTATTTCTTCATTAAGTATCCCATATGGATATATAATAACTTTATTTAGTAAGGATAATTTTATGGGATATAGTGTAATTTTAGATAATACTGTATCATGTTTAGAAACATCAGACTATGAATTTAATAATATTACAGTTTCTGTAAAAGTTGAGAATATACCAGTTGTTTATGAATCTTGTGATTATGATGGTTTTTCATTAGCATTACATGTAGGAGATCATACTTTAAGTAATTTAAAATATTTAATGGAAAAACGTGGTTATAGTAAAGATATTAAAGGTAATATTTCTTCAGTAAAAGTTCCAGATGGAATGGCTATAACCTTCTGGGAAAATGAAGATTTAACAGGTAGGAGTTTAGAAGTTACTAAAAATACATCTTGTTTAGATTCTCCTTTTAAAATAAAATCAATTTCTGTTCAAAATTTATAAATTATATAAGGAATACATTTATATTTATAAAATAATGAAATCATTAAAAATACAAATTAAACCTAAAATTACATTCCCTAAAAGGAATACTATTTGTAGAATTTTACCTGTACATATACCTTCTAATATTATTCCTGTTGAAAATTATCGTAATTTAAATGTTATTAATACAAATAATTTTCAAATATTTAGGGCCCCTCCTTTAGCAATGATAAGATTTGATGATTTTATGAAAGATGTTAAAAATGATAGGATAGAGAAAGTAATGCTCACAGATGGGAAAAATGTTATAAAGGTTGTTAAAAAGGATGGTACAGAAGACGATGTTATTGTACCAAAAAATAAAGAGTCCAGTCTTTTTCAAAAATTGACTTTAAAAGATATTGATGTTGAAATTAATAGTGATCCTAATAAAGAATTGTTAAATAATGTTGGTAATTTTATTTCATGGGGGTCTTTATTAATATTTGGAGGATTGGTAATAAATATGTTATTTATGTCTAGAAGTAATAATAACACAGGAAATAATCCATTTAATTTCGCAAAATCTAAAGCGATATTAGTTGAAAAAGATACTGGTGTTATATTTAATGACATCGCTGGTTTAGATGGTGCAAAAGTTGAATTGCAAGAAGTTATAGATTTTTTGAAAAGTCCTGAAAAATATACATTACTAGGTGCAAAAATCCCTAAAGGTTGTTTACTAGTAGGGCCACCAGGTACAGGTAAAACTATGTTAGCAAAAGCTTGTGCAGGAGAAGCAAAAGTCCCATTTTATTCTTGTTCAGCTTCAGAATTTATTGAAATGTTTGTTGGAGTAGGTGCATCTAGAGTTCGTGACTTATTTAAAACAGCTGGAGAAAATTCTCCATGTATTATATTTATTGATGAAATTGATGCAATTGGTAGAACTCGGGGATCATCTGCAATGAGTGGTGGTGGAAATGATGAAAGGGAACAAACAATTAATCAATTATTAACAGAAATGGATGGTTTTAAAACAAATTCTGGTGTGATTATTTTAGCAGCAACTAATCGTGTAGATGTTTTAGATCCTGCTCTATTAAGACCAGGAAGATTTGATCGTCAAATTCAAGTTGAATTACCTGATCAAAAAGGTAGATTTGAAATTTTAAAAGTTCATACTAAAAATAAACCTTTAGATATAAATGTATCATTAGAATCTCTTTCACGAATTACAACAGGATATTCTGGTGCAGATCTTGCAAATTTAACAAACGAAGCTGCTATATTATCAGCCCGTAGAAATAAAGTATTAATAACACGAGATGAATTTGATGATGCTATTGAAAAAATATTGTTAGGATTAAAGCGTGAATCACATTTTTCAGAAGAAAAGAAAAGGTTAATTGCCTATCATGAGAGTGGACATACCCTTGTTGCTTTAAAATGTGGTGTATTTGATAATATAAGAAAAGTAAGTATAGTACCTAGAGGTAAAACAGGAGGAGTTACTATATTTGAACCTGATGAAAATCATTTACAAACAGGTTTGTATTCTAAAGAATATTTATTAAATCAAATTTGTGTAGCATTAGGAGGTAGAATTGCAGAAGAGGTTGTATATAATAAATCAAATGTTACAACAGGAGCATCTGGGGATATTGAACAAGTTCAAATGATTGCAAGAATGATGGTTGTTAATTATGGATTTAGTGAAAAAGTTGGACCAATTTCTTGGAAATCATCTAATCGTTTTGATAATAATTATTCAGAGATGATATTATCTGATATTGATAATGAGGTTAAAAGAATAGTAGATGAATGTTATAAACTAACAAAACAGTTAGTTATTAAAAATAGAAAATCTTTAGATTTAATTGCACAAAAATTAATTGAACATGAAACATTATCAGGTGATGATATTAATGAATTATTATCTACAATAGCATCTCATGATATTGTAACACCAATTCCTAAATAAAACAGTCTTTATCTGGTTTTATACTATTTAATATTTTTTTCAGTTTTCTGTTAAGTTTTCTTCCCTTCTTTTCACAAGACCCTCCCAATAAAATTTTAGGGTATTTGTACCAAATATTTCCATCACGATCAGTAATTGAGATTATTTTATCTTTTAATATTGATTCCTTTTCTTTTTCTCTCAAATATGAGATCATTAATATTCCATCTGGGAATGTTAAAACAATATTTATTTCATTTATTTTTAATAATAGACATCTATATAATTTATTTATATCATTTTCTGTTTGTATATTTTCATAAATAGTAAAGCTTTTTGAAAGATAATAATATTCCGTATTATAATTCCTTAATTTATCATCATATAACAATTTATTTTTTGGAATTTCTTTTTGAAAAAAATCGCTGAAATTAAAAGGTTCAAATTTTTCTGGAAAATATTGTTTTATATTTTGTTTCTCTTTTTCAGCTTGTTCTTCTTTTTCAGCTTGTTCTTCTTTTTCAGCTAAATTTTCTTTAAGTTTTGTTGATGTTTTATCAAAATTATTTTCAGAATCAGAATTATTATTTAATAGTTTTAATATTTCATTTATACCATTAATAGTATTATATTGTGTAAATTTATTTGTTAAATATTTATTATAAGGGTTTTGTTTATCTCGTAAATAATCAATTGTCATTTCAACAAAATATTGGTTTATATCACTAACTTCACGATTTGATGACCTTATTAATGCTAAACCATTTTGTTGCAACCTCATTTTATTTTGAGAATTAATATATTCTCTTTCCTGTTTTTCTAAAAAACCCTTAAATGAAGGGATGTCTATTATTTCATTTGGTTTTTGTGTTAATGATTTTTCAACTATAATATCACATACAGTATTTTTTTGGGTATTTATTTTACGAAGTCTAAATAAACCCTGAATAAAATCACGATAACGTGTTGAATCATTAATAGTAAGATATGCATGTGAATTATCAATTAAAACAGCATCAGTACCTGTTGTATGCGCATTATCATAAAATACAATTTGATTATTTTGATGAATACCATTCCATCTGCTTATATTTCCTATTTTATCAATAACTGAGGGTTCATCTTTATCATTCCAAAAAACAAACTCTAATTTTGATTTAATATTTTTCCCATTTTCAATTTTTGTAATAATTTTACAAAAAATGTCGGTAGGAGTTATTCCAAGAAATTTAGATCCAACATCAATAATAATATGAGAAGAAATATCAATATTATCATTATTAGATTCATTAATAGATTTAATAATAGATTGAATAATATATTCTGTTGGCTCAATATTTTCAACTTTTATATATGATAATTTATCGAAGGCTTTAATTTCATCGTCTATACTAGCCCTTATTTTATCAAGAATTCTAATAGATTTTAAATCTGTATTATCATTATCGTAAATTGTAACACCTGCTTCTGGAGTTCCTGTAAATCCTGAACGTAATTTATGTGTACCTGACATTATAAGATCTAATCCGCATGCCGATCTAGTTTTTACAGAAACTAACACCTTTTTAGGAATATAATAATATAAATATGCTTTCATTAATTGAACATCTTCATCTAAACTTTTAATATTTGAATTTATCCATTCAAATTTATTATCAGATAAAGCAAAATCTTTATATTTTTTAAACACTACATATTTTTCATTGTCTTCTTCATTTCTAGTTGTGGTTGAGAATATTATATTTAAAATGTAATAATATCTAATAATATCTAATTTAGATTTCTGAAGAGATAAAATAGTAAATGAAATAGTTAATAAGGGATCTGAAAATTCTGATCCAATAGATGGAACATCTGCAAATAAATATGGTACAGCTAATATATTTGATTCATGATATTCGTTTAATTTAATAATAAAATTTTTTTGGTCAGCAGCATCTAAAATAATATCAGAATTTGATAAAATTTGTAAAATATTAGTTATTCCATGTGGCTCTTTAAGATGACCATAATGTAAACGATGAACTCTCGTTTTAACATATTCTATAATTGATGAATTAATAACATTTAGAACTCTATTATCAATCTCTTTACTAATATTTTCATCAATATTTTCATTATTAATTTTTGCTATTATAAAATCAATTATTGATTTTAAACATTTAGCATTAAAAAATGAACAGAACATTCTATCATCTTTTCTCTCCGGAATATTAAGTTCAGATGTAAATGGATTCATCATCATATCAGCTTCATCTAATAAATATCTGATATTTATTGGATCTATTTTATCTTCACTTTCATCATTTTCACTTTCATTATCTTCACTTTCCTTTCTCTTGATAAGTGTTTCTTTCATTATTCTATCGGAAATTAAAAATATGCATACAGTATTTTGCCCACCTCCGCCATAAAGAACACCTTGATTTGTTTCTGTCTCTTCTTCTATATTAATATTTGGAATATTTTCCCAAAATTTTTTTCCTTGATCACTGTTTCTAATAACAGATATTGGTATTTCCATATATAACCCTAAAGGTATTAATAATTGTAATGTTTGTTCAACTAATTTTTGAGGTGTTATTACCATTATACTATTTTTTCCCCCTTTTATTATTTGTATACTTCCACTTTCATTATATAAATTTTGTATTCCAAATATTGTATTTAATATTACCAATGGAGTTATTACTGATGTTTTACCTGCGCCCATAATAAGATTATGAATCTCTGGTTTATTTTCAACAAAATTTGATGTTACATCTTTAACAAGATTTATTTGTGTATATTTTGGAATTAAATTTTTTAAATATATAAATAATATATATATAAATGGTAAATTTTTCCATTTTACAGATGATTCTTCTTTATAAATTAAATTTTTAACAGAATTTAAAATTTCATTTTCCATTAATTGAACAATATTTATTCTTCGTGTTTTATTAATATCTCTATTAAATAACAGTTTTAATAGTTCATCTTTATTTTCTGTATTTTTTATATTTTGTAAATCTATCATATTTAAATAATCAAATTTCTTAAAATTAACTTTATTTGCTGTTTTTTTCCCCCACATTGTTTCAGGAATAGATATTCCTGATTCTTTATTAACACATATTTCACCGTAAGTAAATAAATCATCCATTTCAAGCTCTTTCCCCTCCCATTCTCCTTTTTTTGGAATTATTTTTAATGGAGGTGGAACAGAACTGTTTTGAATGGCCCCTTTTGTAGAAATTCTACCGAAATTAGTTTGAAAAATTTGATCTTCATCTATTTCTTTTAAATATATATTATTCATATAATATACAATTCTTTGTAATTCTTCTACTATGTCATTTCTACCAAAACGATAAGCATTATAATAAAAAGATAAAATTTCATCACATGAATTTGGTAATAAAAATTTTTTTGATGGATGAAATTTTAAAATATACATTTTTTTATTATTAACTTTGGTTTGACATTCCATATCAAATCGAATAAAAGAAGAGTTTTTTTCAATTTTCCTTTTATTACTACCAAATAACCCTTTCAATGGATATTTAATTGATATACCATTAAGTATCCCAGGAGAAAATTTTTGGATATCGAATGTAACTAAAAATTTTGAATCATTTTCTATAGATTTTGCTAAAAAAACTGACGGTATTTGATAGCTCCAGAAAATAAGATCAATATCATTATCATCAACATTTTTAAGAATCTCAAACGACCCCATAATTATTTTACCCTTTTTAAGATCATGTGCATCCTTTATTATAATTGTAATTTTATATGAAAGAAGTTCAATTTTATATTCATTATCAGGATATTGCCATATAATAATAAAATCGCTGTAGCAAAAACATAATAAACGTGCAATAAATCTCCTTAATAAAGTGTCCTTTTCTGAATATTTAAATAATGATTCTATTGGAATATATAAAATTTTATTTGAAGGATTATTTAACATATTAAAATCACATCTATTTTCACTTTTTTTTTCGGGTTTTACTTGTACAATTTCTTTTGTACTATTATTATAACTTAAGCAATAATTGCTTATTTTTAATATATTTGTAGATAATGGTTCTCCATAAAATATATTATTAGATTTCCATTCCCAAGAAAAGTTTTTATCAAAATATTTATTTGGGATTAAAATATCTAATATTTGTAATATATATTCTGATTCAGATTCTTTATGTATATAACATCTTTTAATTGTTTGTAATTCAGGTATTGATGTTATCTCTGAAACATTATAAATAGGATTATAATCATATTTTGATGGTAAAGGAATAGAATATGTTAATTCACGTATCCATGATTGATAACAATATAATTTGATTGAAAAAATATCATTACCTTCTTTTGTTTTTTGATTTGTTGGATTTAATGTGATCTTATCGTTAAACATATCTTTAAATTGGGGAGTATTTAATCCTTTTAAAAGCGATAAGGTATCATCTTTTTGTAAAATTTTTTTACTTACAATTGTAGATTTAATATCTGACCATTTTAATATTAATTCATAACAAATATGAGTAAAAATTAATTCATCAAATATATCAGAATCATCATCATATTTATTATGATCATCATTATTAGTTTTAAATATTATATCATAGCCAAAATATACATCTAGGTAACTTGGGGATATTTTGCCAGTTTCTTCATCAAAAAACATTCTTTCAAAAAAAATCATATTTAATAAACCTATTCCACTAGATCCATTTTGTCGATAAGATGATCCTTTTAAAGGAGCTGTCTCTTTTTTATTATTAGCAATATCATAATAATTAACATTTTCTGAATAATCAACTATTCCATGAAATATGATATTTAATAATGATTCATCTTCAATATATATTTTCTTATTAGATGTATTTAATATATTAATAAGGGTTTTTATTATTTTATTACATTTATCACATTCATATAAATCTCTATATTTTAACCAATCAATTTTACACTTATTATTACAAATTATACAATCCATATAGATTAATGCATATACCATCATATTCCATTCATTTTTAGTATAAAACATTGTATAATTATCCAAAGGGTCTAATAATCTTTTTATCCATTCATTTATAATACTTTTAACAATTTCATAATCAGGAAAATAAGAATTAAGACTATTTGTTGTTGAATTATTTGAATAAGTATTATATTCATAATATTTAAATTCACTTTCCGATTGAGAAAAATATTGCCTTTCCGATTGAAAATGAGAAATATCTAATGACGATTCTTGTGGTTTATCTTTACGAAATCCGTAAGTTATAATAAAATCTATAGGTGAAGTAATTTCTGGTTTAGAGTTTTTAATATCAAAGAACATATCTAATGTTTTTTTCCAAGGATTAAATAAATTCTTTTCTTCATTAATATATATTCTTTGTTTATTGTAATTAATATAATTCAAATCTTTTATATCTGCAAAAAACAATGGTATACAAGATAAATTTTGATATCCATATCCATTTTTTCTAAAAAGTGCCGACAAAAAAATTAACAATGATATGTGTATATTTTCATTTTTTTCTATATTCATATATTCAAATAGATCAAGATGATAATTTAAATATATATACTTCGAGTTCCAATTATTAATCAATATTCCTCCTTGAAATTTTGAAAAATATCTATGTTTCTCACATAATTTATTAAATATTTCTCTCTTTTTAATAAAACTAAAATCATACAATTTTTCAAAATATTGTAAACTTCTTTCAGGATCTGTCAAAGCGTTTAATTTTTTTAAATTCTCATAAACAAAGTCATATATTTCAATCTGTTTTGAATTATAAATTGGTCCATTTAAACAATTAGTATCCGATTCTCCAAATGTTTCAAATAATTGATTATAAATCGCTTTTTGTTTTATATCAAATAGTAAACATTTTCGTAATATAATGTAACATAAGCCATTTAAAAGCATTAGATCATAAAATCTATTAATTTGTGTACTTATTACTGATATAAAAGTTATATTTTTAATAATTTTTTTATAATTTCCTTCATTTATCAAACTCTCTTTATTTTTAATTAAATCAAATAGTTTATAAATTAAACTGATTATTTCTACTCTTGTAAATAATACTTCTCTTTCATACATACCTTTATAATATGTTTCCGCATCTTTTTCTTTATCATTTTTTTTACCATCATTATAATTAAAATAAGTTTGTATTTTAAAGAAAATAATTTTTTTTATATTTTCTAGATTATCCCAATTATTTACATTTAAAATCTCATTTATAGAGCTTTTAAGATCATACTCATTTAAAGGATGTTTTTTTACCCTAAGTTGTTTTTTTTCATTTATATATATATTATTTCCCTCTCTTGAAATATTTGGACATTTGTCTATTTTTTTAATTTGTATATCAGATAAAAGTTCATTAGAACTTAAAATTGTATTATTATACCATTCAAGTGTTGTATTATCTATTTTTTCGACAAAAGATTCAAGGTCTGAAATTGCAGCTTTTGCATTTAAAGTTTCTAGGTATAATTTAAGTGTTTCAGCTCTGTATTTCAAACACATATAATCTGATTGTGTAAAACGTAATTTTAATCCAGAATTATATATTCTATTTAAAGATCTAACTACTATTTGACCATACCAGTCCCAAAACCATTTTGGGATTCTTATTTTTATAGGTTTATCTCCTTTATTATCGTCTCTACTGATTATATCTGGATCTGCAAGTAAAATAAAGAAAACTGACCGTAATCCACAGTCTCCTGTTTCTTGCAATGGTAAAACCATGTAATTTTTAACTTTTGGATTCACAATTAACGGAGTCCATTGTTGTATATCTCCAGAATTTAAAATTGGATGTAATACTAATCTATAAAAAAAACTTCCTCGCAATTCAGTTTCATTTTCTATTACTGTAGACATTAACTTTATCATACGGATACATACCAATTTAAAAATATCTTTATTAATATTTTTAAAAATTATTACACCAGCATTTTCTCTATAATAATGCGATTCTGCGCAATTATTTTCAGAACTCTTATTTATTTCATCACACATTTTTAATCCACCATGTGCATTACATGATTGTCCTGTATTCATAACTCCTAATTCATAGCTATCTTCATTTAATTTATTATAAAAAATACCAATTGCATGCCCCCCATCTTTACCAACCCACCCAGTACTAATAAACCCTTTTATATTTTTATTAATATGACTTAATAATTTATTAATATCTTGATGTTCTTTTTCAAATAAACTATACCAATTTTCATAATGTTTTGTGATAATATTTTGTATTCTAACATCAACTACATCAGTGTAGAAATCTCTCTGCTTCATTTTTTCCTGAATAGCAAGGATATTTTCCCTAGGCATTGAGCCAGCCCAATATCCATCATCATTTTTTTCAGCGATAAATTCATCTAAACCGAATAATATCTCTACTTTAATTTGATATTCAATATCACTCAGTTTTAATGTATCATCTCTTTTATTTATATTTGGGAATATATTTTTATCATTTATATTGATAGGTGTAGGTGTATTTTTAATTGTACATCTATACTTTTCTTCTTCAAGGTCATCAATTTTACATTTTTTTTTATCATCACAAAAATTACTTAAAGGTATAACAATTTCATCATCAATATAATCTTCATATATTTGATTATTTATTAATTGTTTTTCCTCAATATTTAAAGATTCATCATTTTTAATTAATTTTAATTTTCCATTTAATTTTGTAATTAAAGATTTAAATGCTATTTGTTCCCTTGAAATTTCATTTTTCCTATTTTCAAAAATATTCTTACTACCAAAAATTTCAATTATATTATTTTGTCCAACACTATTTAAATTATCAAATATTTCATGTTTTTGATCAATACTTATATTTTCAAGTATATATTTTTTTAAAGCATTATTCAAATTTAGGAAAATGTTTATTTTGTCTTGTAAATGTAATGCATTAAAAATATTAATTTGATATTTTGATTCTAATTTATTAAATTCTTCACATTGTTTTTCAATTGTTAAACTACGAAATTTTTCAAGTTTATTTAGTATTATTTGTTTATCTTCTGGTAATGTTTTCATTAATAAATCTCCTTGTGAAAAATTTATTATTTGTAAAACTTTATATTGTTGTTGAATATCTAAGCCTTTAAATTTATCTTCAGAAGAGTAATTTTTTATTTGTTCTTCAATTGTTAAATTGTTAAAAATAATTGATGGATTTTCAGACTCTATAAAAAATGGTTCTTGTTCTTTATCAGGTAGATAATTTAATAAATCTTTTTTTTGATTATAAGACAAATATTGTAATAAACTTTTTGCAAATTTTGTTTCTGATGTTAATAAAAGATCTTTAATTAAAGATCTTTGTATTGCAATTGGTAATTCTACAAATATTCTTTTAACTAATAATGGTTCCAATAAATTTAAAAATTTTACTAATATATTACTTTTATTCGTAAAATTTTTAAATAAATCTGTTAATTTAAATAATAATTTTTGATTCTCTAATAATCTAGATAATAAAACTCTTTTTTCAGACTCTTTTACATAATTATCTAATAATGTATTCCTAGTTTGACCATTTAAATATAGTAATAATTCGATCTTATTGTATTGTAATAAAATATTAAATATATCATCTTTTTGAGGGAAAATATTAAAAAGCTCTCTTTGAATTTGTAATGGTAAATTATTAAATATATATATATATTCTGTTATATCATTAAAATCTCCATTCATTAATATTTGATTCTGTTGTCTTAATTTTAATTGTTTAAATATTATTATTCTATATTTTTCATCAGTATTTTTAAATTGACTACCAATATCTTCATCACTTTTATTAAAATTTTCAATTATTTCAAATATTTTTTTTTCATCTTCATTAGTTAATTCTATTTTCTTTTCAATACATATATCACCAATTTTACTAATCAAATTATTTAAATAATCTGTTTTATTAGTTTTATTAGTTTTGTTACATATTATTTCTTCAGCTTTTTCATTACTCCATTTATTACATGTTGTGATATTAAGAGGCCCATACAATTCTTCAAAATAATGATTCGTATCACCATCACATACAGGTTCTGTTGTATAATCATAATTAAAAGATAACTTATACTCCTTTTTTTTATAAATAAAATGAAGAGCAATACTGTTTTTCTTAATACTTGCTGATCTATCTAAATCTAAATCTAAATCTATTATAATGTTCCTATCACCCTTTTTCTCTTGAATTTCTTCAATATTTTTCTTAAATTCATCAATATTAATAATTTTAATATCACTTGTAAAAGACTTCTCGCATATTTTTCCAATTTTACAACGTAAAAAATCAAGAAATACATTTTTGTTTAATATATTTGTTGAGGGTAATTTATAATTACCCTTATTACATGCAGAATTTATATATATTTCTAGGTCAGTATCATTTAATTCTAATATATCAATTTTCTTTTCATCTTTAGATAAAATATCAATACCAAATACTTGATAATCATCTTTTATATATGCATCGTCAATAAAATTTAGTATCTCATTTTTCTTCTTTTCATCTCGAATATCTTTATAAGTTATATCACTATATACATTTTCGTTTCCAATATAAATTCCTGGTTTAATATTCTCTAATGGTAATGAATATGTTAAAACATCATATGATGTTTTAGTTTTATCGGGTATTTTAACTATAATTTTATGATATACCATTTATATTTTAATATAAATTAAATTTATATTTAAAAACATAAAACATAAATTAAAATATAATGGATTATGGAGGTTTGGTCAATTTAGGTGCAACATGTTATATAAATACTGCCTTACAATGTCTAGGTAATTGTGATGATTTTTTAAAACTTATTTTAAATAATAAAAATAGTGATAACAATAGTCTTATTAATGAATTAAAATCTATATTAATAGAGTTATTTACAAACAATAACAGTTTAAGACCATATAGATTTTTAAATGTACTAAAAACAAATATTAAAGGTATAGAGATTAATGAACAAAATGATATAAATGAATTCATATCTCTCTTATTAGATAAACTTAATAAGGACATATGTTATAAAAATACAACTACTAGAAATGACCTTATGAATATAAATAAATATAAAAATTCATCATATGATATTCAAAAATTTAAAATGGATTTTTCGTGGATAGAAAGAACACAATCTGAATATTCACAATTAATAGAAATATTTTATGGTCAATCGATTACACAAATAATATGCGGTCATTGTAAATTTATATCACATAATTATGAAATTTATTCAAGTATAATGGTACCAATATGTGATACATTAGATGAATCATTAATGCATTATTTTCAAGACGAATTTTTAAATAAATCAAATGATAATTCAGATTGGAAATGTGATGAATGTAATGAAAAAAGACAGAGCAAAAAAAGTACTAAATTATGGAAACTTCCAAATATTTTAATTATAACTTTAAAAAGATTCACTGATTCTTTACAAAAGAATAACAAAAGTGTTCAAATTCCATTAGAATTAAGTCTAGATAAATATACAGTTTCAAAAACTAATACAAAATATAAATTATCAAGTGTTGCATACCATAGCGGTTCTTTTTTTGGTGGACATTATGTTGCAATAATTAAAAATAAAAAAAATAATTGGTATATTATAGACGATATTAATATTAGTGAACTAAAAGATATGAATATGATATCTACAGGGTATGTATATTTTTATTCAATTGTTAAACAAATTTAAAATTTATAATTCATAGAATGCTTGTGGAAAAGTTGAATGATCTCTAACAAATCCACCAGATTGTCTGAATGATCTTCTTGAATTATCTATATCTTCTTTAAATTCTTCTTCTAATCCTTCTCGTTCATAGGGAGTTCTTTGTCTATTTACATTTCTAATTGTATGTTGAGAATCTCCAAAATCATCTGCTGTTTGTTGTGAAAAAACATCATGATTAGCCATAACAATTTGTAACATTTCATCTAAAGCACCTACTCTAGCTTGTTCTACAGCATCTCCTAATTTAACCTGTTTATCTTTAATTTGTTTTTCAACAACAGACATGAGTTGATCTATAGTTTCAAAATCTTTTTGATCAATATTAAGTTCTGCTTCTTTCATAATTCGAAGAAGAAGATTAATTAATTCCCTAACAGAATCTTCTCTATCTTTATCTCTAGATACAGTATATGTTAATACTGTATTTATAAAGTTATCCATGGTGAAATAAGTGTGTTGAATAAAAACCATTAAGAATAAATTTAATTGAATATATCTATATTCAAAATATCTATATTTTGATTTTAATCCTGTAATATCAGAAAATAAATTTTGAATACTGGATGACATTTGAGCATCCTTTTTAACAATTGGATTTTTAAGGATATCTTCTTTCCAATCAACAATTTTATCGTCATATATAGAGCTTAAATATTGTGAAAGTCCTTTATCTTTTAATTTTTCTGATACTTTAATTTGTTTTTCTTGATCACTTAAAGTAGGATAATCTTGTGTTATTTTATCTAATAATTCTTTATGAAATTTTGTAACAAATTTATCAATATTATTAAGATCATAACTACGGCCTGTTGATGTTTCCAAATTTATTTTATAATCTTTAATAATTTGTAATAATGGTTTAACATCATTTGAATTAAATATTGAAACATATTCACTTAATTTATCGATTTGTTGTTTAACACCTTTATCTAAAACAATTTCCATACTCAGTGGATTTGTATTTGAATCATCATCAGGTTTACTAGTAGAGCCACCCATTTTATTTATACTATAGATAAAAAATATCCAAAAAAATATTTGATTTAAGTAATCAATGAAAAATATAATTATTCTAAATAGTATCGCTGGTAATGTAAATATTTTATTAAGCAATGGTCATTATAAACCTATGAAAAAATTAACAACTAATGATATTTTAATTAATCAACATGGAAATAGAACTAAAATCAAAAATATCATTTTCAAGGGTCAAGATAAGATTATAAATCTACATAATGAAGCATGGAATGATATTACAAGAATATCAAAAAAACAAAGATTTTTAACCAAGAATAATAATATTACATTACCATCTAAAATTGATTGGGATATACCTAGAGGATCTAAATCAAAAAGCCTGAATTACTCATTTGGATATTCTATCTCATTATTATTATATGGAAGTTTTATAGTAGATGATAAGATTATTATATTTATGAGAAAAGAACATTTAAATGAAATTAATTATAATTTAGCAACAACTTTTGGAATTCATAATATTGAATGCTATGAAGGAAAATTTCTAATAAAATACGTATTTTTGAAGGATAATGTACCACGTTACATTTATGACTCAATTCAAAATAAAAATATTGATGAAAGTATTTATAAATATGATGATGATTATTTAAGGGGATTATTTAATGGATTTAATAGTGCCTTAAATCATTCAGAAAAAATAACTGATAAATCATCATTTGATTTTTTATCTAATTTTTGTAATTGGTTAAATATAGCCGTACCAAAAGATGATAATAAATTATGTATTCGATACTTTATTGAAGATAAAGAAGAATCTGAAGATTTATGGGATATTGAAACAAATGATATAATAACATCATTTATAGGAAATAATTTAGTTTTTCTATTTTAAATCATCGATTCTTTTGATTTTCTAAATGCTTTAGCAATTATGAAACCGTTATATATAATTGCGGCTGAAATAAGAGCCGATGACCAAAAAATACTACTATCTAATGCGACAAATACTTTGTCACTTATAATCATATCTTTGTATTTATCTTTATTTATCCTTATATATGTTTATACTAATAAAAATCATATAAAGCATTTGATTATATTTAGTTTATTAAGAAATGGATAATTTACATATTATATTTTCTGAGATTTTTGATATATACCCAGATGATAAATTTATAAATAAATACATCGTAGAAGGTAATATTGATATAGATTCACTTTTTAAAAGTAATTTTTTAAAACTAAATGTATCATTTGTAACAATATGGAATTTTATATATAGTACATATCCTACAAAAAAAGATTTTATTGAATTTTTATTTACTAATGGATTAACAAGTGATTTTGGGTCACAAAGCTCTGTAGTGGATATAGACAATAAAGTATTTGAAAAAATAATTAATAGTATTTTTCACTTGAAAATAGGATTATTAACACATATTGATACAAATGAATTAAATAAAAAAATACAAAAGTGTTCCACAGATATGAAAGATAATAACTATATTAAGAGTTTAATATTTGATAAAATAGCCTTTAGATATAATGTACAGAATTATGATTTATCAATTAATCCTATCGTTACAATAATGCAAATATTGAAATCTTCAAAAAACATTGATAGAATTAATGATAATAAATATAATCCGGTATCAAAGAGTATTAATGAATTTATTAATTTCTCTAATGATGACTTATTATATCTAAACAATTTAGAAAAATTGCAATATATTATTTATAAGGATAATCATTTTATATTAAAATTAATAGACACGATATCTATAATAATAGATTGTGATAACATTGATGATGATAGGATTCGTAGTATAATCACATCATATCAAAAAGTTCATAATAAACATGTATTATTATTTCATACATCTGAAACTACATATAATCAAGTATCTGGATGGTATGATGATATGTATAATTTTCAAATAACGAAAGATGTTTTAAATATTTTACCAAATTTATGTAAATATAATGTTACAATTTCAGATTTAATGTATCCAAATGTAAAATCCCTGAGCAAAATTAACAATTCGATTTACTATTTAATAGGTAATAAAAATAATAAAGAACATTATGTATACACAAATCAATACGATAAGTATATTTTAAATGATATTAATATGGCAGATAAATTAAAAGTAAAATTAGAAAGATATATTATATTAGATCCAAATCATTTTACAGTTAATAACAACGGTTTATCGTCATCATTAAAGCAAATTATTAGATCAATTGATATGTATGATGATATGTGGAATTTACATATCAAACATTCATGCCCTGTGAGAACAGGGGATCCCAGAAATGGAATATTATTATATTGTAATTTTATATATTTTTACTTTCTTAAAAATGAAAAAAAGATTGAACAGTTACAAAGTATTTATAATGTAAATTCAAAATATTGTGTATTTATAGTTGATAATAGACCAAATATATTATCAATAATATCAGTTTTATTTACAATGATTAATTTAAATTCTGACTGGTGTTGTCGTTTTTATACAAGTACTTCAGCTTTACCATATTATGAAAAATATATAGGAAATTTTGTAGATGTGGTTGATATTGATATTTTAAATCATAAATTTCATATTGATATTTATAATAAATTGTTAACCAGTCTTTATTTTTGGGAATCTCTAGAAGATTATGAAAAATGTGTGATAATTCAAGATGATGGTATTTTATTACGTAAAGGAATCGATAGATTTTTAGAATATGATTATTGTGGATCTCCGTGGGCAGACTGTGCGGGGAATGAATATCTAAAGAGTAATGTAAATGTGGATCTCTGTGGTAATGGAGGCTATAGTTTAAGAACCGTAAGTAAAATGAAGGATGTCGTACAGAATACGACAGATGAAGAAAAAAACATCTTGTTTTATAATAATTTAAATAAAACACCAGAAGATGTGTATTTTGTCAAAAATTTAAAAAAAATGAATGGTGTTAGGATGCCATCTAGTAGAGATGCATCATTTTTTGGCTCAGAAGAAATATTAAATATGGATTCTTTAGGTATTCACAAATTCTGGTGTTATATTCCAAGTGAAAATGTCAAAGCATATTTCAAAAAAATATTAGAAGAATAAAAAATAATTAATTTAATGTACATTTTCCTTTATAGCCTTTAGTTGTTTTTTTGAACCAAATTGATCTTTGTTTTCATCAATCATATTGGTATAAAATTTTTTGTCAGTTATTTTAGGTATTTTATTAGCATCTTCGCATGCTTTGACGTATGATAGTATATCTTCATTATTTTTAAAGTCATATTTGAATTGCTTGTGATTTTCTTTCCATTTAAGTCCAAACCAAATAGTTTCTTTCATTAATTGTCTAGTTGTAAAGAATGAAATCACAACATTGTCCTTAATAATCCTCATTGGAATAGCATAAACTATATTATTTACCAAATCTGAAACTTGAAATATATCAATATCATCTGGATTATATGGATGTCTACCGATATTGCGGATATGAAATTGTGTTGTTGCAACTTTATCTTGGACTCGTACAATTCCATTTATAATAAAATCGACAGGTCCATATGAGTTTTCGTGTACTCTTTCAACTTTGATATTAATACATTTACATACATATCTAGTCATATTAAATGACCTTTGTTCTATACGATTAGTTTTACTAGGAATTTGCGAATCATCTTCATTCCAAAATGTCAATGAATGTTTTATACCAGTTTTAATATACTCTATTTTCTTTTCGAGTAAACGATGACATTCTTCTGAAGATTTTCCCACTTCAAATCGTAAAATTGGATTATTCATAGCTATTGTAAATTCATTATAACTATTTATCGTTAAATGGAGTCTAGGGTGAAATCCCTGTTTAATATTAAATTTTTTTAAAACATTTACGGCATCAATGCCATAAAAGAACCAAACAACATCAACTTTATTATCTTGATTTTTCCCTATACATGTTAAACTTCCGTTTTTTAATATAGAAATCATTGTACCTACAGTTAATATTCTATTTGCATAGTTGAAACATAATAAACCATTTTTACATACTTTAGAAGTCTTGACTTGATCTGCAACGAAAAATTCACCACCAACATCATCATCAAATAGACAATATGCTATATCAAAAAGTCTCAACTCAAATAGATGTACACGATGTGTATATGTTGAAATATCAATCAATATGTCTAAATCATCTACAGCTTTTGATTCAAAATTATGTGATGTACATACTCCTTTAGGTAGATATATACTTCTTGAAATGCCCCTTTTTTTATTAATTACTATAATCTCTTCATCAGTTTTTAAACCATTATTGCCATCTAGAATATTATAAATTCTAATTGATTTACTTATGATACCATTTTTAGACACTTTAATATTTCGATGTCCATATTTTTTTATTCTTTTTTTATCCATAGGTATTTCCATTGTATCAAGTTCTTCTTTTGTTGTCACTATTTTGAGCCCAATATATTCGATGGCCGCTTTGACACCTTTAAACGATTGTCTCCATTCGTTTTTACCCATCTTTGCTAATAAACGTTGATCATCAATTGCTTTCCAAATATCACTAACTTTTCTTAGCCCACCCATTTCTATTAACTATAAAATAAACTTTCTTATATTACAATCAATTTTTTCAATAATAAACGTTTAAAAAATTTGATTAACTATTTATTTTTATTATTATTTCAAATAGAAAATGCAAGAAATTTCAAATGAAATTAAATTAGTGATTTTTGATTTAGACGATACACTTATGCGTAAGAGTAATATTGATCATATAATTGATGTTAAAGCAAAAGATATTATAAAATACTTCAGAGATAAGGGTTGTAAGATTGTATTATGTTCTCTAAATTTAATGGCGGCATGGTATTTATTTCATAATAATGTTTGGGAATTGTTTGATTTTGTTATAACACCAAAGTATGATGATGAATGTGAAAATCAAAAAGAAATTGAACAATCTAAATCTCGAAACAAAAGTTACATGTATAAAGCCATTATAAAGAAATTTAGTATTAGTCGGAAAAATATAGTTATTTTTGACGATAGTATTTGGCATAAGATCGAAGCTAAAAACTATAATATTAATTTTGTTCAAATTAATCCAAAATTATTGATTACTTGGAATGATGTTAAAATTGCCGAAAGATTATTTAATCATCCGGGTGTATTAAGGAGAAGTAATTCTCTTTGAAGTTACCATATCTCATCAACGACACCTTTATCAATACATTCTTGAACATTCCAATTGCGATCACGTGATAAAAACTCGGTTAGTTCTTCTTTTGTTAATTTTGTTTTTTCAACATAATAATCAATAACATTATCCATAATCTTTTGAATATTATCAAAACCATCTTTGATATCGCTAAATTTACCCCAATGACCTCCCCTTATTTCATGTAATAAAGCTAAAGCACGTTTCTGCATATACCTTTTTTTACCAGCAATACTAATTAAAGTACCTGCAGAAGCAACATATCCTGTTATAATTGTATGTACAGGTACTTCCATCTTTTCAATCATATCAACCACAGCAAAAGCATAACTTACTACCCCACCATATGTTGAAATATGTAAATTTATATTATTAGGATTAATATCAATTTTAACTAAATCCTCATTTACATCTTTAAATTCTATCTTTTTTGCAAGTTTTACTTCTTTTAAAATATCATTTTCTGCTTCACGTAAATATTTCATTAACAAAAAAGTACTATCGGATGAAATAGTACAATTGAAATAAATGTTATTTTTATCCCTATAAATACAATCATCAAACCCTGTTTTAAAAGTTGAATTATTATTAGATGGGATTATATCCATATTACGTATTGTAATTTTATTATCTTTATATGATTTTAGATATTTAAGCAGCTTAAATGTGGAGAAACTGATATAACAACAGACGATTTTCATGCAGAAATTAAGCAATCTGGAGATTGGAAGGATGCAATTGGACAATTATTTTGTTACAATAAGCATGACCCTAAAAAAGAGATGCGTCTATATTTATTTGGCACTTATAAAGATAAATCTATGAATTTAGCTTATGAAGATTGTAAATCATTTGGCATTATTGTTTATAAGATTGTAAACAATGAAGATAATACGATTAGTATTTGTAATATGGATACTTCCGAAGTTAATATTTATAAACCATCAGGTGAATTAATTTGAAAAAGTTTTATTAAATTTTTGTTTTAAAAAGTATTTTAATAAAAAGTTTAAACACACACCTAGTATGAAAATACTCACTACATACAGTCTAAAATATTTTCATACCACGAGTAAAAAACACACATATACACTCTTAAGTATTTTCATGTCACAATTTAAATATACATACAGTCTAAATATTTTCATACCTTATACTAAAATACAGTATTTTAATTACATTAAATAACAATAATAATTAAGTAATAAATGGTAATTTATATAAATAAGCCTTTAAAAAATCATTTGAACCTCAATATATTTTCATACCATTATCTTTAAAATACTATTTAAAGAAATATTATATTATAATAATAAACATGTTGTATGAATGTCCTCGTTGTGGGTATACTACCACAGTAAATACTAATTTCAAGAAACATATTACAAATAAAATTATATGCAATCATATAGTCGCAGATATATCCCTTGATGACATTATTGATGAAACTTTTAATAAGAAAATTAACAATCAATATGAATGTGATGGTTGTAAAAAGAAATACAGTTCAAAAAAGTCATTAAAAAATCATCAAAAAATATGTGAATTGTGTAAAGATAATACTATTAACACTAGTATTACTAACAATATTACAAATAACAATATTCAAAATCAAGTTATTATAAATATTAATAATAATTCAAAGGATTTAAATATCAAAGATTTCCTACATGAAAATCTTGAACATATTACCGATGAATTTATTATGAGGTGTGCAATGAAATTAGATAATGGACTAATTGACTTTATTAAAACAATAAGGTTTAATCCTGATCATCCTGAAAATATGAATGTAAAAATGCATGTAAAAAGAGACAAAACACTATATGTTTATAAAGACAAGAGATGGCAAATATGTGATGGTAACTGGACTCTTGAAGAAATGATTCTTCATGGGGCTAAGATCATTAATCAGAAGTTCTTAACACATACAGATAGAGAAAAGATAATGGAAGAAGATTCATCAGAATCTCGTGTACAATCATGGTTATTATCAATATTACCCCGTGATAATGCACGTCTTATCGGTAAATTATCCAAACGGTTATATGCAATGATACTTGATAATCAGAGTGTAATATTAATGGAACAACATGAATGTAATCAACAATTATTAACAAATTAATATAGCTAGTATAAAAATACATCATGAAAATATACCCAGTGTATAAAAAAAGCATGAAAATAATATATCAATTGTATATATTATTATTTTGATTTGTAAAAAACATACATTGAAATAGTCTTTTAAAATGATGGGTACGAAAATACATATAATTATGGTCTATGTATTTTCGTACCTATAGTGTGTTCAAACTTTTTCTAAGAATACTTTTCAAACAAATATTCTAAAAATAATTTACAAATGTATCATTTTACATAAATCCAATTTAAAAACCATTTAAAGCTAAAAGTATAAACCAATATAAAAGCAATGGATTCCCTATTAGCAACAATAGATGCTTATGATGAACAAAGGTTAATATTATTAAAAGAATATTTATCCCAGGCAAATAATCGGTTTGGTACTAATATAACAATTAGTATTCATGAATCATTTGAGAGAATTATAAATACAGACAAGAATATTGTTGAGAGATATTTAAAATTATATGATTATTATAAAACAGTAGATGATAAAGTTGTAAAAGAGATGATTTTTGAAAAGCTAGAGGATGAATATAGTCTTATATTAGATATGCAACGAGATGAGGGAGTTAAATTAAAATTTAATAATCCAGATAATATGTGTATAGAAACTTTGTTAACAACATTTGAAAAAATATCAAACTTTGTACATAATGATAGGTTTAAAACAGAACAAATTTATAAATCTTTATTAAGAATTCAAGAAGTACATAAAATTCATCATGGTATATTTACAAATATGCATGAAAGTAGTAAGCAGGAAGAATATGATCAAAATGTGTTTAAATTAACAGATGATGAAATATTAGCTAGAAATGAAGAAATTCTTGGACATTCTAATAATAAATTTACTAACCCATTAGATATACAATTTAATAATATCAAATTAAATGATGTAAAATGCTTTAATGAGTAAAAAAAAATTGAAATAATATTAAAAATACATAATTTTAATAAAATAAAAATGGGTATGGATCTAGTACCTAACTATCAATATACAAATGGATTTCAAATAAATTGGACTGGATGGAGAGCTTTAGTATTTGCTTTAAAATTACTTGGAGCTGATACTTCAAGTGCATCTTTTTCAAATGATGGTCGTTGTGTCCTTAAAAATGTAGCACTTGATTGGGCTGATAAAATTGAATTAGGATTACAAATGAATAGATTGAAACAAACAAATTTAACAGATCGTTCTGATAAGGATTATCAAAAATATACTCTTGATCCAATGGCAGAAGATTTATCAGTATTTGATTATAATCTTTTGATGGAATTTGTCGATTTTTGTAGGAATAGTGGTGGTTTCCGCCAGTATTAATCGGGTCATATTTATATCTTAAAGTCTTTTCGATTTTTTAATTAATATTTTTGAAAATGTTTTTTATTTTAGTAGATTCAATCGAATGATCGACTATAGGTGGTGGGTAATTTACATTTTTATAGTCCTTATATTTTTCAGGCCATTTGTGTAGATCTTCATTTTTTACTTTCTTAAGCTCCGGTAACCACTGTTTAATATATTTACAATCTTTGTCAAAATTTAAAGACTGTAATAATGGATTAAAGATTCTAAAGTAAGGTTGAGAATCTACACCGATAGAATAGCACCACCCAATTCCTCCAGAGTTCGAACACGGATCATAATCAATAAGCTGAGTAGCGAACCATCTTTCAAAATCATTAGGTGGGAGTCTTAAATCTTTAGCAGCAAATGAAGCAATAACCATTCTACATCGATTATGACACCATCCACTACTCGACAATTGTTTTATCCCTGCATCAACCAAAGGAAAACCTGTTTTTCCTTTAATAAGAGCATTCCATTTTCCACTATCATAAATCCAGGGTATTTTCTCATATTTTTCTTTAAATGCTTTATTAGTTCCAGAAAGTTGACCTTTGAGTACTCTTGGAAAATTAAAAGTAATATTGGCATAAAAATCACGCCAAAATAATTCTCTTATTAAACCATGTTTAACACCATATCGTTTTCTTATACTATGATATACTTCCCTAATCGATACACAACCAAATTTAATATAAGGACTTAATTTTGTTGTTTTATTTAAGGCTGGGAAATTTCTTAATTTTTCATAATTTGTAAATTCACCTTTATTAATACGATTTTTAATTATTAATAATCCATTTTCCCTTCCTCCTTTTAGAGCCAAATTATAGTTTGGTTCACTATTGTAATATTTATCAATATTCTTTATTAATCCAGGAATTTGTTTATTTTTAAATGGTGTTACATGGTGTTTTGATGTAACTAATTCTGGAATGGATAAAAAGTTATCTAGACATTTTTTATAGAATGGTGTAAACATTTCATAAGGTGAATTATTATCGGTTAATATTGTTTTTTGATTAAATAATGTATAATCTTGTGCAGTTATACAATCAATATTTTTTTCATCAAGCCAAGATTTAATTGTTTCATCACGGTTTATAGCAAATGGTGTATAATCTTCATTAAATGCAATACAATTTATGGTATATGTTTTTAATAACCGTGTTAGAATATCTATATCTTTTCCGTAAAAATAATGCAAGCTATCATTGAGATTGTTATTTAAATCATGTAAACATTGAATCATAAATTCTACACAGTTTTTACTGTAATATCTATTAATTTGAGAATCAATTTGATCAGGATTAAAAATGAAAATATAAAGAATCTTTGTATTAGGTTCTCGTTCTATGAGTATATTCAAAGCCAAATTATCTTCAATTCTCAAATCCCTCCTAAAAATGAATATATTTATAGTTTCTTTTTTCATATAATTTCCAATATGTTTTTTATTTGGCTGAGATAAATTTTTATACATTTTAAAATTGTAAATATATAAATGAATTCAAATGAACTATGTCCAATATGTCTCGAAGAATTAGAATTGAATATTTATATAACAAATTGTAAGCATAAATTACATGAAAAATGCTATAAAAACTTAATTGAATATGAAACAAATCAAAATAAAAAGGATGTTCTTTGTCCACTCTGTAAAAAAATAATACATGAAAATACCTTTTTAATTCAACAACAACAACCTATGTATATAGTAGTTGAAATACCAAATAATAATCAACGTATTATTCAAAATAAAAATAATTGTGGGTTTTTTATATCAATAATTTGTTTAGGAATTATCGGTTTTGGATTATGGTATACTGATACAATGTCAATTTAAAGACTTATTTATTTTTTTCCAATAACTCTACATGTATCATATCTCATTATCAAATATAATATTAAATATACTAAACCGAAAATATACGCAAAAATTGCGAAAATAACCTTTAAAAATGTACCATAATTCATTTTAGAATTACATTGCCAACTTAAATATGCTGCATATAAACCTATAATTATTCCTAGAACAAGAGATAATACATCAGCAATAGTTACACCACCACTTGTTGGTGTAGGTGGAGGAGGCATCATATACCCATTATTTGTATACATAGGTGTTGATGTTTCTGAGTTTACGAATGTTGAATAATTATTAGCCATTTTTTTGGCCATACCTGTAGTAACTTTTGAAATCGCGAAAATATCCATTTTATTATTTAAAAAGATAAAAAACTAAAATTATAGATAGATATAAAAATTAATATATCAAGAAAAATGGTAATAAATATATTACTATAGAAGTATTGAACATTAAATTTTCAAATGCCCGTATTGCTCTTAAACCTTCGTATTTATATTTAAAGTATTTTTTGTCTACTAAAACTTTGGATATTAATACACCAATAATTATTAATACAATCATACTTAATACATAATCTCCTATATATCGATAAAATAAGAATTTATCTATCATAAAACTATTATCATCGGTTTTAAATAAAAATTGTAATAAGAATAAAACTACAATTAAAAACACATTAAATGAAATGTCAAATCCAATAAATATTATAAGATAATGCCATAATGGTGGTGGGGATTTCTTCTGATCATATACAACATCTTCATATATAGGTGAAAAAACTCTAGTTGCCAAAAATAATGCAATATATGTAAACAATATTCTTAATGCTTTAATTATGTATAATACAACAAATTGTGAGTCTACAATCACGTCAAACATGTTATGATTTATGTTATAATAAGATTTTATTTTCTTTTTTGCATAGTATATGTTTTTCTCTGTTGATTCAAAACGATCATTAATATTTACTCTGTCATCATCTTCTAATATTAATAAATAATCCTTTGCACCACCACCTGCAAGACTTGCTTTACTTATTCCTTTATCACCTGAGATCTTTTTAAATATCTTTATCATTGAATCATAGAACATATCATTATTTTGTTCTATATTTTTAAGAGCTGTTTCGAAAATTGATTTAATATTGTTATATGCAAACAATCTATCTTTGAATGATTTATTACTCTCCTCGTATCTTTTAGCAGATTGAGAATTCGTTATATATTCATATTTATCAATAAACATTTTAATTTCAGATAGTTTATGTCTGTTCTCTTTAAGGAAAAATTTTTTATTTGTACTTTGATGGACTACAACATAATTATTTATAGATGAGAGTAATTTATTATAAATAGTATAAATTTGTTTTATAATTCTTGGTTCTTCACCAGGTAATAAAGGTGTTGTAGATTTATTTTTGATTCTAAAACCTCGCTTATCTAAATCATCTAATAATGTTGTCACATTATTATTAGAATCATTAATCCATGATGAGCTTTTCTCTTTTAAATAATTAGAAAAATCATCGACATCTTTTGACCATTTAAGGATTATTTTTTCGACCCTTGGGTCTGCAAAACTTATTTTACCAGGAAATATATTATCCATTGATTTAATATGATTTTTTTCTTGAGAGGAAATATTATTTTTTTGAGAAAAAGTGTTATTTGAATTTTTTTCTACAGGATAGCCAATTACAGTTTGTTGCATATCTAGTGGTAATGGAGGAGCAGATGGTGTTTTTCTATTTATAAATGCATTTTCAGCTGCTAATTGTGATGGAGTTTTTATATATGAATTTAAATAGGGAGGTTTCACATCACTTAAAGAATCATTTGCAACAGCAGCATTAGTAGCTAAAGCAGCATTAGCAGCTACATCAGCATCAGTAGCTACATTAGAATTTGGAATATCATCTGATATTAAATTATTCATAATATCTATAGTCTTATCAATTAATTCTAATTGTTGTTTGTCATCTTCTGTAATTATCTTCATTAAATTATTTAATCTATCATTTAAATTCCCCTTTGAATCTGTTAGATTATTAAAACTAATTTCTTGAATAGGGACTAATACGTTATTATCTTCTTTAATTTTATCTATTCCATTTGAATCTATATCTATAATATTTTTTTCACCTGTATTCATATCAGCAATAGCCGCTACTTTATCTATTCCACTTGAATCTATATCTATAATATTTTTTTCACCTGTATTCATATCATCAGTAGCCGCTTTAGTAGCTATTTTATCTATTTCATCTATATCTATAATAATTTTTTCAACTGTCTTCATATCATCAGTAGCCGCTTTAGTAGCTATTTTATCTATTTCATCTGTCAAACCTCCGCCTCTTTTTTTAATAATTGTTTCAATATTTTTTAATATATTTTTATTAAATTTAGGATTTTTTGGTGGATTATTATTAAGATCATCTATTATCTTTTGAATATTATTTAATTTATCCATGTCTTGTGGCAATTTTGATAATATATTTTCGTCCATTTTTTTTGTAGGTTTAAATGTAAAATCAAATATCTTGGATATTATTGATTTTCCATGATTTGTATTTTCATCATTAATATTACCATACATTATTATTATTAATATACATAATATTCAATTAAATTAAAATATATAATTTAATTAATAAGTTTACATGTCTCTATCAGAATCACTTGATATTTATTCATATTCAGCTTTAATGGCAGTTATGTTTAGTGGAACATTATTTTTACTTTATAGTGTAATAAATTTAATAGAAATGAATGGATATATAAAAAATTTTAATATTTTAGATGTAAGTACATGTAATAGAGGTACAATAATATATGCATATTTGGCAGGATATTATATGTTCTTATTAAAAGTTATCATAGCACTTGTAACACTATTCATATTAACATTAATCATACGCATAGCAATTTCTACTATAGTAAATATATTCACTACAAAACCAGAATCACAATCTGGAGGAGCATCACAAATACAAAAAGGGGCAGCTGAATCTGCAAATTTAATGAAAGTTGAGGTAGTCAGAACAAATTTAAAATATATACTTGGTTTTGCTATATTAAAAACATTTGTAATTTTATTTCTTATATTTATTCCTTTGTTCTTATTCTTTGCATTATTTGCATATTCTAGGTTTTTTAATCAACAACATATTATTCGTGATAATAATAATGAGGCTCCAAAAATTATGCTTACTCACCATAATTTTTTAATTTATTTGATAGTTTGTCTTTTCATTATAACATTTGTATATTCTATATTTTTATGGTTCAAAACAACAAAAGATAAAATTGTACCTGTATAAATATTTAGTCTTCGTCTTCTCCTTTTTGTTTACTTCCAGCTATTATAAATGCAACTATAAATATTATTATTAATAAGATGAATACTATTTTTTCAACTTTTGATAATTTAATTGATAATTGACCTTGGGTATTAATAAGTTTTGATATAATAACTAAAAAAATTTTATAACCTATAAATAATAAAATAAGTAATATAATAAAAAGAATTAACTTTTTAACATTTTTTTGTAATTGATATCTTAATATTGCTAATGTTACTAATATATATATTGCTATGAAAATAATATTATATATAAATAATATCTTAAATTTTGATAATTTTGTATAATTTAATAATAATAGCACAAATAACATCATTAATATAATCAATACACCATATTGATATAGATATTTTAAAGCTTGTGGTTTATCTTGTATATCTGGTTTGTTCTCATTAAAAACAGTTTCATAGAATAAATTATTAAAATATCCCTTAACCAATTTAGTATATATCATATAAAATAGGAACATTACAATAAGAACAAAGAATAATAATAAATAATATGATATTAGATTAACATTTTTATCATCCTTATCTTTATATTCCCATATCATCTCTTTGAGATTTTTAAGAGCTAATTTAAAGTCACTTATACCACTTTTGTTTTCTGAAATCATTATTTTAAAATATTTTATTAAAAGTATTATTAAAAATATTAAAAGATGCATAACAATAATTGTAAGAATAAATATAAAAGTTAATTTAATTATTTTTTTCCATTTTATTGATGGATCAGCATCTCCATCAAAACTATTATCAGTTCCTTCTGGAAAAATTTTATTTACTAATATTTTCATAAATAATATAGCAAGTACTATTGAAATAAACAATATTAAAAATAATGTATTTATTTTTTGGAAATATATTGATTCTATCAACATATCAGGGTTATCTCCACCAATCTTATTAATTATGTTTTTATTTTTACCACCTATTTGTATTTTATTAACAACTGGCTCAATAATATTAACTGGTTCAATAATATTAACTGGTTCAAAATTAATCGGTTTATTTTGTCTATCATTACCAAATATAAGTTGATGTAAAATTGTTTCTCTTTCATCAGTATTTAGATCCATCTCGCTTATTTAATTTAAAATATAAATTAATTATAACAAAAGATGGCCACTAAAAAACAAATGAATGAAACTATAAATAGAGTTGATATTATAGAAGATAGTATGTTAAAAATGGAAGATCATTTAGGATTGCTTAAAGAGATGATAACTATGCAAAATAAACATATTGATAGTATGATGCAATTAATTATTAAAAATGAAAATATCAAAAAAAACAGTATAATTCAAGAAGATATAATTAAAATAGAAAAAGAAAATGTATCATCTTTAAATGATGAAGTATCTTTAAATAAAAAAAAGGTATTAGGTGGTTATGCTAGGAGAATTATTTAATAAAAACCTTGAGATTCCATAATATAAATAATATTCCTATTGGGTAAAGAATTCTTAAGAATAGTTGTCTTTCGAATGACATATCATGATTATTAATATAATTAATTAAATAATGATCGATTAAATAATGAATACTTAAACCAAGAACAATAATTAATGTAAATTGTAATATTTTACCTAGTTCCTTTTTTTTACTAAATAATTTATCAAAATATGACGGATTATTATTTCCTTGAGTATTTTGTGATTGTTGTTCTTCCTTTCTCTTTTTCATTTCATTAATTGCATTTTGTATTCTAATTTCTTGTTCATATTGTTTATTAAATACACTTGCATCATATAAATTACCTGTTCTTGGATCATTTGCATATTGTTGCTGTGGTAATTGTTGTTGTGGTTGTTGTTGAGGTAATTGTTGTTGTGGTTGTTGTTGAGGTAATTGTTGTTGTGGTTGTTTATTGGATTGTATTTTCAATATATTTTCTTTTCTTTCTGTTGGTTGTTCATTGTAATCATCAAGAGATGCGTAAGCAGAATTATCAAACATTGATGAAGATCCTAGTGGTTGATAAGCTGACATTAAATCTGTTCCTTCTAACATTTTTATTAAAGGAGAAAAAAAATATATGTTCTTTGTAATAAAATGGAACACTTAAATAAGACAAATATAGATAAATTTACAGAAGAATTAGAGAAAATTATACAAAAAAGGAAAGATGATAATATAAAACGATTATATTATAAAAATGTTCGAGTATATTCATTAGTTAAGGATTTTATTAAGAAGAAAAATCTATTAATATATGGCGGTATCGCAGTAAATTCAATATTACCTAAAAAAGAAAGGTTCTATGATAAATATGAAAATCCTGATATTGATTTTTTTTCATATAGAGCAAAATCTGATGCAATTGAATTGGTGAATTATTTAACAAACAAAGGTATAAAGTATGTGGAGGTAAGATCAGGTATTCATTATGAAACTTTTAAAATTTATGTTAATTTTACACCAATAGCTGATATAACAGATATTCCAAAATATTTATTTGATAGAATGTTGAATATGTCTAAAAAAGAAGCAGATTTAATTAAAATACATGCTCCTGATTATGATATTAAAGCTGCCCCTTTGGATTTCTTAAGATTGGCAATGCATATAGAATTATCTAGACCAGATGGATATATAGATAGGTGGATGAAAGTTTTTAAAAGAATGACATTATTATATGATTATTACCCTGTTATTTTAGATAAAAATTGTAATGGTTATGAAAAAGAGAGGTCTAACAAAATAATTGAATTTAGGTCAAAAATAATTACTATTTTAAAAAATTTAAATTTACCATTAATAGGTATAGAAGCTGTTAAATTATATTTACAAGAAGGGGGTATTAAAATAGATGGTAATGCAATATTGCATGAAGATATGACTATTTTTGATATAATATCAGTAGATTATATATCAACATCTGATATAATAATTACAGAGTTAAATAAATATTTAGGAAAAGATATGAAAATATATAAACAGAAATATTCGTCATTAAATAAAAGTGAATTATTACCTAAACATATTATCATTAGTCTAGAATATATTGAAAATAATAAGATATTCAAGAGGCCTTTAATAACAATTTATAAATCAGTTGCATGTTATTCATATAAAAAAATAAATGGTATAATGGTTGCATCTATTGATAGTAATTTAAGTTTTTTATATGCATGGTTGTTAACTAATAGAATATATTTAAAAAAAAATAGAATAAGATGTATAATGTCATGGTTATTAAATATTCAATATAGAAATTTACACAAAAATAAACCAATATTTAATTTATTTGAACAAAAATGTTATGGTAAACAGCTTGATTTAGATGATTTAAGAAAATATTTTTGGAAGAAAAAAACGGATATTATTGTTTATAGACCCAATATTAAAAAAATACACCAAAAAATTTTCTAACTAATAAAACATATAAGAAACAATGAGAACTCTTTTAATTGTATTTGCAATTTTATTGCTACTTTTGACTTTGTTAGGAGCATTTGGAGGTTCTATTAAATATAATGAACCATTTTTTGATGTAATAAATGATAAAGCAAATTTAAAAAAGAATAAATTTGCACAAGGAATTCGGGGAAGTGAATTATTTTCAAATGAAAATAAAAAACAAAATACTTTTGTAGATGGTCAAATGCCAACAATGCCTGATATGCCAAATATGGCAGTTCCCAAAATGCCAACAGAAGTTTCTAACTTTTTAGATGCACTCCCTTCTAATAGTTCATTGAAATTACCAGCAGCTGCCCCAGCTTTAAATATCCAACCTCTTCCTTCAATGTCATCAGCATCTGCTTCAGTAAGTGGTTCTCATTTCTATGAGGGTCCTGAGCCAGTAATTTCAAAACCCGCATTTCTAGAAAAACCTCAATCTCAACCACAACAATCTAATTTCACTGATTCATTTAATATTGAACCTTTTGAAGCAGATAAACATTCAAGTCTACCTGCAGTTTATTAAAAAATTGAAAATAATTTTAAGTAATATTAATATAAAATAAATATGGAGTATTCTATACCATCGTATTTTTTAGAAATATTAACACAGTTAATTAGAATTCAGAATGAACAGATGTTAACTATTATTAGCGAAAATGAAGATATTAAAATAGATAGTATTAAACATTTAATCCCTTCAGCTTATGAAATTAAGATGTTAATTAATAACCTGCAAAAATTATAATAAAAGATTATTTATTTAATAAATCATGTTTTTGCATATAATCTTGAATATCTTGTTCTGATTCTTCTTCAGATTCTTCTTTATCTTCACCATCACTTGTCGAATATTCATATTTATCAAGTTCTTTTTTATAAGTTTGATAATAATTATCATCATCAAATTCTTCTTCATCATCACTATCTTCTCTATTTTGTATTGTTCTATTATTAGCCATATATTTCATAACATCCGGATCATAATTAGGATTTAAAATTGATCTATTATATTTTAATTTTACTGAAGGAACATAAAATTTTATTAATGCTAATAATTGATGATTTACACCCTTAAAATCGTATAATTTACCAGGAGTAGATGTTTCCCATTGAATAGTTAATTTTGATAATTTTCCAATAGGATGGAATGGTTTTGTTATTAATGTTGTATAATCAAATCTTAAATTTGTAATACCCCCAAAAGCAGATGCCATTTTAAATAATCCAATTCCAGGTGTCATACCCATATAAGCGTAGCTTCCATATAAATGATCTTCTATTTCTTGTATTCTTAGAATTGAAAATCTTTCACCTAATAAAGTAATTAAACCAGGAGATACAATTTTATATCCAGGGATTGATGCATCATAAATACCCCCAAAAATCTGAAAATTATCACCTATAGTACAACCAATAAAATTAATATTATTATATTGTGATAATGCAGGATATGTATCAAAACCTAATGATTTAGATAAATTACCAACATTACCATTAAAATATATTTGACTTGCTGATGAAAAAAACATCTTAGCTTCCTGTGCAGGTGCAGCGGTAGTAGTAGCTATATCAATTAATGGATTCATAGATTCATTTAATGCATTTATAATCGTTAAAATATTATAATTTCCAATAGAGATTGAACCAATAATATTTTTAATAGAAATAATAAATGTATTTGCTGAAATAATTGATGTGAATGTTGGTAAATTAATATTATATGAAGTAAAATAGATAAGATCAATTGTTTCGTCATTATTAAATTTAATACTAAATTCACCAGTAGTGATAATATCAATTAAATTATTATTTGTATTTCTTACAGCATATTTAATATTATTGAAGGTAAAGAAAAAATACTCCTCAATAATTTGATTTGTTTGTAAAACAATTTGATCAGTATTAATAATATTTCTAATATACATTAGATAATAATCACTTGGATTACTAACTGTTCCAATATAATTACTCAATTGTGTTGAAGATCCTATAATTACAGATGTATTTTGTGAAATATTATCATATAATTTTATAAATGTTTTACAATTTATTATTTCTTTAAAATAATGATCAGGGTCAATAGGTGTTATTGATGCAGGATTTTTAGATACAACTGTATAATAAAAAGTGTTATTATAAATATCAATATTATACATAGTTACAGGAATAGCTGAATCTAAGATTTCAAATCCATATACTAATTTAAATGGCTGATCAAATTCGACAACATATTTATTTGCATTGGGATAAAATAATTTATTTCTTAATGTACTATCAATATATACAACTTGACTATCTTTTTCTGAATTTTCGATTAGATAACTTATATCATCAATCATTCCTATTTATTTATAATGTTAAAAATCCTTTAAATGTTTATTTTAAAAATTTAAATTTATACCTATTTAAAAACACATATACATTTGAATATATTAAAGTAATGTCATCAAATTCTATATCATATAATATAAATAATTTATTTCCAAATTTTTATATTTCAGGAAACCAAGAATTTGATATAAATGTTGATGAAATAAATGAAAATGATATAAAAGCTTTACATCCAAAATGTAATATTTCTTTACGACCTCATCAATTATCATTGTTACATAAATGTATTGAATATGAAAATGAGAATAAAATGTTATGTAAATTTGGTTCGCTAGAATCATATGTAAAAAAAAATGATTATTTTAAAACCAATATAGGTGTAATTGCTGATAGAGTAGGATCAGGAAAATCCTATGTTATTTTATCAATTATTTTATCAAACTCTATTATAAACCGTGATAATACAATAATTAAATCTTCTGGATTAAATAATATCACTTTTTTTTTCAAAGATGAAAAACCAGTTGCTAAAACTAATATAATTGTTATACCACATAATTTATGCTCTCAATGGGAAAATTATATTAAAACATTTAGTAAAGAAATCAAATATTTAATTATTAATAAACAGAGAAATTTTGAGATTATTAAAGAGGATGATAAATTAATAGAAAATGATATTATTATTGTTACTGCAACTTTTTATAATAAAGTATCTAAAATTTTTATAGACAAAGGAGTGAAATTACATAGGATCTTTTTTGATGAAGTAGATAGTTTAAATATACCTGGTTGTACAAATATTGATGCAAATTTTATTTGGTTTGTTACTGCATCATATGGAAATGTCATATATCCTAGAGGTTATACAAAACATGATCCAATAAAAAATAGATATATTTATACTGCAAGTGGAATAAGAAATTCTGGATTTATTAAAAATATATTTTTAGATTTATATACAAATATTCCCAAAGAATTAACAAAAGTATTAATTATTAAAAACAGTGAAGCTTATATAGAATCATCTTTACAATTACCAGAATTAATATGTCATACTATTAAATGTAAAACACCTTTTTCAATAAATATTTTAAATGGTATTGTTGATAAAAATATAATTGAGAGTTTAAATGCTGGTGATGTAAATTCAGCTATGAGTTTTATAAATTCAAATAATAAAGGTACTGAAGATAATATAATTAATCTCTTACTTGATAAGTTAGCAGTACAGATAAAAAATTTACAGATTAGATTGAATATGACAAATGAATTAGTTTATGATGAAGAAAATGATAGGGAGAATGATAAATATAGCTTGAGAAATAAAATTAATGAAATTGAAAAAAAAATGGAAATGATAAAAGATAGAATAATAACAAGTAATTTATGTGTAATATGTTATGATAATATTGAAAATAAAACTGTGACTAAATGTTGTCAAAATTCATTTTGTTTTACATGTATTCATATATGGTTAAGTAAAAAGGCCAATTGTCCTATGTGTAAATCATTATTAGATGGGAAAATGTTATATGTTATTAAAAACGAAACAGATGATATAATTAGAGAGGAAGAAATAATTCCGGAAAATGAATTTCATGAAAAACACGATAAATTTAAAAATTTAAAAATTTTATTAGAGAAAAAGAAAAATAGTAATGCAAAAATTTTAATATTCTCAGGATTTGATTATACATTTAATCAAATAATACCAATTTTAAATAGTATAAATATTAAATATGATTATATAAAAGGTAATGGTGACCAAATAAAATCAGTTGTGAATAAATATAAAAGTGATAAAATTGATGTTCTATTAGTTAATACTCGAAATTATGGTACTGGAATGAATTTAGAAAATACAACAGATATTATTATGTTTCACAAATTTGATACACAATTAGAACAACAAGTTATAGGAAGAGCATATAGACTAGGTAGAGAATTACCATTAAATGTTTATTATTTATTACATGAAAATGAAATGAAATGATTATTTTTCAATTTCATTTCTATATAGGTTAATTAACTTGATAAGTATATTTCCGTGACATAACTCTGGATGACACCAACATCCTAAATTCTTACCATGAAGTTTTAATAATTCATCCTTTAAATTATCATCTTTTTCTATACGAGATTTAATCCAAATTTCATATTTTTCTACAACTTGTTCCCTTGTCCCATCTTTTCCAATTTTAAATGGATTTGCCCAAATTGAATCATATTTAGGATATCTCTCCTTATTTATAAAAACAATTCCTTTACGAGCGATATATATATTATTTGAGTTTTCCATCCATTCTTTTAAATTATCATATTTAGGACGAATATTTGCAACTTTACAATTTGTTACTGACATTATTTATTAACATATATTATAAATAATTATCAAATTTTAAGTTTTTTCATAAAATATTATATAAATTTGATGGAATCTCTTTAATAAACCTTGTAATTTCAGTATTATTTTTTGTTGACTTTTCCTCGTTTGGACAAGATAGTATAAATAAATCAGTTTCAGCTCTTGTAATAGCTACATAAAATAATCGTCTTTTTTCTTCTAGTTGTTTTTTACATTTTTCATAATCATCTTTATTAAAATAATATATATTCTTATTTTGATCATCATTCATGTTAATTAAGAACACATATTTCCATTGAAGTCCTTTTGATTTATGTATTGTATTTAGACTAACACAACCAGTATGTTTTAATGTTTTAGAATCATCATCTGAATTTGAATAATAATTATCTATATTATTGGAACTTAATAATCTTGACATTGTGATTAAAGGGTTATTTGTCATTGACATTATACAAATTGAATCTGAAACTATATTTAATTCATTAATTTTTTTTAATATAAAATTATTTTGATCAAATTGTGTATTAAATTCACAAACTATTGGTTTATTAAATGAACCAATTAATTTCTGGTTCGCAGCAATCATATTTTTTTCTATTTTATTAATATTATTCTTTATACTTGCATTTGCAAATTCTACAATCTCTTTTGTAGATCTAAAATTATTAACTAATGTATAAATTTTAGAATCTTTGAAATATTTTTTAAAATTTAAAATATATTGAATATCTGAACCCCTAAATTCATATATATTTTGAGAATCATCACCAATACCAATTATAAATACACCAGCTTTATAAAATTCCATCATTATATTAAATTGATCCCTATTAATATCTTGTACTTCATCAACAAATAAATATTTGAAATTTTTCAAAATTAATGGTTTCTTCTTTAGCAACTGTAAAAATTCAGGTGTATACTCCTCTATTTTAAGTTCTATATTCTTATTATCAAGTCTATTATTTTCTACATAATATTTCGCAATACTATCAATTGTACCTACAACAATGTCTGTTTTATAACCCATAATATCATATAATTTATCCCTCATATCAGCCGCAGCATTTCGTGTAAATGTAGTTAATACTATAGAACTTTCAGGTATACCATTATCTAATAAATATTTAATGCGTGTAATTAGTGTACTACTTTTACCACTTCCAGCTCCTGCTAATATTAACATATGTTTATCAGATTGTTCAAAAACAATTTTTTGTTGTTCTTCAGATAATTTAATCTCTTTATCTCCAAAGTAAAAAACATTCGGATCTGAAGGGAATAATTTAATATAACATTTAAAACAATTCTTTGTATCATCTAAAGCACAATGAGCATTTGTTAATTCCTCTTTATACAAAAACTTATATAATTCAGATAATTTAGGATACTTTCTAATGTTCATAAATAAACGACCTTTTAACATTGTACAAATTTTATGTTTTTTATCAAATTCTTCAATCACATGAATATTACCACATCTAAATAACTCACTTTTAACAATAGTTTCATCAAACGAAATATTATGAGCGACAATATTTGTACATCTTTTAATACTAGAATAAAATGCTTCTAATACAATATTTATATCAGTTCCATTTTCTTCTGCATATTCTTTTGTTATACCATGAATTAATGTACTCTCATTAGAAATTTTAAAATTATTTGGTTTTATAATAAAATAAGATTGTTCAATAATATTATCACCTTTTGTTAATAACCAACATATTGAAAGTAATCTTGATTCATTAAATTCATTAATTTTTTTATAACTGACCCCCTTTTTAAATAAACCTGTTGTTTCTGTATCAAATACTAAATTCATTTATTAAGATAATATTTTAGTTTACTAATATAGTATTATTGATTATTCCTTAAATCAAATTTTTTAAAAAATAAATTTCAATAATTATACACTAAATAATACCCCTTGATCATATGATATATCCTTCCAGTCTCTTTTTGTAGGATTTATAAATGTTTCATAGGCATGTTTAATTTGATGTAAAATTTTTTCAGGATGCATACAACCAACACCTCTACATAATAATGGAACTGTAATTGTTTTAATATCATATTTTTCACATTCAATAAGTGCACCTCTCATACTATAATATGTATTTTGTGTCTTTGCAACATTAGAAGGTACTCTCATCGTTGGCGTATAACATAAAAATTTAAAATTTTTATTTTCAGGTGTTTCAAAAATTAATGATGTGCCAACTGGTAATTCACCACGCCATTCTTTTAAAATTTTATCTTGCACTCTTTTTTCAATCATATTAAAAAAATAATTGGTACTACCATCAATACCACCATCCATTAATCCGAAGCTATTACCTGCTGTAATCATACAATCCATTACCTCATTAAAAATATTACCATATATAATTTCGAGAACAGGGTGATCCTTATAATAATCTTTGCATAAATTAAACTCTTTTTGGTCATATATACATACTTGAATTTTTGTAAATACCATTATATATTATATTTTGAATAATCCTTTATATCATATTATTCTGTTTAATTCCAAAAAAATATTGGTTAAAATGATTTTGATCTTTTAATTTTTTGTGATTCATCACGATATGAATCTTTTGAAATCATTTTTAAAATTTTATCAATAATTTTATCATTAGAATCACTAATTCTAACATTTGTTAATACAATATCACAAATTACATCATTCCTATTACTGTCATCAAGATTAAAATTTTGAGATATAATTTTATCATTTAAATTAATAATTTTATTATTAGATTTTATAATTTCACTACATAATTCAAACGGTGAACTGATATTATTACCCATAAAATTAATATTTTATAGATTGTAAAAACATAAAATAATAATTCAATTTTTTAAAATTATAAATTAGACTATTAAATATCATTTTATATTAATAATGAGTTACACTAAAAACGTTGATAATATTGATATAGATGATAAAAACCAATGGAATATATTATTATCAATAATGTCATCCCCTAATTGTGAATCATCTCTAAGAAGTAAAATTGATGGTTTTATTTCTTCGACGTTTTACTTATTCCCAAATGCAGCAGAAAATTTTAAAAAAAGGTTGGATATTAATATCAATAAAGACGATGAATCAATATTAATGGTAATTTTTAGAGATATTATAGATTTTCAAGTACATGTTTCATTAATAGAACCTTTAATTAATGAATTAAAATCTAGAAAAATTATTACAGAAGAAATCCCACCTCAGACATTTAAAGATACAACAGCCTCTCAAATAAAAAATCTAATTAAAATAGACGAATTTATAAAATTAATCAAAATACCTACGTCTATATATAGAGATGAATATACAGATGCAGAGTTACATTTAAATATTATTTCAAGATATTATTCAGTTTTATCAACAATAGAACTTAAAGAGTTGATTTGTGATTTAAAAACATTAATTAAAAATGATAAAAAACCACAGATATTGCCACTAGAAATACCACATATTGTATTAAAATCGGGTGTATCAATAACCACACAAAGAGATAGAGAAAATTCTATTAACAGATTAAAAGATGCAAAATTGAAGGTTAAAAAATCCGATCTTTCACAAATAAAACAAATAATAAATCAAAATGGTGGTGCAAAAAATCATAAACCAACTTCTAATAAAATAGTAATTGATGGAAGTTTAATAGATAAATATAATAATTTTATTTTGAATACAAAATATATTTCAGATCCTAAAATAGAAAGAGATGTCAAAATTAGAGCTGGTTTAAGAATTATTGGCACTACAGTAACAGCATTACTGGGATTATTCTGTAGTGTTGGAACTATAATACCTGTTATAGGAGCAGTCGCTGTAGTAACATGTCCAACATTAAAAATAGGCTCACAAATAATAAATTTATTTATTGAAACATCGCTTTCTCAAAATGCTAAGAAAATTGAAAATTCTGTCGATGATCGAGAGTTATTACTTTTTACTTTAGCAAAGAATAGTAATATTGCATGGAGGTTAGATGATTGTCCAGAATTATCAAAACGTAAAACAGATAAAAGTTGTAATGTTTTGTTAAATGATGAAGATGGATATGAAAGAACATGGTATGAATTTATTATTGATATATTGGGAGGTACAATGACAACACATAATATTTATAATTTATGTTTTGTAACAATGTCTTCAAAGATTTGTATAAATACAACACATATTGATTTAATACATAATTATGACATGTTGGGTGATGATATTAATTATATTATTAAAAATATTAATAACCGTGATTCATCCTTTATAAATTATATAAAAAGGAAAAATTATGATATAAATTATGTTATTAAAGAATTAACTCTTTATATGGATAAATGTTTTTATAACGCCGAATGTATTGATCAATCAAGAAGTTTACTAGAAACAGTTGAATCTAATATTGCTATTAAAAGCTTAATTGATGAAATTTTTGACTTAATAAAAAATAAAATAAATAATTTGAATGTGAAATATAAAACAATTATTTCAGACAGAGATTTAAAATCTGCAATAAAATGTATAATAAAATTTATATTAAATCCTTCTAAAGATTTTCCTCTAAAAGATAAAACTAATAAGGGTTATAATGGTGTTACAACTTATAATTTAGATTATAATTCGTATTTATGGGGTAATAATTTAGAAGGAAAATGTATATTTGATAGTAAAGAGGATGGTACAGATGATAAAATTATTTTAAAATTAAAAAAAGCAAGTGTAATAGAAAATATTAAATTATTAAAAAAATTTAGAGGATCAGACAATAAAAATACATTATTACAAATATCAATTGATGCTGTTATTGAAATTATTACGAAAAGATTCAAACCACTCCCTAGTTTCTATTATAATCTTGAAAAAAGTAGTAGTGATTATAAAGAATATCTAGAGACTACACAAACATATAGAACTAATTCTTCTGAAATATCTCCAAAAGAAACAGTATCGATATCTGAAGTATGTGGAAGATTAGGTATGGATAATATTTTTGATAAAAATACTGGTAATATAACTGATGAATGTATGGCAGAAATTACAAAATATATAAATGAAAACTGTTCAAGTTCTTTAAGCCCCTCCAGACAGTTATCTGAAATGGACTTGAATTATATAAATTTACAAAAGTGTAAGAGATTAGTTTTAGATACAAAATTTTTAAATAGTTCATGTGGGACAGAACCTAATTTTCCTACCACAGAATGCCGTGTAAACAAAATTAAAGAAGTTGAGGATGTTAATAAAAGAAAATCAACAGTTCGATCAAAACTTCCCCCTCTTATAACATTAAGTTCAGATTCAGTACCAAGAAGTAATATAATAAGATTACCATCCCCTTCAAAACAGGGTGGGTCTAGAAAAATTAATATTCTAGGTAGAGATAGAAAAATTATTAATAAAAACAAAAAAGATTATATTAGATTTAATAATGAATTAATTACAATTACAGAAGCCAAAAAATTAAATAAAATAAACTGTCTAAACAAAGTTTCCAGGACTCCTACCTAATAATAATTTATGTATTTTTTCAAACTGTTGAGCTGTTAAGTTATCTGTTTTAATTAAATTCTCAATCCTCCTTTTTTCATTTATTTCTTCCTGTTTTTTTAATTTTTCAAAATGTAATCGATCTTGATCATTTAAAGTATAAGATACTTTACTTCTATCATTTTCATAATCTTCGACATTTTTATATTCTTTACGAGGATTAACAGATTTTGGATCCACAATACGTGAAGTTGTATGTGCAATTTTTAGATCCATAAAATTTAAATTTTTTCGCGATATATTATCACTACTAAAATCATCAATAGAATCTTCACCTAACTCTGTATAAGCAATTTTTTTACTAGCAGATAAAGGTTCAGGATCTGTATATTTTATAACAAATTTATTTGGTTCCTGATGCTTAGAAGTATGCTTTTCAAATTGTTTATTAAATACTTCATTTGTAAATTTTTTATTTGCAAAAATATTTTTTTGTTCTTTTTCTTTTGTATTTTTAAGAAAATCTCCATATCCAGTATCTGTTACTGCCTCTAATCTATTTTGTTCAAATAAATTGTTAAATTTTTCAATATTAAAACCTTTTGATAAATCTGAATTTATATTATTTCCATTAGTCATATGAATATTTTGTCTAGGTTGATGATTTTGTTGATTTTTAACAAATTCTGTTTTTAATTCGTGATACTGTTTATCAGATTGTTGTTTTTTGTATTCTTTAGATAATGTACGATAACATAATGTAACCAATTTAAATAAATATTCTGTACCTCCTTTATCTGGATGTACTTGTAATGCCATTTTTTTATAAGCATCTCTTAATTGTTCCATTGTAAAGTTTTTAGATATTCCTAAGACTTTATATGGATCTATATTATTTTCCATTTGTTGAAAAGTGATAAAAAAATAATGGTTTTATAACTCTCTAAATTTAAAGAATAAAATTTTAATAATTATTATTGAAATGTATCAGGTGGAAGATTTGGCATGTAAAAATTCCAAGCATCAGTATTTGCTTGTCCTTCAACTTTAATACCAGTAACTTGATCATTCCAATTGCCCCCTCTTCCAGGATATCCATTATTAACTAAACATCTAATAGCTCCAGTAACTTCAGCAACTTGCCCAGACCCAGTATTAGCAATATCCTCCCAAAGCGTGACTTTAACACCTGGAGGTACTATAATTGAACTAATTCTATCATTCCAAAAACCAGGTAAAAGATCTTCATGCTCTCCACTTTTTTTAACTATTGCATATCCTCTATAATCACAATGCTCAAAAAACAATGCAACACAGTATATTTGTCTACATTTTGCAGCCCAATCAAGACCTTCAGCGTTCACAGATTTCCATTCTGCTTGGAGTGCGTTAATTCCATCTATCCATTGTTGAGATAAGCTTCTCGCCCAAGGTAAACCAACATTATTAAACCATGGGGTTAGCCATATTTGATAATTACAATCCGCTTGAGTTTTTTCAAATAAATCTATTGCTTCATTTAAAGTCCTTTGTTGATTAGGAACCTTTACATTTTTTAAATTATCTATTTCTCCATTTAACTGAACTATTTGAGCTCTAAGAGCTTTTAAAATTTTTTCATTTTCAGCATCAATTACTATACCTGAATCTTCAACAGCCTTTTTTAATAAATTATTATCAGCATTTATTCCACAACCTTGAGAAGGATATAATGATTTTCCGTTGATAATATCTTGATCCACATTTTTAATAGCATCAGGATTTTGAGAATTAATACTTATTGGTATACCATATGTAGGTACATAGTCTGTATTAACTATGTTACCATCTTGTGTAAGAGAACAATTATTCATTTTCATTAAATTTAATGTTTCTTTAGGATAAACACAAGCATTTAATTCTTGAAAATTATTATTATAATTCGCCTGTCCTCTATTCATAAATGCTAGAGCTTTTTTATGAGATTTAGATTCTGTAGATAAACTACTATTCAAAGTTTTATATAAATTAGTACATGAAGTTGATGCAGGATCATATTGTACAGGATCATTTTTTAAACCTGATGCCATATTTTATTTTTATAAGAGAAAATAGTTATTAGAGATTTATCATAAGACATAAATGTTATGAACGTCCTATAGTTACTTTACAGGTTGGTTGTTTTGAAAAACTTATATCTGCCACAGGCCAAGTACCTGAACATGAAGGACCTCTAATTGAACCAGTATTCCCTTGTTTATCTTCACAAGTCCAACTTATTCCATCACCGCAATCAACTTTCTTTGGTACAGCACCTTCATGTACACACCAACCACTTGGGAGAGAACAATTTTTCGGAGGGGGTTTATCTGTGATAAGGTTAACACTTCCCCCATCATTAAACCACCACCATCCTCTAGAAGCATCACTTGCAACTTGTTTTAACCATCCAAGATAAACTTTACCATTTTGAATATATCCATATAAAGTCCAATATCTATTAGAATAATAATTTTGTGCATCAATTAATTTATCCCATTTATTATGTAAATCTACATTCATTGCCTTGGCTCTTTGACATTCACTATTAGGATTAGTTAAAAGAGCTGTCTTATCTACAACTATTTTTGTTTGATACACTAGATCAGCTAATACTTGTTTCCACGAATCTCTTATTTTGGTTAATCTTTTTATTTCTTCCTTTAAACGATTTTCCTCTATTAAAAATTCACTATCATATAGTAAATATCCACCATCTAATATGTCTTTAAATTTATTATAATCTAAAGTAGGATCAGTAAAATCTACATATAATCCTTGAGGATACATTGTATTATCTGTTGAAGATATCGTAATTGGTGCTTTATTCTTAGGCGAAAAAGTCAAAGATGTATTCTCTTCCCCTGCATCAAATATTGGTAAATGTTCATATGGAATTACACATCCATCTTTAAAAGGAAAAACTTTTGAATTATCTGAATATTGAGATCCAAGTAAAGCTCTCATTGTAAATAACACTTTTCGTTGTTTCTCAGTTAATTCATTTACATTCCATTTCTTAACATTTTTAATATAATCATAACATGTTTCATTATTTGGTGTTTGTGGGAATACAGTTGGGTCTGATAAATTTGTAAATGTTTCAATTTTATAAGACATCATAGACGTTGCGATTATAACAATTATAAGTAATATAATTAAAAATACATATAAATTATTCATGTATGTTATTATTATTTTAAAGATATAAAATATTTTTTCATTTATTGTTGTATGTTCAAATATATAAGAAAATATTATGTTTATGAATTAAACTAAAAATGCAAAATCCAGATGATTTATATGATGTTTTAAAAATCTCAAAAAGTGCTAGTCAAGATGAAATTAAAAAAGCTTTCAGAAAATTAGCAATGGAAAATCATCCAGATAAAAATAATGGAAATAAAGATTGTGAAACACAATTTAAAAAAATTAATGAAGCTTATAATGTTTTAGCAGATCCCGAAAAAAAGAAACAATACGATCAATTTGGTATTATTGATGGACAACCTGGTAATGGTGGTCCAGGTGTTGACCTAAATGATATTCTTAAAAGCATGTTTGGTGGAATGGGTGGAATGCCTGGAATGCCTGGAATGGGTGGCGGAACACCAGGTGGTTTTTCTTTTGTTTTCTCAGATGGTGGAGGTGCTGGAGGATTCCCTGAGGGTATATTTGATGGTGGTTTTCCATTCGGTGATTTACATGGTAATAAAAAGAAAAAGGAAAGTGATATAATAGATATTCCAATTGATATATGCGATATTCATTATGGTAATAATAAGAGGGTTGAGTTTGATATATTAGAACAATGTGATAAATGTAATGGTTCAGGTGCTTATGATCAAAACCATATAGTTACATGTATATCTTGTAATGGACAAGGTAATATAAATCAACAAATAGGACCATTTTTTATGCAAAAAGTGACATGTCCAAGTTGTATGGGTAAAGGAAGTATCATTAAAAAACCGTGTGTAAATTGTAAAGGAGAAAAAACAGTTTATAATAAAAGATTATTTGAACTTAAAATACCAAAAGGTATTCCAAATAATCATGAAATTAAAATGGAAAAAAAGGGGTCATTTAATCCTTCAACGAAACAAAATAAAGATATGATATTTAAATTCAAATATAATATAGAAAACCCATATTCATTAGATGAGAACTCAAATGTTTTATATAATATTAAAATAACTATTGATGATTTATTAGCCGGATTTAGAAAAAATATAAAATTATATAAAGATGATATTACTATAATCAGTAATAAATATTTTAATCCAAATAAAAATTTTATTTTTAAAGAAAAAGGATTATATAATATGAAACGTCAAAAAACAAGTGATCTAATATTTAAATTTAATGTAGAATTTACAGATTCTGAAAGATTACCTAAATATAATGAGGTATTACAGAAAGTATTAAAGAGACAGACTATTGCAAATCCTCATGAAAATGACTCTAAAACTATTCTAAACATTCATGATGAAACTGTAGGTTTATAAAATTTAATTGTACCGTCAACTAATTTTTCACCAATAACTGTTGGTGATTCTAAATCATTTTTATAAATTAAATTTTTATTGTCAACTAAATAAGTCTCGCCTTTATAAACATATTCTTCAGCTTCAATAAATTCCTCCTTCAGTTTTTTTTTCCTCCCTCTTTTCTTAGGTAAATCAGATTTAATATCATTAATAATATATTTCTGTTTTAGTTCAACAAAATTAATTTTATATGTCTTAGCAATATCTTTGAGCATACCTTCAATATCCTCATTTATAATATTTTGAATTTTTTCATTCATACTTTGAACAGTACTCATTTCATGTGAAGTTAATTAATTATATATTCATAATCAATTTTTCCTTAAATTGTATTATAACACTTAAACAAAATAAATTTAAAGACGTCTCATAAATCAAGTTTTTCAATATTTTTAAACATTATTGAACATTTTTTACAAACTATAATACGATTAGTTGTTTTTTTACACTCCAAACATTCATTAATTTTTTTATCTCGCTCCGAGTTTTCAATTGTTGATATCCCTGTATTACGATTACCAATTATAATAAAATTTTTTTCCATTTATTTTAAGTGAAATTTATATAGTTTAATAATATACGCAAAGGGCTTAAAAAGAAAAAATCTTATTAATTTAAATATGGTATTACAAAAATTAATTTTGGATAAATTAATAGAATATCAATCAGATCCTACACAACTTGATCCAGCTTTAAATTCAGATTTACATGCACATATTGTTAAATCAATAGCTAGTAATCAGTTAGATATTCGAACATCATTTCATGAAATAGCTACAGATAAAGATTTAACAATAGAAACAGACATTTTGAAATCAGTTAGGGATGTTTCAATGATAAAAGTTGATTATATGGATAGTTATGATGCATTTAATGCAAAAACTTATAAAGTCAAACCAAAATTAATAGATTTTCTAGGCAGATATCTAATTAAAAGAAGAGCGACATATTTATTCATTTACATGCTTTTACAACAAAAACATACAGAATTACTTAAAATATTTAAAATGCTCGGAGATAAATTTAATGATGTTCAAAATATGATAATTCCAGAAGAGGGAATATCTCCAATGTCTGATATTAAAGAAATTTTAATAAATTTAAATGAAGAATTGCAAAAAAAAATTAAACCTGTCAATCCCAAGTTAGCTGAAGATATCAATATGATTTTTACTAAAATTCTATCAGAAACATCATCACAACATCAAGTTGATTATATTTATGCTTTCGCTTCATTAGGTGAATTAATTGCATTATTAAATGGTAAAACTGAAGGTTACAAAGCCTTAGTAACTGATATCATTCCGTTAATGGCTGAATGGAATGACACAAACATACACAGTGTTTAAATTTTAATTTTTTTTGTTTTAATTAATATAATATATGTTAATAACCCAATTATTATAAGAAGTAAAACGATATAATATATATATGAATTTTTAAAATAAATTTGATTATGATTTGTTAATTTATTTAGTGCATCATTAATAGATATTTCATTCTTACCTAATTCTTTATTAACTATATTGTGTAATAATACAGACCATTCAAAAAGCTTCATTTTAGAAGATAAATAAGTATCGATAGGTAACTCTTTTAAGTGTTTTTTGTAGTTGATAGAACATTTATAACACGGAATTACATTCCATAAATTTGAAAAAAATCTATAATAATTTATTACATCAGATTCTGTAGGTTTATCTGGATAACCTAAAGATATAAAGTGTATACTTTGCCATAATTTAGGTCCCCATAAATCAGGTTGCATTTTAATTATATATATAAAATTATATAAGAATTATTTATAATTATTATATTAATGGTAACACTTATTGATATGCCATATGTAAATGAGATTGAATTATATAAAAAATATATTAGTAATAATCATGTTAATACATTTATGAACAGGCGTAAAAATACAATTACTTGTGCAAATTGTGGGGGTATTGGACATGTATATAGAACATGTAATCATCCAACAATTAGTTATGGATTTATATGTTTTAGAATAATCGAAGATTTTGATACAAATACAAAGTATCCAGTGTATCTAATGGTACAAAGAAAAGATTCATTAAGTTATGTAGAATTTATGAGAGGAAAATATGAAATAGAAAATAAAAGTTATTTATTCAAACTATTTTCAAATATGACCAATGATGAACGTAATAATATTAAAAATCATAATTTTGAATACCTTTGGAAAGAAATGTGGTGTAAGAATGAAGATGAAAATAGTAAAAATTTTAATAAAGAATTTTTAGAAGCTTCTCAAAAATTTAATAAATTATATAATGGATATTATATTAAAACCAAAGACCAAAGTACAATTGAATATATTAATATTGACTATATAATCGAAAACACTAAAGCAGAATATGATGAAACAGAATGGGGATTTCCAAAAGGAAGACGTAATGTTAATGAAAATGATATTTGCTGTGCTTTTAGAGAATTCAAAGAAGAAACAGGTTATAATCCAAGGAGTTTACAATTATGTCTAGACATGAAACCCCTTGAAGAAGTATTCTCCGGTACTAATAAAAAGAGATATAAACATGTTTATTATGTCGCAAATTTTAATTCAGATTATTTAATTAGCGAATGGTTACCTTCAGGAAAAGAAATCAAAGATGTAAAATGGTTTAATTATATTGATGCCCAAAATCATATTAGAGATATCAATATAGAAAGAAAAGAACTACTTAAGAGACTAAATTCAATTATTTTTAAAAATATGTAACATGATTTAATTTATTTTTAAAGTTTAAAACTTTAATTATGTTTTTAATTTTTAAATTTATATTATTATTAAATCTAGCTAAAAACCTAATAATATAATAATATGGCAACAAAATCTATAGATATTAACAAAATATATTCAAAACTATTGGATGTATATAAAAACAAAAGCAATGAGGAATATTTAAAAGAAAGGAAAGTAGCAATAGATCAATTAAAAGGAACGAATTATGATTTTAAATATAAAAATAATTATATACCTTATCCAGAATATGAAGATGAAGAATTTAATAAAAAAATCTACAGTAAAAAAGAATTTAATAGAAATAAATCAATACTGGATGTTTCAGATTTTGATAAAGTTAGTAATAGTCAATGCTCTCAAACTAATTTCTCATTAACTTCAAACCAAAGATTTATTAAAGGGTTTTTATCACCATCAACGCCTTATAATGGTCTATTATTATTTCATAGTGTAGGTACAGGTAAAAGTTGTAGTGCAATTAGTATAGCTGAACAATATCATGAAATTTATAAAAAAAGGGTTCTAGTCATTTTATCATCAACACTTGTAGAAAATTTTAAAAAACAAATTTTTGATATCAATAAATATGATATCAAACGTAATACCGCCAATATGTGTACAGGAACAAAATATCCTGAAATGATTTTAGATAAACAAAAATTAGATAAAGACTCACTTGATAAAAAGATAAAACATTTGATTAATGAAAAATATCAATTTATCGGATACAAAGAATTAGCTATTAAAATGGATAATATTAAGAGTAAAATCGAGATGAATGAAGTAGATCCCATTAAAATAGATCGAAAATTTAATGAAAAACTATCTGAATTGTTTTCAGATAGATTAGTTATAATTGATGAAGCGCATAATCTCAGAAATCCAACTGAAACTGGAAAAAAACAAATATCCGCCGCATTTAAAACTTTATTAAAATATGTTGAAAATGTTAAATTAGTTTTATTGACAGCAACTCCTATGTTTAATAATTCAAAAGAAATAGTATGGACATTAAATTTACTATTATCAAATGATAAAAGATCAGAAATAAGAGAATCCATGATATTTGATAAACAAGGAAATTTAACAGATTCAGGAAGGATTTTGTTAATTAATAAATCAAAAGGATATGTATCATATATGAGGGGTGAAAATCCATTTGCATTTCCGTTTAGATTATACCCAAGTATAAATAATGATATAAATTTATTAAAAATTTACCCGAAAAAAGATATTTATGGTAAGATAATAACAAAGGCAAATCAAATTAAATATTTGGAAATTATTTCATCAAATATGAGTGAATATCAAAAAGAAGTTTATGATACAATGAAGGTAAAGATAAAAAAAATACTAGAAGATAAAGAAGATGAAGATAATGAAATAGATGATGAAGAAGAAGCAACAGATGATAATATTAATAATGATTTACAAAATACAATGCAAATATCTAATATAGTATATCCTAGTAAAGATATTAAAGATATTAAGTCATTATATGGTAGCAAGGGTTTTGATTTAAATTTTAAAACTTCAGATAAAGGAAAATTTCAATATAAAACAAATTCGAATCAATTCCTTTCATACGATAAAATAATTAATTATGCCCCAAAAATTAAAAGTATTTTGGATTATATTATAAATAGTAAAGGTATTGTATTTGTATATTCCAGATATTATGCATCTGGAATAATACCTCTCGCTATTGCTTTAGAACATATTGGTTTTGCAAAATATGGTACATCAAATATAACTCAAAATATAGATATTAATGATAAATTTAATGGTAAAAAACCAAAATATATAATTTTATCAAGGAAAAAAGAATTATCACCTAATAATGATGCTGAAATTGCTTTATCCAAAAGTTCAGATAATCAAGAAGGAGAAAAAATTAAGGTTATAATAGTATCAAAAATTGGAACAGAAGGTATCGATTTTAAAAGAATTAGGGAGATTCATTTATTAGAACCATGGTTTAATTTAAACAGAGCAGAACAAATTATTGGTCGCGGAGTTAGATATTGTTCACACATTGATCTCCCAAAATCAAAACGTAATGTAACTATTATGTTTCATGCAGCAAAATATAATGATAATGAAGAAAGTATAGATTTACGAACTTATAGAGTAGCTGAAAATAAACAAAAAAAAATTATTGAAATAGAAAAAATTCTTAAAGAAACATCTATTGATTGTAATTTAAATAAAGACACTCTAGTATATCCAATTAAAAAACTTAATATTGCATTTAATATTGAAACTTCGCAAGGATCTAAAATAGAATCTTATAAGATTGGAGATGTTGATAATAGTCAAATATGTAATTATGAAAAATGTAAAGCTAAATGTATACCTGATATTCATGAAACAGATGAAAAAAATAAAATAATAATTGACGAAAGTACTTTTGATATTAAATTTATTATGGATGATATCGATTTATATAAGAAATATATATCATTACTATACAAAAAACCTACTATTTCTTATTCATATGAACAAATTATGAAGATACTTAAAAAAGATTACAATATTGAAGAAGAAATTTTACTTTATGCATTAGATGATATGGTAATTAGAAAATATATAATATTTGACTCAAAAGATAGATCTGGATATTTAATTTATCGTGCAAACCAATATTTATTTCAACAAACACGTTTTAGTGATACACGATTAACAATTGAAGAAAGAGAGGAGACTACAAATAATAGGAAAAATTTACCACTAATAGAATTACACTCTAAAAATATACAACCTATAAAATTATTACAAAATTCAAAAATAAATGGAGAAAATGTTAATGAATCTGTTGATAATAAACAAATTATTATTTCAATCAATACACAGTATGAAACTACATTAGAAATTATATATCAAATTGTAATTGACTCTTTTATAAGTACATTTAATAAAATTCAAATTTCAGAATTATTAAAAATGAATATTTATATTGATAAATATATAAAAAATAATTTTAAAGATGTTACTATTAAAAAATCAAAGATTTCTGATGAGATTAAAAAGACCGTGACAATAATAGAGAATTTAATGAATAAATTTGATGATTATATAATTGATTCTATAATAGATCGATTATCAAATAATGATTTATTAATATTAATCCAAGATATTGCGAATAAGTATAATAATAAAAAGGAGTTAAGTCAATTGGAAAAAAAATACTTGAGAAGTTTAATAAATGGTTTAATCATTTTTGTTAATGATGAAAATATTAAATATTATTATAATTATTTTGATGATGAACTTTATTGTCTAAAATCAGATGGTATTTTTAAAAAATGTAATGCAATTGATTTAGTAAAATTAGAAGAATATATATCAATTATTAAAAATAAAAAGTTATTAGGTTTGAATGATCAAACAATTGGATATATTTCAATGAAAAATAAAAATGTGGTTGATATTCAATTTAAAATTAGAGATAATAAAGGTTCTGGATATGTTTGTTATAAAACATCGTCTTTAAAAATAGATGATTTAAAGAAAATGATTAAAAAAATTTCACCAGAAATGATTTCAGATAATTCATTAATAAAACATGTTAAATCTAACTTGTGTTTATTTTATGAAATTATTTTAAGGACATATCAAGGGAAATTATTTCAGAGACCCCATTATATAAAAAATTGAATTCAAATAATAAATATTTAAGTAATTATTATAAATAATATAAATAAATGGAAGTATTTAATAGAGTTTTGTGCAAAGAGAATATTAAGATTGAACCAAAATTTATTTCAAAATCGTTTGAAATAGAAGTTAAAAAACGATTAATTGAAAAAATAGAAGGAAAATGCACAAAACATGGTTATATAAATCATGATTCTGTTGAAATTTATAAAATTGCCCCAGGAATTGTAGAATTAATTAGCCTATCAGGACATATTATATATACAGTATATTTTTACGCTGATGTATGTAATCCTGCTTTAGGAAGTATTATTAAAGCTACAATATCGAATATAAATCGATTCGGAATTCTAGCTGAAGCAGGTTATAATTATAAAAAAAAGGAAACCTATATACAAGTTCTAGAAATAATTATTGCTAAAAATAGTGTTAATATTCAATCTGATATTGATTTGGAAACCCTTAAAATTGGTGACGAGGTAAAATTAGAAATAATTGGGAAAAAATTTAAATTAGGGGAATCTAAAATGTCTGCAATTGGAAGAATTGTAAAAGAAAAGGAGACCAATAAATCAAATAATAAAAAAATTGAAATTACAGGTGAAAATGAAGATGAGGATGAAGAAGCATATGAAGAAAAATCTGACAATGATGAAGAGGAGGAAGATGATGAAGAAGAGGAAGAAGAGGAAGAGGATGAGGATGATGAAGAAGATGAAGAAGACTTAGGTAAACATGGGGGAAGTGATTTCTTTACAGATGATGAAAACTTTTTTAGCGATGAAGAAGAGGTAGATGTAGAAGAAGTAGATGAAGATTTTGATGATGATAAAGATTTATCATCAGATTTTGATGATAATGAAGATTAACTCATATAAGGAAAAATGAATAATCAATTATATAAAATGAATAAATATACTAATAAAAATAAAAAACAATTATTTGAAAAAATAAATACACTAAGTAAAACTGAACATGAAGAAATTTACAAGATAGTCAGAAAAAACAACGATATTACATTCTCTAAAAATAAAAATGGAATTTTTTTTAATTTATCAGATATATCTGATTCAATGTATGAAGAATTAGATAATTTTGTAACATATTGTATAAATAACAAGAAAAACCTTGACGATTATGATAAAAAAATAAATGAATGTAAAATTAATAATAATTATAACAATATTATTCATATAAATTTAGATACTTTACCTCAAGAAAATGCATTAATTGAAAAAATGGAACTTGAAGATTGGAATAAAATTATTTTAGATTCAAAAGCAATTCAAAAAGTTTCAACATATGTTGAAAAATTAATGAATGATAGAGATAAAATATGTAAGAAAAAAAATAACGTTAAATTTAATAATGCAAAGAAGAAATTTGCTAAAAAAATTTACAGTGAAAAAAAAATTGAAAATGATGTTTCAAAAGATTTAGAAATAGAATCATATTTAAAGTTATATTAACATTAATAGTTAATTAAGATGGATTATATATTACAAAACATAGGTTTAAATAAAGTCAATATTCCAATTATTACAAATTCGTATGAGGAAATAAATGGATTTATTGAAGAAGAAAATTTGTTTAATGGTATTGAAAATATAATTGACAAATATCAATCGAATAATAAATTTAATAAAAAAACTAATATTATTAATTCTACTAAAGATAATAATAGAATTAAATCAAATGATTTAGATAAACCTCTTGAAGATTTTAATAGTTTAATTTTATGTATTCTTGAGATTATAGATCAATCTGTATCACTTCTTAATAATACAACAAAATTAGAAAAAATTAAAAATTTTAAAAATATGATGATCTTAAATTTAGATATGATTAAATTACAAATATCCCGTGATGATATGAAGAAAGCAATTGATCAAGAGGATAATATAGTTTGTATATATTTTGCATTTTTACTTAAAAAAAATATTGCTGTTTTTAAAGATAGTGATATTGAAATATATGGTAATTTTGATGATTGTATAGCTATTAATTATGATCCAAATAGTAAAATATATAAAATATGTGATACATATACAACAGGACCCACTCAATATTTTAAAGAATTAATGATTAAAAAACGTATTAAAATAATGTTAGACAATGATATTATTGAAAAATTGAATACGTTTTTGTTAAAAGATTTAAAAGATATCGCTGACAAAATTAAATTACCCACTTATAAATTAGAAGGTAATAAAAAGAAGAATCTTCTGAAAAACGAATTGAAGGATATCATAAAACAAAAAATTGAAGAATATAAGTAAATTATTATATAACAATTATATAATCATATATTAATAATGGAATCTACAACAGAAGTAAGTAGTGACATATATGACAAACTTAAAAATTTAATGTCTATATTTAAAACTAATAAAGATTATGAATTAGAAGCAAAATTAAAACAAAAATTAACTGTTGTTGAATTTAGTACAGCAATCAAGTATCTAAGATCAACAAAAATTAAAGAAGAGATTCATGATGATACTTTAGATATATTTACAAGATATAAAGATATTAGTATGTGTAGAATATCATTACAAGGGAAACAAAATATTGAACAATATTGTAGAACAAATATTATTCCTAGTAATATTAATCCAATTGTAATGATGAAAAAAAATATTCCAAAAGTTTCTACATTATATTTCGAAGATTTTAATTATAAAATTGATCTTAAACATGAATATAATATTGAAGATGCAAGGAAAAAAGATATTTTAAATGCATTACCTTCATTAATAAAAGGTTTTAGACTTAAAAAGAGATTTACATATACTGATAAAGATGGGTTATATCAATATGATTTAACAATTGTAAAGTCAAGTCAAGGTTCTGAATTTATTTCGAGTAAAACTTTTGCAGAATCAAATGTTACATTTTCCCCAGAGGCATTTGAAATAGAAATTGAAATGATTAAAATGCCTAAAAAAAATGATGATAATTATTATGTAAAAGCATTTGTTTCAGCTATGATCGAATTATATGCTGTTATAAATAATGAAGATCATGTAATATCATATAAAGAAAAATCAGATGTGTTACAACAATATATTACTCTAGCTTTTGGAAAAAATGAAAAATTTAATAAACAAAAAGCATTTAATGAAGCCAAAAATATACCAAAACAATATTTTTCAGGTCCACAACCAGTTACTTTAGAACAAAAAAATATAGTAGAAAATGAATTAGGCGCCGTAACAATTCAATCTGATTATACTGTTACTGAAAAAGCTGATGGGGAAAGAATGTTATTATATATACATCATAATGGTAAATGTTATTTTATTAACAACAGATTAGATATCAAGTTTACTGGTGTAATTCTAGATACTATTACAAATACAATAATTGATGGTGAATTTATTACTAAAAATATTCTTAATGAACCAATTAAAATATTTGCAGTTTTTGATATATATTGGTATAATTCTATAGATTTAAGGAAATTACCACTAGTATCTGAGAGTACAAAAATCCCGTCGAGATTAAATAATATGAAAACATTAATCACAAAAATTAAACAAAAATTTTTGTCAAAAGATATCGAAATAATTGTTAAAGAATTTAAGTATAATTTATCAACAAATGACAATATTTTCAAGTATTGTGATGAAATTTTAAGAAATGAACAATTAGGGAAATTTAATTATAAAATTGATGGTCTAATTTTTACACCACAAAAATATCCTGTTGGAGGATCACATTCTGGAGATTCACCAGAATCTACTGGTACTTGGAATAAAGTTTTCAAATGGAAACCTCCAAAAGATAATACTATCGATTTCTTAGTCACAATGAAAAATAATGATTTCACACTACATAATGAACAACCTTATAAAGTAATGAATCTATTTGTTGGATATAATCCTGTTCAATGGGAAGTAATAACACCTAAAGCTTATCTTGAAAATAAAATTTCACATAGTTACTCTTATATTGAAAAACAATTTATACCTGGAGATATATTAGACTCAACATTTGCAGAATTCCATTATAAAATTAATAATGAAAATAATAAAGTATTGTGTGAGAATGGAGATGAAATTACAAATAAATCTATTATTGAATTCGCATATAAAAATGATGATGAAATTCCATATAGTTTAAGATGGGTACCTTTAAGAGTTAGAGAAGATAAAACTGATATGTATAGAAAATTTGGTTTATCTGGTACAGCAAATGATTATGGTACAGCTATTAATATTTGGAGAAGTATAAAATTCCCTGTATCAAAAGATATGATTACAGGATCTTCAAAAATATATAATAAAGATATAATTGATTCTGATATATATTATTATAGATTAACAACCAGAGATAGATTCGCATCAAAACCTATGTTAGATTTTCACAATTATTGGATTAAAAATAATATGCTCTTTAAAAAATTCATTGGAAAAAATAATAATAGCCTATTTGATGTATCATGTGGAAAAGGAGGGGATCTTCCAAAATGGATTGATAATGGTTTTACTAAAGTAATGGGTGTCGATATCTCTAGAGATAATATTGAAAATCCGGTAGATGGAGTATATGCCAGACTTTTTAAAAATAAGAAGTTTGATAAAAAAAATCATGAATATTTATTTACTACAATGGATTCTTCACAAAAATTTACAAAAGAGTATATACAATCATTACCCGATCAAAACGATGTAATTGTTAATAATTTATTATGGGGACATAACAAATATGCCTCTTTAGATAAATATTACAACTTTGCAAATACTGGATTTGATGTCGTAAGCTGTCAATTTTCTATCCATTATTTCTTTGAAACAGAAGAGAAATTAGATAATTTAATCTGGAATATTGATAAACATCTTAAAGTTGGGGGATATTTTATTGGTACTTGCATTGATGGTAATAAACTTAAAAATAAATTATCAACCATTAAATATGGTGAAAGTATTAATGGTGAAAAATATGATAAAACTTTATGGAATATTAAAAAAATGTATAAAAATAATACAAATATAAAATTTGGTGATTCAATCGATGTTTATATGGAAAGTATTGGTCGTATATTCAAAGAGTATATTGTTGACTTTGATGTTTTAATAAAGAAATTCGCAGAATATGGAATTGAATTACTAAATACAGAAGAACAAAAATCATTAGGGTTGGAAAATTCTTTTGAAACATTCGATAAATCATTTAATAGATTATATGTAATGAATCCTAGTGATCCAAATTATAATGCATACTATTTAGATAGTATTAAATCAATGTCTGAAGAGGAAAAGGAATATTCATTTTTGAATATGTGGTTTATGTTCACAAAACGTGAAAAACAAATTATCCCATCTGAAGAGAAGAAGAAAAAAATTATTAAGAAGAAATAGATCCATTATTTAAGAATTAATCATTTTTATTATTTAAATGAATACATTTGATTCATTTAAAGAATATCTCAAAAATGTAATTATAAATACATACAAGTTATCATATGATGATATTAATTATATAGCTTTAACGGATTCTTACTGGATCTCTTTTATTGATTTTATGGAATTAAATAAACCCCCTAAGATATGGGATGTATTCAGTTTTAAAAAGGATCAATTTGGACATTTTGATGGCCTACCTACAAGTTTCAAAATAGTTCTCAAAGATTATCGTTGGATTGAATACGATTATTGTTGGGGTGATAGTTTTTTTAGTAAATTTATAATGTGCACACCACCTAGAAAACCTCACAGAAAATACTATGATCGCAAGGAACCACATAAAACAACTCTTGGTGATTTTATGTGTTAGATAAATTTAAAGCAATAAGTAGTAGATAAATAACCGTTTATTGTCATTATTTTTTTAAAACCACATTTTTTATAAAATTTAGCCAAATCTATATTATTAATTTCAAGTATAATGTGTTTTCCAGGATATGTTCTTGAAATTATACTATCAAATGAAACCAAACTATCCCATAAATTACTTGTAGCTATTATACGTGATAATTCAAATGCCTTATTTAATATATCTTTACCAATTCCCTTAAGTCTATGATTATTATCAACACACAATGCGTGTATGTGTAAACCTGTGGTAAAATCAATACCACAACAACCTAATATATTGTCTAATTTTTCTGAATCAAATACTATTATTGCAATATTTGGATAATAATTAAATTTGGATTTTGTGAAACATTTTTCTTTTAAAGTTATTATTTTATTTAATATTTCATTGTTTATATCGTTGATAACAATATTTAAATTACAGAAATTAATAATATCGGATTTTTCTTTTGGATATAAATTTACAATACGTATACATCTTTGCATTTTAAATAAATAAGAGGTGTAAATTTAAGTAGTTATATTTATTTTATATTAAAATATAATTTTATATTAAAATGGGATCTAGTTCATCTAAAAGTAATTTTTGCACAATAGAAAATACAACTGATTTTGACATTTCAAAAAATAAAATTAATAAAAATAATGCTAGTATTAAAGATCAAATATTTGTGGAAAAATTTAGAGAAGAATGTAAAACTAATGCAGAGGCATCAGAAAAAGGGCTATCTGGAGGTAAATTTAAACATTCCCCTAAAATTTCTAAACAACATATCTTTCACGATGGGAAAAAACAAGTGTTATATATTGGTCCTAGAGGGGGTAAATATATCAAAAAAGGTGAAAATTATATTTCAATCAAAATATAAAATTATATTAATTAAATGGGTATAAGTACTTCTAAATATAGTTTTTGTACAGATGAAAATAGAACATTATTTAAATCAGCAATAAGTAGACAAAATAATTCTCATAATAATTCTAGAAATGATGTAGATTACTATTTTATTAAAAAATATTCGGCTGAATGCCCCAAAAATGCAATCGAACAAAGACAATCTCTTTTTTCTGAAAATGAAAAAAAACCTTTACAAACCAAAAAAAAATACATGGGGATTGTTGTTTATGGCTTAGGGTGTGAAACAATAGATGATAATTTAGAATTTATTTCCAAATATTTAAAAGCCCTTACAAATATTCCAATAGAAGTAATGTGTGATAAAAGTGAAATTATATCAGTTGGTGCAACAATTGCTGCTACATATTGTAAAATTACCCCATGGAAATTGGATAAATTTGTAAAAGAAGTTTATAAAGTAGTTAAAAAATATATAGATAATGGATATAATGTTATTTTAATTGGACATAGTTATGGAGGCTCTGTTGTTTCAAGAGTAGCTGAAATTTTTAATGATGATGAACCTACTATAACTAGATCTAATTTAGAAGTTGCAACAATGGGAAGTATTTATATTCCAAAAGCTAATAATGTTAAAAATATTAAAATAAAACATTATATGTATACTTACGATGTTGCTCTAAAATGTAATGGAGTAGAAAATAATAATGATAAACGTATTACATGGATAGAGTCTAAATTATCTAAGCCTAAATTCAGTTTTCTAGGAACTGAAGAACAATGGAAAATTCATTTAAATTACGAAGATTTAATAGTAACATTATTTAAAAATAATAATATTAATAATATGAAAGGTGGTACAAATAGTCTTGCTTCAAGACATAGAATTCGTACAAAAACAATTAAAAATACATGCCAGAAAAAAATAATATTAAAAAATTTAAACCGTAAAATTATTAAATGAAATGTACATAAGATTACACAATAAAATTATTTTTTTATACATATTTTCATCTATTTCAAAAATATCTCCATCAAATAAAATAGCTTTACCAATTTCGTTTTTAATTTTTATTATTTCATTATCCTTATAAAAAATTGTTTCACCTCCATCATTCAAATAAATAATTAATACTATTAATCTAACCCCTGTATTTTTGTATACATTTACATTACTTTCTAGATAAAGAGTATATTTGAAATTTTGATCATATGGTTGTAAAAATATACTTGTACCATAACGATTATGTATTTTAGTAATTATGTTATCTAAAAATGTTGTTGAATTTATAAAACCACTGATATTTTTAGTTCCGGATGATTTACGAGCTTCAGTATTATAAATATGTTCATAAATGTTTTTACATTCGGAGTGAGATAATAAATTTTCATATATTTGAAAATACATATTAGATAAATGATTATAGATATTAAAACATTTCAAATTTTAAAATAAAATTTACCACATAAAGAAATATCAATACTAATAATTAGTAAAAAATGGTAAAAAAATTAATATTGTTAATAGATGATGAACCACAAGAAGTAGTTAATGGAGACGGTATTTTAAAATTATTAGATCAAAATAAAACATTATACAAAACTTTAACTCACCATAAAAATAAAATTACCTATTATCATAATAATAAATCTTGGGATAAATATAAGAAACTTGGAAATGAATATGAATTAATTTTTACTACCCCAAATACTGGGACAAATATAAGTTTATATAACCCTGTTAGTAGATCCTTTTTTAAATTATGGGAAATACTTCATGATTTTGATGAATCTATTTTTAAAAATAAACAGGAAAGCATAAGATGTTTATTTCTAGCTGAAGGTCCAGGTGGATTCGCTGAAGCTTTAATTAAATATCGTAATTTAAAGGGGTATGTAAATGATGATTTGAATGGTATAACTTTAAAATCAAATTATGATAAAAATATACCAGAATGGAAAATTAATAAAGATATTATGAAAAAAATTAAAATTTCATATGGAGAAGACGATACAGGTAATTTATATCATTATAAAAACATCAAATATTTATCAAATCTGTATTCACCAAATTCTATAGATTTTATTACAGCAGATGGTGGATTCGATTTTAGTGCTGATTTTAATAGTCAAGAAGAATTATCCTTTAGACTTATTTTATGCGAAGTCTTATCTGCAATATTGCTACAAAAAGAAGGAGGTACATTTATACTGAAAATATTTGATATGTTTAATCAACATACTATGAAACTTATACAAATTATTAAGGAATATTATGAATCTGTTTATGCTATAAAACCACTTACAAGTAGACCAGCAAATTCTGAAAAATATTTATTGTGTATAGGATATAAAAAATCTGTAAATACACAAGAATTAACTGATAAATTAATATATTTAGTTTCTAATTATTCAGAAGATAACCTTAATAAAATTTTTAATTCTATAGAATTTAAATATACTGTCCTTAAAAATCTAGTTTTATACAATTATTATTATAGTATACGACAGGTGTATTATATTGAAAGAACAATAAATTATATTAATTATTTTAGTGATAAAAAAAATGATAATTCAGAAATGAATAAAATTATGGATGATCATATAAGAAAATCAAAAAAATGGTGTGATAAATATAATATCACCCATTAATAATTAGAGAAAGTAAAGAGTTATAATATTAAATTGTATAATAGATATTTTTATTGATTTTCCTTGAATTTCATTTTTGATACCTTTGGTTCCACATATTCTTTATATAACATTTGACCAACATCTACAGATGCTTCATCTTGAGTTATCTGGGAATTTTTAATTTGGTCAATCATATTAATCATATAATTTAATCTACTCAAATTCATTTTACCTTCACACGCAACCTGAAACATTACAGGGTTTGTAGTTTTGAAATCCGGATATTTTTCACCAAAATATTCCTCCTTATTTAACTTTTTTGAACTATGAATCTCTTCAACTATCCTTTTAATCTCATTAGTATCGCTCATTTTAATATATAATATTATAATTTGTTAATTCCTTATACGCAATATTTTTTTCTACATATTATAATAAATTATTATGGCAACTAATAAACAACAATATGAATACAATCCATGGTCACCTATCCCTCCTCCTAAATTAAACGGTGGACTTTATACTGGGGAGCCCTTTATGAAAGACGCTCCATGGGGGAATACTTATGTTCGACCAACAAGTTCATATATGATAAATCAAAATCTTAGGTCATCTAGTATCGTTCCAGTATCAGGGTTATTTCAGATGCCAGTCAACTATAGGCCAGGAAACAACACTTGTGACAACCCAATGGGTATTTCAGATTTTATCGGTGATGAATCATTTGGCCCTTTTAATTTTAAATGCACTCCTTGTTTTAAAAAGATTAAAGAGGTTGATGACACGTCTTGTAAAGAAATAATTATTCCTATTATGTAAAAAAATTGAAAACTTGTTAAGAGTATTTTAACATATTTATTATAAATCATAAATATGAAAAATGCCTAGATGTAGGAATTCTGATTGTAATGTTAAAAATGCATATTTTAATTTTCTTGGTGAAAAACAAGGGATATATTGTGTAACACATAAAGAAGATGGAATGATCAGTCTTAAATATAGAGTAAAATGTCTTATTGAAGATTGTAATACAAGGCCTTCATATAATTATAATGGTGAAAAAATACCATTATATTGTTCTCAACATAAATTTGATAATATGATTGATATTGTAAGCAAAAGATGTATATATGAAGGATGTATAAAAGAACCAATTTATAATTATGAAGGTGAAAAATCGCGTTTATATTGTAGTTTACATAAATTAAAAGATATGATAAATATTAAAAGTAAACGATGTGAATATGAAGGATGTAATAAAATCCCAAATTATAATTATGAAGGTGAAACTAAAGCTGTTTATTGTGTAACTCATAAACATGAAAATATGATTAATATTAAAAGTAAACGATGCGAATATGAAGGATGCAATAAAATCTCAAATTATAATTATGAAGGTGAAAAAACAGTATTATATTGTAATGAACACAAATTAAAAGATATGATTGATATTAATAATAAAAGATGCATATTTAAAGATTGTAAAATTCGTTCATCTTTTAATTATGAAGGTGAATCTGAACTATTATATTGTAGTATGCATAAATTTGAAGGCATGATTAATATAAAAGATAAAATGTGTTGTTTTAATGGATGTAAAACAATACCTATTTATAATTATGAAGGTGAAAGAAAACCAATCTATTGCTCTCGTCATAAACTTGACAACATGATTAATGTCAAAGATAAAAAATGTATAACTGATGGATGTATAATAATACCAATTTATAATTATGAAGGTGAAAAAACACCATTATATTGTTGCCAACATAAGCTTGAAAATATGATTAATATTATTAATAAAACATGTCTGTATGATGGTTGTAAAATTCAACCATCATATAATTATGAAAGTGAAAAATGTAGTATTTATTGTTATAAACATAAGCTTGAAAATATGATTAATATTGTATCAAAAACATGTTTGTATGATGGTTGTAAAATTCAACCTAATTTTAATTATGAAAATAAAATAGGTGGTCTTTATTGTTATAAACATAAATTAGAGAACATGATTGATATTTTACATAAATTATGTAAATCAGAAAATTGTAATGTTCGACCAAATAACCCAAAATACCAAGGTTTTTGCCTCCAATGCTTTATGGATAATTTTCCAAATGAACCCATTACTCGTAATCATAAAATCAAAGAAAATTTTGCAACTGATTTCATAAAACAAGTATTTAAAGACTACAATCCGGTTTTTGATAAAATTATTTCAGGTGGAAGCTCTCGAAGACGCCCAGATATATTTATGGATTTACCTACTATTTCATTAATTGGTGAAATAGATGAATATAAACATGATGACAAATCTTATAATGATGAAGATGAAAGAACTATGGAAATACATAAAGATTTGTGTGATAGACAGATTGCAAAAAAATTAGATAATAAACCAACTGTAATTATTAGATTTAACCCTGATAAATATAAAGATGGAAATGGTAAAACAATCAAATCTTGCTTTAAAATTGATAAAGCTTCAGGAATATGTGTAATAGATAAAGAAGATGAATGGAACAAGCGTCTACAAACATTAAAAACTATAATTGAAAAATATATTTCAAATACTCCTGAAAAAGAATTGACAATAGAGTATTTATTTTATGATCATTAAATAATTTATAATATAACAATAGCAGAACCTGTCGATTTAAATTCTTCCAACATCATTTGTAAATCTTCAATTAGAGGTTTTATTTCATTTTTATTCAAATTCTCAATTTTCTGAAGTTGAGACAATATTTCTCTCAAGTCTGCTTCATCCATATCTTCTTCCAAAATACGTTCTTTATCATTTTTATAAAAATCCTTGAAAATCCTGTGTCCTTGTAACAAAAGATCATTTAAACCCTTAGAAAAAGATACAATATCCCATTTATTATTGCGAAAAATCTCCATAGTATTTCTTTTGATACTTCGGATTCTAATATTTTGATTTTCAGGAAAGTTGGGATCACAATGGAGTTGAGAGAGAAGATCCCGAAATCTAAGCTCTGCAAATAAATAACTCATAAGACTATTCGGTACAGCATCCATATTTTCCATACCAAAGTCACGAAGTTTAACATTATTGGGTGGTGTGCTGTTGATATTAATCTGTGTATTATTGGTAATATTAGGTGGTTGTTTTTTAAGACACTCTATTTGTGATTGTTGATCGTCAATTTTGGATACAAGTTGTCCAACTGTGTTTTTAAGTTGTGTAATTTCATCTAGAGGTTTACTTTTACATATTTTTTTATGCTTATACATATTCGTCGCATTATTAAATTTTCGTAAACAAAAATCACAATCGTATGTAATATCATTGTATGTCTTTACTATAAGTTTGTCTAATAAATCCTTTCTTTCAATATCAATGTTTAAAACATTACATGGTTTTTTATTATTTAAATGTTGAATCAGACAATATTTATATTTTGTTGTATAATTACATCTATCACATGTAAACATTTTATTACACTTTTATTATATTCTTAAGTAATAAAAGTATCCTTAAATGTATCTTAAATATATTAAAACTATAATATAGATACTTTAATAAATATTAAAATAAATACACAATATGGTAATAAAAATAAAATGAAAACTGAAAAGATGATAAAAAGAGATACTTTTATTAATAAAATCATGGAAGGGGGGGGGTAAACACGATTTATAAACCCCTGGCCGTGAAAGTAAAAAAGTTTGAAAAGTTTCAGAATTTTATAAAATATTTTGTAAATTTGAAATATTAAAGATTTTTCATTTATATTATGAATTTTTATAAAAATTGAAACTTATTACACTCATCACTAAGTGTAAATGGTTGGATGACTTTTCAAATACGAAACGTTAAAGGAGACGGTCACTGTTATTATCGATGTATTTATCAAATAGCAAAGGCTGATGAAGATGTTAAGAATGCGCTCTATATTGAACATATAGATGATGAAGAGGCAGCTGTACAAGAAATTAGAGAATATGTTGCAATGAGCTTAAAATGTGAGAAAAAAACCCAAAATATTCTGAAAAATCTTCTTGATATTTACAAGGATGTACCTGAAATTTCACAAAATTATCCACTTTTAAAAAAAATTAAAGTTGGGGATAATTTTGAAGAGATACGTGATATTGTCATTAAAGCTATCGAAGATACTAACATGTATGCAAGTAGTTTTGAACATGAAGTTATTTTGTCTAGATTTACAGAGGAATCATATGATGCAATCGTAGATCTTAAAGTTATTATTTTAACAAAAAATAGTGATGAGAAACAGGAAGATTTTGCTGATAAGTGGTTGAGACAATTACAACCAATTTTAAAAACAATATCACATGAGAGAGTTTCAATCTTAATAAATGAAGACAATATTCATTACAAATATATGAAATTTTTAAATAAAATTATCATTAAAAAAAAAGATTTACAAAATCATATTGAACAATTACTAGAAGAGTCATCTGAACTTGAAACTTCGTCATCTGATGAATTAGAATAAAAAAAATTGATTATTATTTATGAATATAATTCACAACTGACTACAATGCACACAATTAGAAATCACAAAGCCAAGGTTGATTTTATCTACAGATTTCTATTAAATGGCTCATCTGATTCTCAAGATCAAGATGACACAAAATATTATTTAATTATTATTGGTAAAGGGGGGACAGGGAAAACCACAGCTCTCAATGAAGCATTAGACAAGTCAAATGAATTAGATAATATTCATATTTGGAATGAAGGAGAACAACCTTATTTAATTAACTTTAATTCATCAAATAATTTATATATATTTATTAGACATGAAGATGATAATTTTGTAAAATGTCTTCAAAATGAATTTGATTGTGTAACAGTTCAATTTGAAGCAGATGACCTAATAATTGAACAAACCTGATCTGCTGTTCACGCTAGAAGACAAGCAGTTATCCAAGGTATTTCACCAGTATTAGCGGCTCAACAAGCTATTGATATGGTATTGAACCTAGAACCATTACCAATAACTCTAATAGATTAATGTTAATGTTTTCTGAGTCGTTTATTACCACGATAAACCCATACTTTTCGAATCATGTTTCTACTTAAAGATGAAATAAATATTCTTTTTTCATATTTACCTATCCATTTAGGATCTCTTTTTAAATCTTTATCAAACATCCTTTCATAACTTTCCATACATTCATCATGAGTAGCATTATTTCTTTCATTGTCTTCAGCTTCTGAAATAGCAGTATATAAATTCATTTTATTATTGAAACAGTTTAATGTATGAATATACATATGTTCATCAAATTCAATAAAATCCGATTCATTTACTAATACTTTGCATACAACTCTTTTTAATGGCCTATACCATAATGGTGGTTTTTCACTATAAGAATAAATTGGAATATCTGATTCAGATATAGAACACCCACGGTTTTTCATTTGATCTTTTAACCAACTAAGAAAATCTTGTTCACATTCATCAAAATAGTTATTTATCTTCCCTGTATTTTTAAATTCTTTCCAGTCATTATAAGGCATTAAAACATAGACATACATATTTAATATATTTAAAACATTATTTAAAGATAATATTAATTACATGATAAATATAAATGAATGAGAACACATATGAAATTTTAAGATTATCTAAAGTAAAAGATGCTACAGTATATTGTAATCTAGCATGTAAACCACCATTAAATGAAAAAGAAATAGAAGAATTAACAAATAATGGCTATTCATATGCAACTGATGGACATCTTCATATATATACAATTATTTATTCAAGTAAAGAAGATGCTTCATTGGAGGAATTAGAATCTATATTAAAAATTAATAGAGAAAAATTTGAATATAATATGTTTGTTGAAAAATAGAAAACCTAAACACATTTAATCTTATTACCAACTGATGAATGAAAGTTAGAGAGTATTTTACAATCTATAGCAGTTTCTTTCATACACAAATAAGTCGTTAATAATTCTTTCATTCGTTCACGACTTTCATCAAATATTAATTGTTCAATATTTATGATATTTTTATAATCAATTTCTTTAGCTTTTTTCTTTGGTTCGGTAATAAGTCTATCTATCTCTTTTTTCTTCTTTTTTAATTGATCTTTTAAATAAGTTGTATTTACAGGTATATGTTCCTTTTTAATTAATATATGATACTCTTTTTCTAATATCTTAAGATCTTTCTCATTAGCTTTCTTTAATTTAATCTTGTTTTTAAGGGCAATAATTTCTTTTTGTTTATCCATAACTTTTTTTGCCTTACTTGTTACTGGAATACTTAATTGATTCTCTATTAATTTAATCTCCTCCTTTAATTTAGCAATTATTGGTGCTTTATCTATTTTTGTATGTATAATAGGCATTTCACTCATATATCTATGTACTTGTACAGTCCACTCACCTTTATCTCTATCGAGATCTGAATGAGAACAGTATCTGGCTGCACGACCAAGAGTTTGTTTATCACTAGCCATTGTAACTAAAGGTTCAAAGAAGTGAATGTGTTTAACACCTTTTAAATCAATACCTTCATTATAGTTTTGTGAAGCTAACATAACATGTATAAGTTCTCCATTCTTATTTTCTGGAGAATTATAAATTTTAATTAATTCATGTAAATTTTCACCTGTATTACCAGCCTCTTCTCCAATCTCTGTAGAAATCGCAAGTATATATCTTTTTCGTTTATCAGGTAATTTCTTTTCAGCATTAAGTTTTTTTGCTTCTTTAACAGTAAGTTTTTTATAACCTAATTTATCTAATTGTTTTGAAATAGCCACAACACCATGTCCACCTGATCCAGCCTTTGTATAAAATGAACTATATACATACTGTTTATCTTTTGGAAATTTAGATATGTTATCCAGAAGATAAGGTAGTTTTGCAGAAAAATCTGATAATGACATATCTTTTTCAAAATTAAACAACATATTTGAGTATTTGCGTGCAGGCTCCCAATATTTACTTATTTGATTTTTTTTGGCTAAAACATCAAATTTCTTTTGATCAGCTTTTACAGCTTTAAATACTTCTACATATTTTTCAAATTGTGTTTCACCCATTGGAGCTTTAATAAATTCTTGTTTATCTTGAACTATTGGAAATTTTGTAGTATCACTACTCATATCAAAATAACTTATGAGTCCTTGAATCTGGTTTTTAAAATTATCTAAATCGTTTTTATCTTTGACATTATTTAATTTTATAACAGGTTCATCAGGATTTCTAACCATATTAAGTAATTTAAGAATATCAGGAATACTATCCCCTGGAGTCGCAGTCAAAATCACAATTTTTAAATTTGGATATTTCTTAGGATCTAGTAATTCTTTTTCAAGTTGTTCATGTTCTTGTTTTTGATTTGGTAATGGTCTAAATAAATTATGTACTTCATCTATTATTAATACTGCATTACTTAAATCTACATAGCTTTCTCCTTCTAATATTTTTTTATGATCAATATCGTCTGTTTTACCTTTTTTAGCCTTTGCACCACCAGAAATTTTATTTTTCTTTTTATATTCAATAGCATTTTCAACACGATGAGATAGTTTAGCAAATGATAAAAATTTCACCTTTCGCTTTTTAAAAGCTGCTGCTATCAAAGCCAATGATTCGGTTCTTGTACTAGCTCTGAATTCACCTTGTTGAAAACGTGGATACATATTAAAAGCACATTCATGAAACTTATAATCAGGATTACTTGCTATTGCATCAATTGAACTAGCAAATATAATAGGTCTATTTGTATCCCAGAATGCATCTATTACACCAGATGCAGTGCAGGTTTTACCGCTTCCTGTTGAATGCCAAGCAAGTAAACCCTTACGTTTACTATTTGTTTGAGCAACATGTTTCATAACCATATTAACAACGGATTGGGGTACTGATGGGTAAATTCTATTTTCATTATATTCTATTTTAACAGGAGAATCCCCTTCAAATTGTTTAAAATCCATATCATTGTAAAATTTGGTTAAAACTGAATATTTATATTTTTTCTTAAAATTATCAAGGGACATTATTTGAAAATCATTCCATTCTTTTTTAAAAGTATCGAAATAACCTTGTTCTATATGTTTTTTTAATATTTCAGAATCACTATGTTTATTTAGGTTTAAGCTTCGATAATCAATGAATTTTTCAAATACCATTTGAGAAGGTGGTTCTAAATCTTCTTCAAGTTTAATATTTTTACATCTATTTCCTTTCCCTAATAATTCTGTAGTTTTAGGTCCATGTTCACTAGAATACCAATTATAAAGATAATCTCCAATATTTTCCTTAAGTGGTATATCTTTTGGTGGATTCATAACAGGTCCTTTATATTTTTCGTGTGAACCTTTAACACAATCCCATGTATATTTTGTTTGTTGTTCCCATTTACAACCAGGTGTTTCTTTACATTGTGTTGATTTTTCAATAATATCTTCTGTAACATCTGAAAATTTAGCGTGATATGGTTTTAATAATTTAGGATTATTTTGTTCTCCACATATTTTATCCTGTGTAGTTTTCCAACAAATACCATTTTCATATTTATTTTCCCTATGTAAAGCATCATTATCCCAAATTCCACCTACCTTTTTACATTCAAATTCACTGATAACATCTGGGTAAAATCTATTTTTTTTGTCTAATTCTATATTTTTACCATTTATAAATTTACAATTTTTTTTTGCATGTGCATATTCATCCGCATCACCAACAACTTTCTTTTTATAATCATTAGCATCAACATATGAATATATATTTTTAACAGGTGGTATATATTTATTATATGGACCATAGTGTGTTTTGCATTTATTATCTAAATTCAATATGTATTTTTTCAAATCCCTTTTCCTTTTTTCATGTTGTTCTATAGATGTTTCCATTTTAATATTTTATGATATTTAAATGATACATAAAGAAAAAATAAATATGGTATAATATTTAAGGAAATTAAAGATTTAATTTCAATTTTATAGCTTTAATAATATCAGGGTCAGATATACCTGCTTTTACTGCATCATATGCATAACTGATCGCTATTTCATAACGACCCCCTAAATCTAACATACGTACCATATCTCTAAGACTTTTATGTGATTCATTTGATAATTTAACAATACTATCTTTTGGTAAACCAAGATATCCTTGAATAAAATTAATATCCTCTTGATAGTTAATTTTATCATACTCATCTTTTTTACTTTTTAATATTTCTAATAATAGTTCAGCTTCAGATCTCTCTTTTTCTTCCAAAATATCTAGTTTATTTTTGGAAAAATAATTGTTTAATGTATTATTATATTTAACAAATGCATCATCTATTAATGTAATTACTTCCTCACGAGAAACCATATAAAATATTATTTTATATTTGTCCTTATATATTTTTATTTAAACATAAAACAATGCATTATATAAAATAATTACATGTATAGTAATCATTGGAATTACTCAGATTATATTAAAGCCAATAAGTCATCTATTCATAATAAAGAATCAGTATTAAAAAGTAAAAATGTTGGATGCTATCAATGTTTAAAAATATACTCATCTTCATTAATAACTGATTATATTGATGAAGCTGAAAATACTGCAATATGTTCAAAATGTGGTATAGATGCTGTATTATGTGATTATGATGGATATCCAATTAAAATCCCTGAATATTTAGATCATATGAATTGGTACGGTTTTTGTCATGTAACTTTAAGGAATGGTTGCAGAACAACTACACGTAGACCATCATGTCTAACATGTTTATTATTCGAGGATCGGGATTTTGTATATCCAGATTGTAAATATAAAATTAGAGAAATAAAAATAATTAGTTCTATATGTCCTTTTCAATTAGAAGGTTTTACAGATAATGACCAACATGTATATGTAAGAGAGAGATCAAATATAGTTCGTATAGATATAGATGGTCTCACTGTTTATAGAAAAAAATTAGATAATTTAATATTTAATTTCGAAGATCTTAAATGTGAAACTCAAGAATGGTTTACATGGCCAATATTTAAAGAATAATTAATATAATATTATTATCTTAATGTGTACTGAAGAAGAATATTCAGATGTTATTAAACATGTAAATGAATGTATTATAAATGATAATCGTGATACATGGTGGCCTAAAATTATTAGAATTGAAGGGGACAAGAAAATTCATTTAATTAATGGGATAGAAGCAGGTGCATCAGGAAGTGATGGTAGTTCATTTGGGGATGCATCATCAAACGCTTTATTAAGAATTGTTATTGATGAAAAATTACCATGTACATTATTTGCATATGATGTAAAATGCAATATACATAATGTTGATATAATAGTAGGTTTTTTAGATAAAGAAAAAAACCTAACATTGGCTTGGGATAAAAGAGTTTATCCAATGATTGGAATCAGTATTGGAAATATATTTGAAGATGGTAAAAGAAAATTTATTGATCATAATACTACTAAAGAAAATATGGTATTTACAAAAATACCAGACATTCCTGAAAATACTAAATGGATTATTGCATGTTCACTAAATACAAAAAATCGTAAAATTGTAGCTGTTTATGGAAGAACTAGAAACATTACAGAGTTAAAAAATGAAACTCCTGAATTTTAATTATATTTTAAAAACTTAAATATGATAAATAAAGCTCTATCGATCTTATTAATTTATATTGGAACATGTTTTTATACAATGGCTTCTTTTTATCATCTTAAAATGAAGAACTGGTCATTTATACATGCATATATTATTGCTATTCCATTAGTTTGTATAGAATATATATTTAATTTATATGGTAATAAGTATGCTAATTTAAATGGACTTAATATTATTCAAATTATGATGCTTATTATAGCATTTTATATGATTAATATATGGATCATAAATGTTTTTATAATAAAAGAAAATAGTGTAGTTTTATGGAGAGAATTATTAGCATTAATGCTATTAATTAGTGCTATAGTCATATCATCAAATATGATATCATTCAGACAATAAATTAAATATACTCCCAAATATAATTTTCTTTATCTTCTTTAAACCATGATTGACGCAATGATTGTTCATCCAAATTTAATGGATTCTTAATAAAGAATTCTGTATCTTTTTTATTCTTGACAAAACTTACAAGTTCTTCTTCTTGACCAGGATTATCTAGTTTATACATTTCATCTAGTAATACATATTTTAAATCAGTTGGAAAATCTACAGACTCAGCTCTGGAATTATTAACTATATTAAAAATAAATTTATCTACAATTTTATGAACAATATATTCAGAATCTAATTCATACATTATATTAGCTTCAACTAAAACTGCACCACCACAATCATCAAATGGTGATGAATTCTCTTTATAAATAGTTTTTTCTAAAAAATAACAACAATATCTGTCAACTAAGATTTCATCTTTTAAAAAATTAAATATACGATTAGAGTTATAATCATTTAAATTATCATATTCTATTTTATTTTCCATGTCAAAAAGTTGAATATTTCTTACAACAACATATTTGTGTTTATAATTTATTTCACAAGCAACATATACAAGAAAATTTAATATTTCATCTCCATAATCTCTTTTATCTCGTAAATTACCATCCTCTTTTTTGGGTAAATTAATTCTCGCTGCACAATATTCTAAATTATCATTGATTTTTTCATATTGGGCAAGATATGAAAAACTATATCTATTCCAATTACTTAAATCATCATCATCAATACGATAAGATAACATTGATTAAGGTAATAATATTATTATATATTATTCTTAAATCAATTTTTATTCAATAGGTTCTAATATTATACCAAAATCATCATTATCTTTATATGTATTTGTAAATCTAACACGACATGTACCATTAATTTTGTAACCTTCATTTCTATAATCACCTATATCATCTCTATAATTTCTATAATCACCTATATCACCTATGATTTTTTTATCATTATCATAATTACTGTCTATTATATCATTTATATTTATTCCCCTTCCTCCACTTTGAATACTTTGAATAGGTAAATAAAAATATTTAGTTAGATATTCGTATCCTAATTTCAAAAACAATGGGTTTTCAGTTACATAATATTTAAAGAATAATTCCATTGATAATGAATATATATCTGAATATTGTATTAATAGTCTAATACCTCCCTCTCCGTATAATAAATAAATAATATATATATATACTAAATAATTAAAGTGTGGAATCCTACTTATGCTACACAATTTTTCTAACTCTTTAATTTTTTCATTTATTTCATCCATTATTTCATCTTGTTCTATATATTTTTTATCCATTTTATTATGTAAAAAAATATTTATCATGTGACCACATACATTATTCCTTTTTACACATAAATACTCAAATAAATTTTTACCACCAACATATGCACCAATTACTCCATTGATAAATAAATTAAATCGATCAAAAAAATTCTCTTTTATTAAATAATTCATAAAGTCTTCTACCTGTGATGATCTTACAACAATATCGATAGATTTTCTAGTTTTAATAAATTGTCTAAAAAATACATATATTGGACAAGCACAATATGGGGTAATCATAGGAAAAGGTTCATTTATGTCAATTTTCCCATTAAAATATAATACAGAATCAAAATCATGTATATAAATATCTGTGATAATTTCTTCATTATTAAATCTATTTTTTACATTGTTATTACCGTATTTACTATAAGTTTTATATAATAAATTGTCAAATTTTATATCTCCATGAATAAAACCTAACATATTAGTTTCAGAAATTTTTTTAATTATTTTTAGAACGTATCTGTTAATATCATCATTTAAATTTTTATCTATATTATATACATCTTTATCTAAATCTAATTTTAGTAATTTATTAATATCACCATCACATATTTTTAAAAAATAACAGAAATAATCAGGGTTATCATTATAATAAATATATTTTCCATCTTTATTAATTTTTTTAAAGGATGTAAAATCATTAATAAAAACATCTCCAAATTTTTCATCACATATTCTTATAAATTTCTCTACTGAAAATTTTATGTCCTTTTTATCATTCCCTTTTATCATTTTGACAACAGTATCTACACCTTCTATACCTGTTTTTGGACATTCAAGGGAACATTTCCCATTTCTAAGTTGTTGACATTGTGGATAATATCCAAAAACACAACCAAATGAACCACATGGTTTTTTTATATGACCAAGTTTACAAGTATATTCTGTTAATAGTTCATTATAATCTAATGCCCCTCCTCCCGTTTTAATATAGGCTTTTTTAGCCTTTGTTTTTATACTATTTGGAATATCTTCAGAATTAACAATATTTTTAAACAATTTTGTCGATACTTTTTTATTGTTTTCAATTAAATTTACAAATTTCTCTATCAAAATAACACCATCCATATTTATATTATACTTATTTTAATTTTTTAACAACCTTCTTAATCTTTATATCTTTCTTAATTACTTTTTTCTTTTCTATTGTAGAAACTTCTTTTGGAGGTTTATTTGCATTATATTCAATCATATCTAAAATCTCTTTATTATCATACCCTTCATCTTTGATTATTTTATAAGCAAATTTTTTAGTAATTGGAATATTTTTCCCATTATATTTAAGATATAACCCAAAAGGTCCCATGTTTAACATTACAGAATCCCCCTTGATTTTCATTAATTCTTTTGGTAAAGATATTAAAAATCTAATATCTTCTTCTCCTATATCTGTATAACCCTTTTTAATTAACTGTAAATAACCTTTTAATGGGATATATGTATATGTAGGTTCTTCTTTCCCCTTAGCATTAACTTTATTAGCAGATCCAGGTTTAATATATTGAATTACTGGGCCAAATTTCGCAATACGAATCATATATTTTTGACCATCAATATCTATTTCATTACTTTCAGTTTTTAGAGCCACTTTTTTCTCCTTGACACCCTCTTGTTTATCTAGATCTTCATGAAATTTAGACCAAAATAGACGTAAGACGTCTATCTTCTTTTTATCCCCATCGGCAATTTTATCTAGATCACCTTCCATATGTGCAGTAAAATTTTTATCAACTATATAATCAAAATTATCTTCTAGATATTTATCAATTTGAATACCAATATCAGTAGGTACTAGCTTCGTTTTTTCAGCTCCCAACATAGTTGTATCTTTCTCCTTTGTTATTTTACCAGAATTTGGTATAAATTTATAATGCTCAACATCTTTTTGAATACCCTCTACATTACCTTTGATAATATACTTTCTTTCAAATAATTTAGTCATAATTGTTGCAAAAGTACTAGGTCTTCCAATACCTTCATGTTCTAACGCTTTTACAATAGAGGACTCGTTATATCTTTGTGGGGGTGCACTCCAAATATTTTTGGAATACAAAGAGTCTGCAGATAGTGTATAATTACCCTTTTTAAGAGAATCAATATAATCTACAAAATTATAATTATCATTATTGACTCCATATACAATCTGAAAACCATTGAATTTCACTTTCTTATAAGTTGTTATAAAGGACATGTCTGCGAGATCCTTAATAAAACTTTTATCTACTATACGAATTTCAAGCTCATCATAAATACATGGCTTCATTAGGTATCCAATACTCCTTCTCCATATCATTTCATATAATTTAACTGCGTCTTTTTCATATTTATCACCAATATTTATAACAGATGGATCGGAGCACCGAATACATTCGTGAGCTGCTTGGGAACTTTTGGCATCAGCCTTTTTCTTTTTACTTCCGCCTTCTTCATAATAATTTTCTCCATAGGTTTCAATAATATATTTTCCTGCCAATTCTTTAAAATCCTCAGACATATTATAGGAATCTGTCCTCATATATGTAATTAAACCGCCTTCATATAAACTTTGAGCAAGAGCCATGGTTCTTTTCAGAGCAAAACCTTGTTTTGAATAAGCATCTTGTTGTAAAGATGATGTAATATATGGCATATCAGCATTCTGTTTAGATATTTTACTTTTAAAATCACTAATTACAAATTTATTTTGATTTTTTTTAAAGAAATTAATGACATCTTCGCTCTTTGAGAATTTATGTATTGTTTCACCCTTGTAAAGTTTAACATCTTCTAATTCCCTTTTATCTTTAGCAACGGTGAGTTTAAAATTACCACTAACATTCCAATAGGAATTCGATTTAAAATTATTTATTTCATTTTCTTTGTTAATAATCATATGTAAAGCAGCAGATTGTACTCTACCTGCCGACAAAGTAGATTGATTTCCTGTTGTAAACTTTTTCCATAAAAGAGGGGATAATTTGAAGCCTACTAAACGATCTAAAATTCGCCGAGTCTCTTGAGCAGCTACCTGATCTTCGTCAATTAATCCTGCATTTTTGATAGAATTTTCCAAAGCTTTTTGGGTAATTTCTGTGAAAACAATTCTTTTATATTTTTTAAGCTTTAAAGCATCTTTCAATGATTGTGAAATGGCTTCCCCTTCTAAGTCTCCATCTGATGCCAAATAAACATTATTTACTGATTTTGACTTTTTTATTAATTCATCAACAATTTTCTTTTTATCAGGAATTAGTTGGTATTCTGGTTTAAAACCATTATCAATATCTACACCTAATCCTGGTTTTTTGAGTTCATAAATATGTCCAAAACATGCAGCAACTATAAATTTCCCAAGGGGTTTTAGTTCCTTACTTGAATTTAAATATTTGGTTATAGTAGCCACTTTTCCCTTACTTTCACAGATAACAAGGTTAGTTGCCATTTTATTTTACTATTGATACACATATAATATTTATATCAAAATCAATTTTTTAAATAAGTTTTTAATTCCATATAGTCTTCAAAAATTATTTTGCATATTTATAAGTAAAAAATAAAAAAATTGATTTATATAACTATAGTTATATCTATATATCAAGTATCATTTATAAAGTTTTTTATCAAACAATATAACAATGGATCTCTGTATCGTCGCTGATTTCACTGGCTCAATGAAGCATTATCTGGATGCATTAAAGCCAAGTATGCTTGAATTTATTCATATTTTCAAGCTATGCAATGATATTGATCGTATAAGTGTTCTTGGTTATTCTGATTACTGTGAGAGAGATGTAATCAAGTGGAGTGGATGGAAGAGTAACGCAAAGGATCTTGTACCTTTTGTAAATGGTTTGCAAGCTAATGGAGGTGGAGATTCACCTGAAGCAGCCAAGACGGCTGCTTTCGAATTGACAAAGAAGGTTGAGAAGAAGACCCTGGTAATCTGGTATACAGATGCCCCACCTCATACAAATTTCACTGGCTCTTCTGGAGGAAATAAGGAGAAGGAACAAAGAGCACTTGGTGATAATTTTGATTGGGTTACTCTATGTACAATGCTTGCTTCTCTAAATAGTTCAGTTTGGTTTTTGCTTCCACATGATACCAGTCATAATAATCAGGCTATTTACTCATATATGAGTAATGTTACTGGGGGAAAGACTCTACTTCTTAGCGTCAATAGCAATATTATTGGTACTACCACTGTAGGATTAGTTCTTGCAGTTATGGGACATAAGTATGAATTTCATAATACTTCTGAGTGTTATATTACAAATCATAATGATCAAATTAATAATGAAAATGATATTAATAATAATTTAATCCAAAATAATAGGGATAGAATTCAGAGCAGGCCAGTAGAGATGCAGTTTTCAGGAGATGCTGGTAAGAATCTTATGAGGAAGTTTACATATGATTCAGAATACAAGGATATTGTATATAAGGTTTTCGAAGATATTTTGACCCCACAACTCATTAAGAGTCTAACTTATAATCCTTTGTTCGGAGCCCTATGGAGAGCTATTTGTAGGGATCGCAATGATGAGCGAAGAGATACACTAGTTAATAAGTTGAGTAATTTGATTTCCAGTCTCACAGGAACAGATAAGGTTGTTATGCAAGTATTTATCGAGGAAAGTTATAATCAATCTGGACAGATCGAGGAATTGATTGAGGCTTGTGGAGATAAGAAGTTTCCTGCTGTGATTCTTGAGAAGGATATTGGAGTTGGAAAGTTTACAAGCAAGGATATCCTTGAAATTACAAGGTCGTGTTCTCCATCATCTCTACGTCAACTTTGTGAGATTTTGACAGCTCTTAAGCTTGTTGATGATATTAATATCGAAAACCAAAAGTTTATTCCAATTGCATTGAACAATAATGAATTCTTTGCATGTCTTCCTCATCTTGTTGTTGATGGAGTTATGTTCTCGTTTAGAGCAAGTGTTGTTATGGCTATGCTAGTTATCTATACAGGCACTGAACTGTTAATGGATAAGGCTATGCAATTTGTAATTGATAGTCGTGGTAAGTGGTTGGTAAAGGATCAAGCCGAAAATTTCTCATATGAGTTTATCAAGTTTGTACTTAGGGTTGATAGTAAGATGATGAATAATGGAGGATGTTTAACTGAGGAGGAGAGAAATACATTTAAGAATCTTCATACAATCGGTGGATTGAAGATTAATGCAAATACTACACTAAATCTAAAGTTACCGTTTACAAGTTGCAAGACAACAAGACCTGATTATAAGTTCAAGTGTTCTAAGTGTAATGAGATGAGATCATTCACAATTCTGAATGAAAATAATGTTTGTGGACTATGTCTATGTGATCCAACAATCGAATATAAGAGTGTTAGTGATACACATTCATACTGGTGTGAATGCAGAACCTGTAAGGTTCATTACGCTGTAGAGGATGTTGGTAAGTTGAATGTTGAACCCAAGTGTCATTTCTGTCGTAATCAGATTGCTGCGCCATCAATCACATGTACAACCTGTCAAAATAACTTTGTATGTTGTATGGAATTTAATGATAGAAATAACTGGTCTTGTCCAATGTGTGTTGATTCAAAGCCTTCTGACCAGGAGATTGAAGTAAGTGTAAAGAATTATTTGAAGGGAGGAGATTCAATCTTTTCATCCAAGTCAGTCTGGTCTATCTATGAGGATATGAACTTTAAGCCAACGATTCCTAACATTGTATATCCAACAAAGTACAATGGTAAGCAAGTTTTAAATGTTAATGATCTTAAGAGTAATGTTGATAATTGGATTACTTTGGAGAAGGCTGAAATGGGAGTTTGTATGATTTGTTTCAATGAAATGAACAAGCACAAGCTATATGATGTTTGTGATTTGAAGAATTGTAATACAAAGGCTTGTCTTGATTGTCTCACACATTGGTACGGGGAGCCAAAGCCTGGACATATTCTACCTATTGGTAATCTTAAGTGTACATTTTGTCGCAAGCCCCCAACTTCTCGGATCCTAAAGAAGTATAATAAGGAACTCTGTACATTAAAGACATTTGATCATAAGACTGTTGATAATAATTGGCATTACGCGTGGTGTGTTAAGTGTTACAAGGGTAAGAAGTATGTAGAGAAGGAATGTGCTGAGGACGCTCCAGAAGTGTCTCACTTTGTATGTGAAGATTGTACAGAAGTTGGAAAGGATATTCTATGTAAGACATGTCCTCACTGCGGAGTTATGGTAGAGAAGTCAAGTGGTTGTGATCATATCACATGCTCTTGTGGTTCACATTGGTGTTTCGCATGTAATGAACTATCAACAAAGGATAAGATTTATGATCATATGTGGAATGTACATGGTAGTATTGGATTGGTTGATAATAATGATAACTATGATTACGATAATGAGAGTGATGATGAATGGTAAAAATTTCCAATAAATATTTTAACTAATACATATAATTCTATTAAAAATTGATTTTATATTTTTTTAATTTACTTAAAAATGCTGAAAGAATATATACAAACATGTAAAAATAATTATATACTTGATATTATTAAATTTTTAAATAATAATTGGTATAATACTAGTTTAAATCCTAGTATTACGTGGGAATTTATAAAAGAAAATATAAATCTTCCTTGGAATTGGAATTGTATTAGTTATAATCCTAATATTACTTGGGAAATTATAAAAAAAAATCCTGAAAAAAAATGGAATTGGAATTATATTAGTTGTAATCCTAATATTACTTGGGATATGATAAAAGATAATCCCGAACAAACATGGGATTATTATTCTATGAGTAAAAATCCTAATATTAATTGGGAAATTATTTTAAATAATCCAGATATACCATGGAATTGGTATTTAATTAGTTGTAATCCTAGTATTACTTGGGAAATTATTTTAAATAATCCAGATATACCATGGAATTGGTCTAATATTAGTAATAATAAAAATATTAATGTAGATATTATTGAAGAAAATTATAATCAACCATGGGATTTTTGTTTTATAAGTAAAAATCCAAATATTACATGGGAATTTATTAAAAAAAATATTAATAAATCGTGGGATTGGAATGCTATTAGTAGTCACCCAAATATAACTTGGGAAAATATTGTAAATAATCCAGATATACCATGGAATTGGTCTAATATTAGTAATAATAAAAATATAACTTGGGAAATTATTGTAAATAATTCAGATTATCCATGGAATTGGGATTGTATTAGTTATAATCCTAATATTACTTGGGAAATTATTAAAAAAAATCCTGATAAAATATGTAATTGGTATAATATTAGTTATAATCCTAATATTACTTGGCAAATTATTAAAGATAACCTAGATAAACCTTGGAATTATAATAATTTATCTAAGAATCCAAATCTATTTAAATTTCCATTACAAGAAAAAGTAAAATATATAAAAGAATATTGTGCTAAAAGAGTTATTTGGAAATATTGGTTTCAATCTATTACAAATCCTGAATATATGCTTTGTAGAAAAAGATTAAATATTGAATTTAAATCTATGAAAAATTAAATATGAGTGTATTTTCTTAATGATATATTAAATGGATTGTTCTTCTGTAATCACATTACCACAACAGTCATCTACCTGTTGGTTTAATGCAATTTTAATGGCTCTTTTCTACAGTGAAGGAATGAGAAAAATTTTATTAAAGAGGACTTTTAATAATACTCCAGTAAAAAAAATTATTCATGAAATTCTTCATAAATATTATATTAATAATGATGAATATTTAACATTTTATAATACATTTAGTCCCGAGTTTATATTAAAAGAATTATATAAAGAAAATCCAGAAGTATTTGATTTGGATATAGATAAAAATAAAGAAGGATATTTCGCTTGGAAATACATTCATAAAATGATAGAATATCTTGACATTAAAATTTATGTTTACATAGATGCAATTTTAAAGGATGTAAAAACTGATGAATATGGATTATATTTCAAACCATATGTATTTGAAGATATGGGTAAAAAATATGATGAAGGAGATAAATATGATGAAGAAGCTGAACATGCAGATATTAAAAAATATTTTAAAAAAAACCCAGAAGTGTTGCTTATAAATACACAAAGTTCAATTAATCCTGAAGAATATCCTGAATATTTCTTTAAACAAAATGTATTTCTAAATGAAGAAATAACTTATAATGGTCAAGAATATGTAGTAGATAGTATGATTTTAGATAATTTCAACAGCAGAGTATGTAAAATAGGGCATACTATATGTGGTATTACATGTCATAATAATAGATATATATATAATGGATGGACAAGTCTCACATTAGATAGGGGATTAACAGGATTAAGTTTAAAGAAAAAGCCATGTGGATTGATGAAACATGATTGGTTAGATAAAAGTCTAGAACAATTTTGTATTGATAGAGATAATTGTGACCTTAAATATCTCGAAACTAAAGTAGATAAAATCAAAGCACTTAAAGAACTTTGTTTCTCTTATAAAAAGGGCCCCCGAATATATATTTATATTCGCAAGGATTTAATTAATCAAAGAGAAGGTGGAAAAAATACTTATACAAATGGATCTGAAAAATATAAATACAATGGTAAATCTTATAAAATCCACATAGGCCCTCGTGGAGGAAAATATATTATATCAAATGGTGTTAAAATTAGAATTCCAAAATAAATATTTTATTTGAAAACATTAATAGAAAAATGAGTAACAAAGAAAGTAATCATCATACAACACGAATTAGAATGTGGAAACCCCGAAGAGAAATCACTATCAGTCAATCAGGAATACCTAAAATAATTCATCAAATTTGGATAGGTAAAAAAACACCAGCTATTTTGAGTAAGTATATGTCGACATTTAAAAAAATGGATGGCTATATATATAAATTATGGAAAAATGATGATGTAAGTGAGGCAAACTTCCCTAAAACTTGGAAATATATTCAAAAATTACTTCTTGCACCCAAAATTTTATATGCTATGATTGCAGATCTAATGAGATTAGAAATATTATATCATCATGGTGGTATATATGTAGATACTTCATTTGAAGCAGTTAAAAGTCTAGATATTATTCTTGACAAGTATGTAAATTCACCATTTATTATGAGTAACGAAGCAAGTTGTGGGTTATTATGTAGAGGGGGTGAACATAAAAAACTATATATTTCAAACTCTTTTATTATTAGTAAACCTAAATATAAAGTATTAAATAGACTTGTATCAGAAGAGTATTTATCTAATATTGATTTTAGACAGAAAGCTAATTATGCTACAGGTCCTTATTATGTAAGATCTGGAATTATTAAGAAAAATGATGTTAAAATGTTACCAACTTCTACAATTTATCCATATAATTATGAAGATGAAGAGAATGATAAATTATTTGATAATTGTTTTTCTACAAAAAGACAAAAAGAATTTAGAAAATACAAATATTTTAATCAAGATTATTTTATTAAATTTCCATGTAAAGCTTATCCAGATGCTGTTATGATAAAAAATTTTGAAATAGGTGGAACATGGAAAAAATAAACTAGAAATATTATTATTTTTTTAAACGGTTAAATGTTTAATTAATTCTAAAATTAAATAAGGTACAACAAACATCAAGACTAGTCCAAATATTATATAAATATATCTATTACTGATTTCTAATCTTCTATCATTTTCTACTTCTATTTCTTCATCCACATAAACAATAGTTGATCTACATAATGGACAATCTATATTATTTTTCTTTATTTCACATGATTTTATCGTATGACTTACTAGACATTGTGAACACAGTTTATGACCACATTTTAAAGTTGCTGAGTAATTAATATAATTATCATCAAAACATACAGGACATTCAATATCAAATTTCATTATTAATCTGTTTAAATCATATAAATATTCTGTTTATATAATAATTCAATTTTTTTTAAAACCTAAATTGTCTCCGACGACTGATTATATTATTCGAAGATGGTTTAGCTTTTAATGGTGGATGCGGAATTTTATAATTAATATGTGAAAGTTTATCTCTTTCATTTTTCTCTTTTGGATTTAATTTTAATTGTGAGTTTTTTGATAAAATGTTGACTTTAGGTATATTCATTTCCTTTTTCGACGTCCATAAATTTAATGATAAAGGAATATCTGATGGTGTGTCATTTTGAAACCAACGACGTCTTACATGTTTTTGATGTAGTATAGGAATATGTTGATTTGGAAGCTCATCTATATAGTCTGCTTTACAGACTAACTCTGGTTTAACTTGGAGTTTATATTCTTGTTTTTCCATCATCCATAATTCTTTACATTTGTTTATAAATGTTCCAAAACGTTTTGGATTAACAGGATGGTTTTCCAACCACATATTAGTTAATGCAATGACACATTCATCATGTATTTTAGTATGAGGAACTGAACTTGACCACCATACTTTTTGAATTCTCTCCAAATTTAAATACATGTTTTTTAAGTCATCTGCAATAAAATCTGACATATTTAAAATCGTTCCTTGACATCTCTTTAAATATTTTTAGTATCATAAAATAATTGTTTAATTACTAATTTTAAGCTCAAAAAATTTTTCTATAATAATTCTTGTACTTTACAGAGTTTGTTGTAAAAATAATCTAGGTAACTTTATTTCTTTTTGCTCATATCGTTTTAACAAATTTTTAATAGTAGATCCATTTTTATTTATCATTCTATTGGTTAGTGGATTTTTAATTAGATTTATGTTCCCACCTGATTTTGATAGTAATACAAAGTCAAATTCATGAGGCACAATATTTTTTTTAGAATGTTTGTTAATAATATCAAAATCAAAATAAATACCTCTAGTAGTTTGTTTACTAGTCCATTTTTGAAATATAAAATCAATATTTCCATCAATAACAGGTTTACCATTTCTATTTGATACATTAACAGGATGAGTATATTTTACAAATCCTTTTTCTGTTTTATCAAATGTTACAAAGTTACATTCGTATAATTGTGATTTTTTTAAAATGCTACATTCAAAAAATGAATCGGCTATAGTAATTTTTTTAATTTTTTTTACATTTTTAAAATACTTTGCAGTTATAGAACTAGACATTTCGTAATCCTCAGTTAAATCAGACAAATGCCAATTTCCTGTTTTCCTTTTTTCTGTACCTGGATAAAAATTACACATAAATGTAATGGGAGCATCTAATTTTTGTAGTATTTTTGTATTTATATGATCTAAAATCATTTGTGATATGTTTTTAAAAAGAATGATTATTTCTTTACTTGATTCAATTGAAACTATATTATTCTTTTTTTGCAACAATTGTGTTTGAAGGAAATTCTTAACATCTTTCAACGGGATATTATCAAGTATTTTTGTAGTAGATAATTGGTCTAATGTATCCATTTTTATATTGATAATATATATTATATTTTTTTGCGTTAAAAATTATATTATTAAAACCATATTATAATTTAATATAATGGTCAGAGTACTTTTAGCTGCGACACACCCAAATAGTTCTAATGGTTATAGTAAGATAGCCTATGAACTAGCTAAATATTTATCAACAAAAAGTGATATTGAATTGACATACTTCGGCTTTCAAAATTTTCAAAAGAATCCACAACATGAAAAAGCTCGTGAATTACCCTCCAATATACAGGTATATGATGCTTTTGCGAATGAAAAAAATAAACAGCTTGGGTTCGGATTTGATGAAATCGGAGAATTCGTAACCATGAATAAACCTGATTTAGTCATCATTTATAATGATATGGTTGTTGTTAGTAATATTATTGATAAACTAAACAAGATTGAAAATAAAAAATTCAAAATTGCAGTATATATGGATCAAGTTTATTTATGTCAAAAGAAAGAACATATTAAAATTTTAAATGATAATGCAGATTTTGTTATATGTTTTAGTAAATATTGGGAACAAATAGCCAAAGAACAAGGTATTACAAAACCAACTGGAGTATTAGAACACGGATACAGTCCAATGCTTCATTATCCAGTACCTAAAAAATTAGCGAGAATGTTTTTCAATCTTAAAATGGATGATTTTATTATTATCAATGCAAACAGAAATCAACCTAGAAAGAGACTGGATCTTATGATGATGGCATTTGCAGAAGTTGTTTCAAGACATACTGCAGAACCTATCAAATTATTAATTGCTACTGCACCAACTGGGGCATGGAATTTAATAGAGATTTATGAAAGAGAATTAAGGATTCGTGGATTAACCCTTGAAGAAGGTATGAAACATATTATATTTATCGATAATCCACAAGCATTAACAGATGAAGATATGAATACATTGTACAACACTTCAGATATTGGGATTAATACATGTAGTGGCGAAGGCTGGGGTATGTGCAATCAAGAACCGGCAGGAATGGGAATTCCCCAAATAGTACCTAATATCGGTGGCTTCAGGGATTTCCTTGATAAAGACTGTGCGATATTAATTGAACCAAAGATTAAATTATATACTGATATGACAATTGATGGATGTCCTGGATGTGCAGAAATTTGTGATGCTATGGATTTTGCTGATGCAATTGATCAATATTATGCTGATGAAGATATGAGAAAATTACATGGAGAAAATGCACGTAAGAAGATTATCAATAATTATAAATGGAATGATCTTGGAGAAAAATTATACACTTATATTACAACAATTTTAGGTGTGGAACCACAAGTAATTCATAAAAATAAAATTTCAATTGATGAAATTAATCTGTTATCTGAAAACTTAAAAACTAATATTAATATTGATACTATAGATGATACTGTTAAAGAATCTAATGAAAAAACTAAAGTTGAACAAACTAAAGTTGAACAAACTAAAGTCGAACCACCTATCAAGAAGAACGATATTAAATCTCGATTACAAGCTAAATTAGCTAAACGAAAAGCCGAGGCAAATTCTGTAAAAAAAACAAAAATCACAGTTGTCTCAGATAGTAGTGATGATGATTTAGATATGGATAAGGAGAAATTATTAAAGTTACAAAGTAAAATTAACAAATTACTCGCAAAATAATCAAAATTTAAAATATGATCCCCCTCCTCTAGATGGTTTTACAGGCACACCACTAGGTGGTTTTACAGGCACACCACTAGGTGATTTTACAGGCACACCACTAGGTGGTTTTACGGGCATACCATTAGGTGGTTTTATAGGCACACCACTAGGTGGTTTTACACTTGCATTTATAGGTGCACTTGTGCTTGGTTTAGTTGTAGTTCCTAAATATATAAAAAGTGCAATGGCTATTATTATTAATAATATTAACAATATAGTGGTTCCGCTTATTCCTATATCTCTAGATACCTTAATTTTTGTATTTACATAACCTTTTGAACTTCTGAAATGTTCAATATCTTCATTATACATAACCATTTAAATAAGTAAGATAAAAAAATTGAAACATATTTTATTATCAAAATAATGATAATATTAAATGACTACCCCAATTGTTCCTGATTTTATTTTAGAACTTTTTAAAAATGAAATTAAAAAGATTAATCTCGGTTTACTAGAAGAAATGTGTAAAACTTATAATATTGATATTGAGGAAGCAAAAACGAAGCTTAAAGACTCCTTAAATATTAATTTTGATTTAAACAAAAATGAAAAGATTAAAATTGTAAATAAGCAAAAAGAATTACCAAGTGAAGAAAGATGTATTGCACGACTTTTTAGGAAAAAAGATATGGAAGTATTTCAATGTAGTAGACGAAAGAAAGAATGTGATTTTTGTAAAAAGCATGAAAAAATGTATGATGAAGATAGACTAAAATATGGTACTATTAATGATGATATTCCAGAAGCATTATCTGAAAAGAAACTTATTAAAATTAAAAAGAAAACCATTATTTAATTCCAATACTATTTTATTTCTTTAGAGATTTCAAAGGTTTGAATTCTCCATTCATCTTTATATATTCACCTCCACGAGGCCCTTTATAAACACAACGTTCAACATTTCCCACCTTTACTTTTTTTGCAGTTTTTTTCATGTTTTTAGGGGTTTTCTTAACTGATTTCCCGCCCGATTTATCTACTGTAATTGTTGAAGTAAATTCTTTTCCTGTATTACCAATTTCTTTTATGGTATAACTATTATCCTCAACACTAATTATGTCTGCAACAGATTCTGTTACCCCATCTCCCCATTCAAACATTATATTATTCCCTTTAATTGTTATATTATTGCCTACCATAATTCCCGCCCAATTTTTTGTTGTTGATATTATTTTCATTTTTAATATTATAATATATTTTTATCTAATCACATCTTCATAACCAGTTAACTCTTTTCTTTTTGTCCAATTATTTAACATTTGATGACTCTTTGAACATTGCATTGTATCATTAAATACTTGATAATTTTTATATGTATTTTTAGGACAAGGTATTAACAAGAAATCCTTGATTTTATATTGTGACCACTCTGCAGGGCATGGTTTATTTGGTTCACAATTATAAGCACTTCCACCTCTTGCTGCTAAAAAAGGTGTACATGTAACTTCTTTTGTGGATCTAGAATTTTCATTAAAAAATTTAGATTCAATATCAATATCACGAATACACCATTTTTGTGTTCTAGACATTTGATCGACAAATAAGCCATCATTCTGTTTTTTATCCTTGTAATGAAGTAATGCAGAATTTGTACACAACATATAATCACTTTTTTCTAAATTAGCGAGAGCATTCAGGTCACACATTTACATTATAAATATAAAATAAATATATGAAAAAATTAATTTAATACGAAAATAATCCCTAGGAGTGACAATATTAAATATATATTATATTTAATTTTACCTGCTGAATTAGCAGTTACACAATCAATAACATCTAGTGAACAATTATAATTTTCTGATAAAGTTGAATTTAAAATGGTTACATTTGTAATATTGTTAACACTTGTAAGAATTGTATCAATAGAATAATTACCAGATGTAGATGTTACAAATTGTTGATCTGTAGAATTACAATTAGATAATTTACAATATTGAGTCTGTTGTATACTATTGGTATTATAATTTAATGAAATATATGGATTATAAAATGCAGGAAACCAGATAAAATAGAAAGGAATTGGATTTAACCCATAACTATAATATGTTGTTGGAGGATATGAACTTGATCTATAACTACTTTTACTAGATGATGAACGAGACGATGAACTACCTGATCTACTTCCTGAAGTACTACCAGACCGACCTCCAGACGAGGATACTGCACAATTTATAGTACTAAATGGTAATAATAATGTAATTATAATAATATTGATATTCATCATGTTGGTTATTAATGTTAATTTACTCTTAAATCAATTTTAAAATAAAAAACATGTCCACCATTTTTTCTTAGGTTTAACAATAATAGTTGACTTTTTAAGTGATTCAACAAGTTGGCAATCTCCTGGGGCAAATAAATAATCCTTTTCATCTTTATCATCGATATTATATTCAACCCCACCACTTGGTTTAATTTCTTCCTTTTTAACTTCTTTATTATCAAGTTTATTTTCCAAATATTTTTTAACATATTCAGAGATTGTGTCTATTTCATGAATTATTAACTCTTTATCTCCAAAAACAATACATTTTTTACCTTTGACTTTCATAGCTCTTTCCCTATCTGAAAAAATACATTTACATAATGGATGATTACATTCAAAATTAATTAAATAACCTGTACAATCTGTACAATATGATATATCTACATTATACCATTCAATATCACAATCTTTGCAAATATTTTTATAATAAATCCTATCAATCCTATCAAATGTATTATAAAGTCTATAATTATGATTATGACTTACTTTAGTATTCGTTGAATTACAAATAATACATGGATATGTTGTAGCTTTCATACCATTTGATGCTGAATATATTAAATCAATTTCATGTGATGATAAATTAGGATCCCATGTTAAAGGATATGATTTAAAATAATTATTAATTGGATACAATTCAGAACCCTCTGTAAATTGAGATGCAGCAAACATTATTACAATTATTTAGTAAAATCTTTAAATAATAGATTTGAAATATTTTTTAATTATTTCATCTGCATATATACGTTCTTTTTCAGTTAATATGAATTCATGATACTTACTTTCATCGCTATAATTTACAATAGATTTTTTGTCATTATCAACAAAAAGACTAGTATTTGTTCCATGAATTAATCTGACATACCATCTAGGATCATTATTAATAATATGTATTTTTTTATTTTGGATATCATAATCAAGATGTAACCTAATATCTTCTAATGAGTCTTTCGACAAATATTTAATGTTATCTATCTTCCTTGCTAATATAAAAGGCATTCCGTTATCAAATTTACTTCTATATGCAAATTTTGTATTGATATTATAATCGATCCTATTTTTAAAAAACACGACATCAGCTTCATTCTTTTCCATTTCTTTATATAGTAATTCAATAAACCTCGGATGACGATAATCATCATCATCAAATACACAAAAAAACGAATTATAAGGAACCATAGATATACTAAAATTTCGCATATCACCTAAAGTAAAATTTTTAGTCTTTTCAAACATTATCTCAATAACATCCTTATTATCATTTTTATTTGGAAATAATTCTCTTTTTCCGTGATTAATTACCAATAGTTTTTTGTTTTTATATGTTTGGAGTCTAAAATTTTCTAATGCAATTGGGATAAATTTGTACCTATCTTCATTTTTCCCCGTTATCAATATACAATATATAGTCGGTGATGTTGTAATTTCTGTATCATTCATTATAATTTAATTTTATTAATATATATTTTTTAATTATTATGACAAGAAAGCATAATTTATTTATATAATATAAAATGTTTGACCAACGATGGTTTTTAATAATTTTCATATTAATTTTTGTAATTTTACTAATTATTTGTATTATATATGTAGGTAAAAAAGTTACATATAATAAAAATAAGATTAAAAAATTTAAAAACGAAACAAAATCTTTTGTTATAAATCTTGATAAAAATACAGATCGGTTAAAACATTTTATGGATAGTTATCAAAAATCAGATATCAACGATATTCCTATAGAAAGATTCAATGCTATTAATGGAAAAGAAGTTGATCTTAAAAAATATGTAACAACAAGAGCATATGATCAAATAATATCTGCAGAAACAAATGGATATAGACTAAGACATTATGAATTAACAAGAGGTGCTGTTGGATGTTTCCTAAGTCATACTGCTTTATATAAAAAACTATTAGATGATCCTGATCACGAATACTATTTTATCTTCGAAGATGACTCTTATATTCCACCCAGTGTTATCAAACCTATGCAATTTTATATGGAAAATGCTCCATCTGATTGGGATATGATGTTATTCGGTGTTATAAGAGAAGTACTTGAACCAAAAGATAGTGCAACTTTTCAAAAAGAAAGTTGGGCTAAATATTATGATAAGGTTAAAATTTGGTGGGGATTATTTGGTTATGCTATTAATAAAAAGGGTGCAAAAAGATTTTTAGATGAATTAACCGAAGAAAAAAGAATTGATAAACAAATTGATTCAATGATGTCAATGATGGTAAAAGATAAACAATTAGTTGTTTATTCAACAGGTGTACATTTAGTTAAACATGATGCAAATGGATCATCTGATATTCAATTACCAATTAAAATACAATCAGATGTTAACCCATATAAATACGAAAATGTCGAATTATTCACAAATTATAATGAATATTAGCTTCATGGTTTAAAAATCCGATATTTATCATCTTAAATAAATCTTTTTTATTATTAAACATTCATGAGTTGGTCAATCATAATATTAACAATCATTTTATTAATATTTTTATTTATTGTTTTGATAATTATATATAAACGGCAAAAGGTAGAACATATACCTATAGGTGTTCATGTATTTCAATTTAATAGTAAATTTACAAATAAAGATAATTCTGATCAACCTTCTAGTCCTATATTAGAAATTATTGAAAGTAATAAATTTAATGTAACACAAAATTTTAAAGATGCAAATGTTATTCTGTTTTCAGATTATTCATATATAGATCAAAACATTGAAAGCCTTTCATTCAATAAAAATATTACATATTTTATACATGGATTAAATGGTTCAGATGAATTAGCTAGTAAATCTAATCTTGCAAGACATATTCGAAAAGCTGGAAAAGAATATATGATTCCCAAAACATTTATTTTAGAAGATTCAGAAGATATTGAAGAACTTAAAAGTTATCATAAAGAAGGTAATTTATATTTTGTTAAAAAAAATATCCAAAGACAAGAAGGTAATTTGATTACCAAAGATATCGATTTTATTTATAATGAAGCCGATAAAGAATCTTATGTCGTTTGTCAAGAATTACTACAAAATCCCTTCATCGTTAACGGCCGTAAAATTAACTTGCGAATATATCTTTTAATAGTAACTTATGAAGATAAAATCAGTTTCTATATTTATAGAAATGGTTTCATGTATTATACCCCTGGAATGTTCGAAAAAGGTAGTATCGAAAGAGATGTTAATATTACTTCAGGGTATATTGACAGATCTGTGTACGAAGAAAATCCCTTGACTATTCAAGATTTTTATGAATTTTTAGGAAAAGAAGATGCTTATAAATTAGAATATAATTTGGTTAAAACTTTCAGAGACTTAAAAGAAGTTTACTCGGATATTTTACTTAAGAAAAATAAGGCATTGCCCGGTTACAAATTTACAATATTAGGGTGCGATATTGCACCTAATGAAAATCTCGAAACCCAAATAATTGAAATAAACAAAGGACCTGATCTTGGTAGTGACGGTAAAGGTTCTAGAGATAAGGAAGTTAAGCAAACAATGATGTATGATTGTTTTAAAATGATGGGATTATCAAAAACTGGAAATCCTTACAACTTTATAAAGATTTAAAACGGGAGTGTTTTAATACTTAAAGAAAATAAAAATTATTTATAATAATGGATAAACAAGATAATATGTTATGTGATATTGAATTAGGTCTTGATAAAGTCATTGAAACTGGTAAAAAAATCAAACAACATTAGAAACAGACAGACAATTATTATTAGAATTAAATAAAGATATTGATAATACACATAACAAAGTCAATACCACAAGAATGAGAATTAAAGGTATTTTTAAGAAGAATAGTAATTATATTATTGTTGTTGGAATACTTATTATTGTATTAGCAGTTTTGGTCTATTTTTTATTTAATACTTAAAGATTTAATGTATTCTATTTTATTTGCATTCCAACCAGCAGATCCTGTTACTTCTTCTTGATTTGTAGCACATCTAGATCTATCGGCTGTATTAAATTCATAACAAATAAAACATAGATTGTCTTTAGTATAACCCTTTTTTACATCTATTCTCTCGGGTGAAGTAGTCCAATGTTTTTCCAAATAAGAACCGAATATCATTGGTATTCCTGAATATTCACAAAGTCCACCCTGTTTATCAAATATTGCAAATAAATCTTCAAGAGTAATCTCTGGTGGATCAAAACCTCGCCTTATACTAGATGTTTTCATTTGACTTAAAATTGATATCATTTGACTTCTAGGAGAATCTCTGCAAATTTTATCATTATTTGTAATACATTCAATACATACTTTCGATGATTGAAGGGAAAATTTATCTATTGTTTTGAAAATTTCACAATTATTACATTTGCATTTTTCTACACCATCCTCAATAATTTTTATAGGTTTTTTCCTATTTTTATAATCTTTTTGTGTATTCCAAACAGTGTTTTGTTTAGGATGCTTAATATTAATCAAACGAATAAATTCTGCATATTTTGTAATAGACCACTGTGAGCTGTGTTGAAACTCCATTGATATTAGGGCAATATTATCAATAATATATCCTTTACTTGGGTCAAGTCTTTCTAATGAACATTGCCAATCTGAAAATGTTTTAAGTGATAATAATACTTTTGAATAATAACATAATCCATTTTGTTTTTCATATAGACTTTCTAGATCTTCCAGAGTTATAGATATTTCACCAGCTTCAATTCGGCCTCTTTTTGTGCGCATTTTTGCATGTGTTTTTGCACAACTAAGTAATTTACGTAAGAAGTTTTTATTTGTTTTATTTATACATTGACGACCGTATAAATTTCTACAAGGATTGCATACATTATTTCCTATTTCAAAATCTTTACAATATTTTAATATTTCACATTTAATACATTTTTTCTCTTCATTTAGATCATATTTTTGTAATAATTCTTGTTTTCGATTTTTAGCATATTCACGTAAACATGGTTTACATGTATTTTCTCCAAGACCAAAATCATCAATATTTACCATGTTTTTACATTTGATACATTGTTTTTCTGTAATTTTATCATTAATATATTGTTCGGCTCTTTCTATTTTCCGATCTCTATTTTTTTTATTATTACAAGGATTGCATATATTTTTCCCAATATCATATTCATTTATATTTTTCAAAATCCCACATTTTGAGCATTCCTTTTGCTCATCAGGATTTTCTATACGTTTTTGTATTAATTCCTGTCTTCTCTTTCTAGAATATTCATTTACACATTCTTTACATATATTTTTATCAAATTTTACCATTTCATCTTCGGGTTTCTCCAGTTGACAAACGCGACAAGTATAAGACATACAAGTTATTTGATACAATAATTTAAACAATAATTTTTTCAAATTTTTAAATAATAGACGTTTTTAATATTTAAATATTAATATAATATAAAAATGATTTTAAGTCTAAATAGCGAAGCTGATATTAATCCTCAAAATCTTAAAAAACTAGAAAACCTAACAAGCCAAAAAAACACCGTATTATTAAATATGGCCAATTGGTGTTCACATTGTCAATCGTTAAAACCCCAATGGGAACAATTTAAAACATCAATGGGGTCTAAAGTAAATTTTGTAGAAATCGAAAGTACTGCCCTTGGGAAATTAAAGGACCATAAAAAGGTATATAATACAGTAACCCCTAAAGATGGTGCTGTATATTTCCCAATGATTATCATGTATTTTAAAAAAGGAACTAAATGTGAGAAAAAGCTTTATGAAGGAAATCGTGATGCTGAATCTTTAAAGAAATTCGTAGATAGTAAAACCAAAGAATCCAAAAAACTAACGAAAGTAGTTGTTAAGAAAGCCCCTAAAAAAATTCCTTCAGTTATTCCTGAAAAACCCTTAAATCCTAAACCTCTGAATCGTCAAGCATCACATTCAAGTCCTAGTTTATCATTATTTGAAATAAATAAAGAATTAGAAAATATATTATATCAATTAAATTCTGGAAACGTTAATTATTTAAAAACAAAATGATTTATAAAAAATAAATGAGTGATCAAAATCTTCTTAAAAAACAATTATTAAATACGTACTTAAGTCAACAACAAAGTAATCAAAATCAACCACATGCTGCACCTAGTGTTATTTCAGAAAATAATGAAAATGCTCTAGTTTTATATAATGATATAGTTCCAGAGAATCTTAGTCTTGACGAATTCAAGGTATATGTTAAGAAATGGTTCGAATATGACAATTTCATTAAGAAAGCTAAAGAGCTTATTAAAGAAAAGAGACAGGCGCGTGACAAATTATCAACGGTAATATCTAAATTTATGTGCAAATATGAACTAGAGGATATTAATACAAAAGATGGAAGAATTCGTTGCAAGACAACAACGGTAAAGGCCCCGGTAAGTCAAAAAGTAGTAAAGGAGAAAATATCAGATTATTTCAAAGGAAATGAAAATCAGAAAAATGATATTCTACATAAAATTTATGATGATCGTGAACAAGTAGAAAAAGTAAGTCTTAGAAGACTTAAAATAACTTAAAATATAATATAGATTTAAATATTATTTTTACCATTCATATTGAATACCATCATCAGTTTTAAAATATATTGGTTCATTTTTATTATTTGTGATATCAATCTCAAAATCTATACATTGTAAATTTAAAAAGGGATGATTTATAGCTTCTTCACATGAATATCTTTTTGTTTTGTCAAATTCTAGACAATGTTTAATAAAATCTAAAAATAAATCATCAATAATTAAAGGATTTTTAAACTTTTTAATATTAATCATATCTTTTATATCTTTAAAAGTGGCATTAATATAATTATGTATAAAAGGGTGACAATTAAAAAATAACATATATGCTAATATACCAATAGCCCATACATCAACATTATTACCATATTCAATATAATCATCATAAATTTCTGGTGCCATAAACACAGGTGTGCCTCTTCTCGCTAATAAACCTTTGTATTGAGAAGTATTCCTCTGACTATGTCCAAAATCACATAATTTTAAATTATTATCATCAGATAATAAAATATTAGCTGGTTTTATATCAGAATGTGCAATGTCGTTTTTATGACAATATAGTATCCCACTTAAAATAGATTTTATAATATACTTTACTTCTAATAAATCAAATTTCTTATTTGATTGGATATTGACCAACGTACCTTTTTGACAATATTCACTCACAAAATATACATTTTCTACATCCCAAAAATACTCTTTTAAATAAAGTATATTTTTATGTTTTTCATGTGATAATTTAGTCCATACATCTATTTCTCTATTAATCATATTTGTATTTTTAGTTTCTATGATATCATGTCTTTTTAAAGGTAAACTTTTAATTGCGACGATTTCATTCGTTCTTATATCAACAGCTTTCCTTACAGTGCCATAACTTCCCGAATTAATCACATTACCAATAACAAAATTAGTTATACACATCTCATAATGATAAATTAAATTAATATAATTATTTAGTCTTAAGTATCTATTGTTAGTTTCTCACTCAATAAATTAATTATATCCGACATAACTTTCTTTTTATTATTACGTTTCTGTCTTTTTACATTCTTTTTAATAAGCCAGTAACGTCTCTTTTTATGAAGTCTCCTAATTTTATTAAGACTTTTAATTCGTTTCATTTCATAACCATACTCACCCTTATCACTTTGATACCCATCTTTTTTATCTTCATCCATATTTGTTGACGACTCATTATCATTATAAGGTTTTGTATTAATATTCATATAAGAAAGATGGTAAAATAATTTATTTCTTGATGAAAAACATGTATTACAATACATGCAAACTCTTTTACTTAAATTTAAATGGGTAACATTATTATCATGTAATTTATCATCAAACATGGGTGAAAATAAATCGACATCATCTGTATCATATTTATAATACTTATTATTATGCCAATTAAATTTATATAAAAACATATTAATTAGGACTTAATCCCTGTAATATATTTATCGTTATTTGTATCTGACTTAATAATTTTAAATAAATTTAAATCAATTTTTCCAACGTAATTATGTGGAGGTAAACAATCGTATATATTTAAAGTTTCTTCATCATATAGAAATTCTCCCTCTTCTAATACAATAAAATTAACAACGACTTTAGGCATTTAAAATAATTTCATCTTGATAATAATAAAACGTATTATCAAATTTTTGATAATTTTCATAAATTAGTTTAAATTTTTATTTAAGAAAAAAATGATATCAAGTCTTAATATATAAAAAAATTATATGACTGTATTAAAATGGTCCAAAATTTAAAATCGATGGTTATACCATTGAAAAAAAATCCCTTCGCAAAAACAAACAAATGTTTCAGTATATTCAAGTCATATGTTGAATTTAAATATTTAAAAAATGTAGAGAAATTGTCAGATGTTGAAATTGGACGGTGGGTAAAAAATAAATTAATATCAATGGGTCCTACATTTGTAAAAATTGGTCAATTTATGTCAACAAGAACTGATGTTTTTGGTGAAGATATAACAAATCAATTAAAAGAATTACAGGATAATGTTTCACCTTTATCATATGAAGTACTTGAGGATTATATTAACCCTATTTTAATTAATATTGATTCAATAGAAAAAATTCCTATAGCATCAGCATCTATTGGTCAAGTACATATTGGCAAACTTAAAAATGGTGAAAAAATCGTTCTAAAAGTTAAAAGACCTTTTATTGAAGAACAGATTAATGAAGATTTTGAATTATTATTATTTGTTGTAAAAATGTTGAAATATGTATCCGATGATAGACAGATAAATGAATTTGAAATATTATTTAATGAATATTATAAACTTTTAAAAGAAGAAATAGATTTTATAAGAGAAGCAGACACAATACAAAAATTCAAAGATTTTTTCAAAGAAAAGAAATGGCTCAGTGTACCTAAAGTATATACTGAATATAGTAATGAAAATGTTATAGTAATGGAATATGTTCCTTCTATAAAAATAAACGATATCGAAAAAATAGATAAAATGAAATTTAATAGAGAAAGGATTGCTGAGAAATTAGTCGAATTATTGATTAATCAAATTATTGACAATGGTTTGGTACATATTGATCCGCATCCAGGTAATGTAGGTATTACCGAAAATGGTAAAATTGTATTTTATGATTTTGGAATGGTATTAAATATTGATTTTAAGATCAAAGAAAAATTTACATCATTTCTTATAGCAATATATGACAAAGATATTAATGAAATATGTAATATTGCAATAGAAATAGGTTTAATTACAGTAAAATCAGAAGATATTCCATATTTTAAAACCTTTTTAATATCATTTTTAGATTATGTTGAAAAAGCTGATATTGAAGAATTTAAAATTTCATATATTAATAAAATATCCAAAAGTAAAAAAGCACCATTTTTAATCTCATCAAAATTTGTATTATTATTAAGAGGTATATCAATCCTTGAAGGTGTATGTAAAACATTAGATCCTAATTTTACTTTCAAGAAACCATTAGGACCTTATATAGATCAATTTATTGTTGATATTAATTATTTTGAAAAAAGAGCAATAAGTGATCTTAAACTATTTACGAAAGTACCTGATAGAGTTCAAAATAGTCAAATCAAAATCGAAGTCATGGAAAAAAATATTAGAGATATGGAAAAATCTGCTAAAAAAGAGCGTAAACAAAAAAATTACCAGATTATTGGGATTTTATTTACAATTGTTATGCAATATGAATTTGAACAAGGAATTATTGCAGCTTTACTTTCTGTAATATCTTATTTAATATTAATAAATGGCTAAATATACACTTAATGATGCTGATATACAATATTTAGATTCAAATGATCAAAATAACTATAATTTCGAGCTGCTTAAATTTGATGTTGATAAATCTCAAGAAGCTTATCTAGCTAAAAGTAGTGTTAAATTTATAACAAATCCTAGTTTAATTGGAGAAATGTTTAAAAGCCCTACTCATTTTACCATGGGAATCTTTTCCTTGGTTGTATTTATATTAACTGTAATATTAATTATTTATTTTATTGTGTATATTATATTAAAAATATTGGGGGGATCCGAAAATGATGTAAAATTAGAAATTATGAAAAAGGTGTTTTATTATATGTTGACTTGTATGATTATTTTAATTATATTGTATTGGTTATTGAATAGAGTTATGTTGCAGACTACTGAAACAGGGTTTAATGTAAAAGTATAGTTGGGTTGTATATTATTTGCATTGTATATTATTTTTAGAAATTCATCCAAGAAAAATATTGCATGAGTCAAAACAATTTCATGAGTCTTTGACTCAAGTCAAAACAATTTCATGAGTCTTTGACTCAAGTCAAAACAATTTCATGAGTCTTTGACTCAAGTCAAAACAATTTCATGAGTCTTTGACTCAAGTCAAAACAATT